CTCTATCTTCATCGACTCTTCTGCGAAAACACGCTGCATGGCGCTTGGATCGCCAGGTATCGCGCCAGAGTAACCAACCAGGGATGCTAATGCCTCTATGCATGCAGCGTAACCTTCTGCGAGAATTTCTTTTGGTATATCCGGATCATCATCGGAGCCTCTAAATTGAGGCCAAACATTTGGCAGGTCACCAGCTGTTTGCCCAACCCTGTATTGTGTTCCGGACCCGCGTGTTTTATCGTATATATGCTTTTGAATCAATACCTCATCACCCTTCATACCCTGTAATTGAGTGTCGTTATTGCCAATCCACACTGGCGGCGCAGAACAAATAACCAGAAGTACTGCTGCTGAATTATATGTATATTCATTTCTATACAACTTTGCGTGAGCTATTTTTGCAGCATACTCCTCCCACCATAAATTTTTACTAGCAGGCCGGTCCCTGTAGTGATCTGGGTTTCTAGAGAGTCTCGCTCTAGTTCCGTCATCTTGCTTTTTCATATTTCTTCTTATACTTTGCAAGGCAGGGGACCACTTTAGATCTTTTACGCCAAGATAATTATCAACCATAGCCATTGGCTGTGGATATGAATTATGTGCATTTAACTCTTCATCAAAAAGCAAGTCAACGCTTCTTATCTTTACCCTGCTTCCAGATTCAGCACCCTCTGTTACATTTTTTATTCTTATTTCTAAATCTTTCGCAAGGCTCTTTACGTTATCAAGATTCTCTTTTGCTACAGAGTTGTTTGATATAGCTTCTTTTATCAAAGAAAGCCTATTTCCCGCCTTATATATATAGCTTTTGGCTTGCCTAAACTTAGCGATATCATCGCATATCTCCCTAACCTTGCCCCTTGATACGGAGGATGCTTCCCGCGCCTGGCCAGAAAGTATTTTTTTAATATATTCATTTATATCATCCCCAGAACTTTCAGTAATTCGTATGTCCTTTACCTGCTTTGTCGTTAACCTTGGGATTATAATTCTTCCAGAATCATCATCAACCTCTATATGTGCCTCAAGATATTGTAAAGATGCTTGTGCATTATTAACTTTTGATTCAGTATTTGGCCCGGGGCCTTCGAATATTTTTTCATAATTTAAAAGACTATCAAATAACCTTCTCATTCTTTCATTTTCATCGTTAGGATCAGTTTTCTTTAAATAACCTCTTATTCTTTCTGTTTGAACATTATGATATTTATACAATGCATCTGGTGAATCCTCGTATTTGTTTAGCACACGAAGTATCTTTTCAGCTTCTATTTTTTGAGCATCATATAAAGATATGCTTTTGCCATCCAAACTACCCTTTGTGCTCTTCATCTTCGCCATAGTTCTTTTTGCGTCAGCTCGGATCATCTTGTTCCTATCTCTTGATAACTGCTCGAGAGTCCACCTTGATTGTGGGTTGATAGCGCGAACAGACTCGTCAAATGGTATCTTTCCATACCCAGATTTTCCAGAAAAATCTAAATTTCTAGCAGCCCATCTTTTAAGCGTCTGGGGTGGTGTCCCACTCGACTTCATATTTCTATAGTCAGATAAATATTTTATATAACTTGATCTTCCGGACATACCAACAGAGCTTTTGACCTTCTCATTCGAATCCGAATCCGAATCCGAATCTGACCTTGATATATCGCTAACAGCCCTTTGCTGAGTATCTTTAATCGTATCTCTTAACTTGCCAATTAAATCAGATCTTTCTTTTCTAACCAAGACGTTATTAAGATCTCTCATCGAGAAGGTTGTCCTTCTTAGTGCCTCACCAATTAACGCCTTTTGATTTTCCGTAGCCCCCTCTTTCTTCTCTCCCATATACCAAAGCATTAAGTTTTCATATATGTTTATTAATTTAGATAATTTCTTTTCATCATTTTTTGGCAATGATGCCTCAAAATCCTTAGGGGTTTGACTTATATTTCCATCCGCATCTGTAGTTACTTTATAGAATAATCGCAATATATCACCATGGCTCATAAGGCGACCCTGAGAGTCAAGCTCTTCTTTTAATGACATATCCCCAAAAATATCATCAGAAGCCTTAACGAAAAGGCTGTTTAGAGATAAACCCTGATATACATGCCCTATTTTTAATAAGGAGTTTGCAAATTTGTCTATATCATTAAGTATATCTATATTTAAATTATCCATATCAGATGTGTCCATTTTATAATCAATATTAAGCAATATATTACCATATATTACTAGAACAATTTAATCTTATCAAACTGCCATAGATCAGAGAGAAAATCTCTTATCGTCTTAATATCTGAGTCTAAATATTTTCCATTTGGAGCTAATATTATTTTATCGTTACCAATGGGTGGAGGTTTTGCTGCATTATTCATCCAGTCGTCCTCGTTGTTATTTACCGGAACATACCCAACCGGAACTAGGTCGTGGCCGGCAGCCACCTCGCCAAATTCACCATCTATAACTCCACAGCTTGAGCTTGGAACAATGATGATGTCCCAGCCCATATCATCAGATGGATTTATTAAACCTGGAAACTCACCGTAATGAAACGGCAACTTCTTCTTATCATCTCCAAAAGATTTAAATGTACCAATAGGGTTGTCTAAAAATATAAACTCTCCCGGATTATCTTCTAAGTATGAGAATAATTCTTTTTTTGATTCAACCTCTATCTCCTCAATAGGGTAGTCAAAAGAAGCTATCTTTAATATTTTCTTTATATATTCCGACTCCTTATTAAGGCCAATATTATTTAAATAACTCAATAAAAAATTTAATTTATTATCTACTGATTTCATTTTGACAAATTACCATTGAAGTTCAAAAATATATAGTATAGTATATTATATATAAATAATAGCAATAAAAATATAATTTTGATATTAATTATTCAACAATATATCGTACACTATTATTATACCAATGTGAAATCTTAATCAATGTTTAAAACCAATAAAATTTTTAACTATGAACAACATGAATTTTCGTTTAAAGAATTCAAAGAAGACCTTATATCATTACAAGAGAATGGATATAATGTATTCATAGGCGCTGATTCTCAAATTATAAAAAATAAGGTTAGTGTTGTAACTTGCGTATGCCTATACAAAGAAGGCAGAGGCGGGCGGATATTTTATACAAAAGAGCGAGTTCCTAAATCAAAATTTCCAACCACAAGGGTTAGGCTTTTATATGAGGCATATAAAAGCATAGAGGTTGCGATGGAAATAGAAGAGTTTGTTCATGGGGGGCTGACAATTCACCTCGACATTGGAAGCGATATACTAAAGAGCATGAGCGCAAGGTATAAAAAAGAAGCTGAGTCTATTGTTCTTTCTATGGGCTATGATTGCGCAATAAAGCCAGATAGCTGGGCAAGCAGTGTTGCTGATAGATTTACTAAGACTTAAACCCTGGGTAGTCATTTGCATCATACCCAAAGAGCTCACAATCCTCTTTGAAAAGATTATATACAACCTCAACGACGCGTTCGTCCTTGAAGTTTGATAGGTATGAGCTTTTACTGTGTTCTCTTTTATTATCATGCGGAAGAACACTCGGAACTCCGTGTCCAACCCTGTCAGAGACAAAGGCCCAGTCTTCACTTAAGCTTTCTAATTTTCCCACAAAGTCAACCGCGACTTTATCCTTGTAAAGAACCCAGCTTCTTTGGCTCGCCCCAAGGCAATTGCACTGCCTGGCGCCCCCTATGGCCGAACATCTCGCATGGCCACATGAGACAACGCTACTATTGCCGTTGTGAATGAATGAATTATGTATTTTATGATTTATATATGGATTATACTTTGAATAGTCACCATCTCTCGACTCCGCTACTCGGCCTAATCCAAAAATCCACTCCTCAATAGATATGCCTCTTGAGGCTTTATAATTTCCATCTTTAAAATAAATATTATTTGAAACAAACCAGTCAAAAGGATTTCTTACGAATGAAAATTTAAAATATGTATCAAACTTATCACGGTCCAACTCTGTCTGTATTTCTGCAATAGTGCTATGGATCCTATTGCTGCCATGAGCCCTGTAGCCCACGACCCCTTCTTCGCCCCCAAGCGCCGTTGACATCGATGTGCTTGCAGTCTTTGGTATTCTAATTTGGATAACCTCTTTATCATTATATATCGGCATAATTAGTCCTAAAACCAGTCATCCTCACCATGATCACCATGAGTGCGGCCCCTATTACATTTGCCATCCATATAGCGTACTATATCACATCCTAAGGTTTTAAATAAAAATGGAAATACAGAATGTATAAAAAATATAAAACAAATAAAAATGGATAAAATAGACATTCTTATTGCTTGAAACATATGAGCAATATAAGATTCACCAACACTGCTTGGGTGGTCTACAAATGCCTTTACTATTAATTTAAAAATATTTTTCACATAAATACCTATATTATATACTTTTTAATATATTCTTGCATTTTGGGAATCCAGAGCATCCGTAAAATTTTCCAAATTTTCCATGCCTCTCTATCAAAACCCCTTTGCTACACTTTTGACACTTTACACCTGTAGTTTTTGATGGTTTTTTCTTTTGTATATTTCCATCCTTATCTACGCTTGCAGTATATTTGCATACAGGATAAGATTTGCATCCTACAAACTTGCCAGACTTTCCGCTCCTAAATATAAGCAGCCCGCCGCACGAAGGGCACGCTTCACCGGTTTCGACCGGCGTCTCCATAGTTTTTTCATCACCATTTAAATTTGTTGTAGAGGCACATTTTGGCCATGAAGAGCACCCTAGGAAAACATCTCCTGACTTCGATATTCTTTTAACCATATAGCTTGAACACTTAGGACAGTCAACCTCTGATTTAAATGTGTCCATGCTTTTATTCTGCTTTGCTTTATCGACTTCAAGCTCAAGACTCCTATAAAAACAAGATAATATATCCTCATATTTCTTTTGACCAGAGGCTATGCCGTCTAAATTTGCCTCCATATCAGAAGTAAACTCCGGGCTAACAAGGCTGCAAAAATGTCTGCACAAATAATCAGAAACCATTATTCCAACTTCGGTTGCCTCAAAAGACTTCTTGTCTTTCCTTACTACATATTTTCTTCTAATAAGAGTGTCAATAATTGAGGCATATGTACTTGGTCTACCAACCCCATCTTTTTCAAGCCTCTTTATCAATCCCGCGTCTGTATACCTTGGTGGTGGTTGGGTAAAATGCTGCTTGGCATTTAATTCCGACCAAGATATGGCCTTCCCAACTGATAATGATGGAATAACAACATCATCTTTGTCGTATCCATATACTTTTAAAAATCCATCAAACTTTAAAACAGATCCGTTTACTTTAAAATTATAGATTTCTTTTTTGTACGCATAATCTAATTTTATGTTTGCCTGATCAAATTTTGCACTAGACATTTGCGATGCCATAAATCTATTTGATATAATATTAAGAAGTCCGAGCTGGTCTTTTGTCATGCCGGGAGGGTCCTGCTCATACGTCGGCCTAATGGCCTCATGCGCTGATTGGGCCCCGCTCTTATCTTTATATAATATTGTAGATTTAGACAAATACTTTGATCCGTAAAGAGATTTTATGTTCGCCCTCAAGCCTTTTAATTTGCTTGAATCTGTAGATACACTATCCGTTCTGTGATAAGTTATTAATCCATATGAAAATAATGATTGTGCAACATTCATAATCTTTTTTGAATTCCAACCAAGCCTATTGGACGCTGATTGTTGCAACGTTGCGGTAGTGAATGGAGGGTGTGGCTTTCTAATGCGTTGCTTTTTTGAATAATCTGAAACTATTAAGTCGTTTCTATCCTTATTCATATTGTTTACAACATGGTCTGCCTCACTTTTATTTTTTGGGACAAACTTTTTGCTATTCTTTCCAAAAAACTCTGCTTCAAAGTTGGAATCAGTAGAGACAAAAATTCTCCAAAACTCTTCGCTATTAAAAGCTCGAATCTCTTTTTCTTTATTCACAATATAGTTCAAAGCTACGCTCTGAACCCTTCCCGCACTAGTATTCTTAAGCCCCTTTATCCACATTACAGGGGAAACTCTAAAGCCAACAAGCCTGTCGGTGATTCTCCTTGCCTTTTGCGCAAGGTATAAGTCTTGATTTAAAATAGTAGGATTTTTAATTGCCTTTCCAACGGCCTCTTTGGTTATTGCATTAAAAAGCACCCTATGTATAGACTTCCCGCGCTTCGGAAGTTGGCTATATATATGATGAGCTATAGCTTCACCCTCTCTATCTGGGTCTGTTGCTATATATATAACATCATGATTTTGTGCTTCTTTTTTTATAGAAGAAACAACATCTTTTTTATCAGAATTTATTTTATAGTCTGGTGTAAAATCATCAATATTAATACCAAGATTTTTCTTAGATAGGTCCATTATATGGCCAACAGTTGCCATAATTTTATACTTAGGACCAAGAATTTGGCTTAACTTCGAAATTTTATTAGGGGATTCTATTAGCACAAGCGCCATCTGCCCTCCTCAAAACTTTGGTTTCTAATATCATACTGCACATTTATTTCAAAGACTATAAAATTTAATAACTAAATAATAAACTACCTAACCCAACTGGGGGCGCCGCCTTTATTATACCATACTGGCTCCTTAGGTATAACTCCAGACTTCTTCTTCCAGCCTGGACCCTTTTTAAAGTAACCTCTTTGAAATGATATTATGTCAACAGAGCCGGTTTTAATCGAACTTACAAATACATCATAATAATCGCCAGAAGCACTAACCATAAAGCGTATTTCGCCAGTACTCCCATCATCAAGCGGAAAGTGTCCATCCTCAGGCACGCCCTCGTTACTGCTCGCAAACTCTGTTTCAATTATTTGAGATGCATAATAATTTGGAAGGCCGCGCCTTATGCCATCTATGACCTGGCCCGTCTCTTGGTCATACCACCTGGCCGGCTCGTCTGGTTTCATCTTTCTGTATGCGTCCCTAACTCTTGCGGTTGTTCTTATTGGAAGCTTATTTCTGATATCAACTATCCCGGTTGACTCATACGCCGCCCCGGCTACTTTTGTAATCATAATTGTTCAGAGCCCCCAGGGCCTATGCTCAATGTCTCTAAAACATCATCTATTGTGACCTCGAACCCATCTTTCTGCACCATAACCAAATTAGGATTCTCTCTATGCATATTCCTCATTTGTTCGTAAATTTGTTCTAACTCATAATCATGTTCATCACTGTCGTCATTGTCTATACTGTCAATATCATCAGAAGCAGTATCTACAGCCTTAATAAAATCACTGCGCTCTTCTTTTGGAATATTTTGATATATATCTGAAAGATTAGGCGTATTACTTCCAAACTTTTTAATAAAATAATTTATTAAAGATGCATCACTTGGAAGGCCATTTCGTTTAAAAAAATTTGAAACCTTCGCTAACTTATCGTCATTATTACCAGACATTGATACCTCCGCTGTAAAAGGAAAAAATGCAGGAAGTAAGGCTATAGATTGGGCCGATTGATTTAATTTTTTACCCGTCTATGCTTTACTCCTGCATGTTAAATCACAACAATTAATAGCTAGGTCAATATAGGTATGTCATCCACGTCGGCGTCCGTACTTCCAAACCCGCCATTCTCTCTTTCCGAAGAATCTAAATCACTTATGACTTCAAACTTGCAATCAAACCTCTTTTTTAGTATGGCTTGGAATAAACATGGCTTTTTTTGAAGCACTAAATTTGCAACACCAAGTAGTGTGTCAGGCTTAAAATCAAAAATTTGTACAATTCCACTGGGGAATGGTGTAGATCTCGGATTAGTTCCCATTTGTTGATGAGTTACTCTAACAGGAATTAATATCTCTCCCCGATATGACTCATCTATTATCCCAACCGAATTTGCCATCTCTAGTGGCAACTTTGAAATGCTACTTCTTGGCACAACCTCAAAATAATATCCAGACGGCGGCTGCAGGGATATACCTGTCTTAAAGAACACTACATCGCCAACAACCTTATCAATACCAGTAAACGTTAAGTCATAGCCGGTATCAGTATCATGAGCCCTTGTCGGAACAACTGCGTTTGAGTCAAGTAGCTTTATTTTCACATTATTTTTTTTCACTTCAGCCCTCCATGGCATATTTAATATGTACAAATATTTTATACCCTATTTTAATTTTAATGGAGTAATATTTATTATAAATATATTTATTATATATATTTACCTATAAGGTTATTATGTTAAAAGAAAAAGTATTTATAGAATTTCTAATAGATGGTGTAATCAAAGTTGATTTCGACCAAAAAAATGAAATTATAGAAGAGTTAAAAAAACTTCTAAATGATGCATTAAAATCAAAAGATTTAATGAAAATAGATACAAATATCACTGTGCTTTCTGAGCGTGATATAATGTTCGCAATAGGCTCTAGCAATATGCTTAACGAAAACTAAGAAGATGTCCAGTTGGCATAATTCCATATTGCTCTAGCTACAGCCCTATTCCACCGATGATCATTTATTTCGATGCCTAGCCTCTTCCCTAACAGGTAGCCTCTTTTCCACGCCTCTACCTCTTCCATTAAGACGAAAACCTTACTTATCTTGCTCTTCCTTGAGTATTCATCATCAACTTCTCTAAACTGAAAAGGGCTGCCGTTTGCCCTAACTAATATATGCCCACATTCGTGTAGCAATACATATAGCTGTGTTTCCAGTTTATTTGTGGACTTTATAGATACAATTTTTGACTCACAATCAACCGTGTCATCGCCATCTCTATCAAAAAATACCGAATAGCCACGCTCTTCAGCCCAAATAACTATTCTGTCTAAAAAATAATTATAATCCAAAGAAAATCTCGCTTATGGGATTCTTTGATCGCCTAAAGCGCCTATTCCGGCGCCTATGAGAATACCCCTAATCTCATATATTGCTTGAGACATCCTGTCGAGAGCCTCAGCGACATTGTCTGGGTCGCTATTAAAAACACCACTTATGGGTGAGTAGGGCACCCTCTCTATCATGTCGCCAGGAAGCCCCAGGCCTCCTATCGAATTAAAACTAGTTTGTGTCGTATTAACAAACCCAGTAAGAGGAGGAAATAAAACTGCATTATTATGTGTCAGAAGAGGATCTATTGGGTCTAGCTCTGTAGTTATATTATCTTCACCAAACCAACTCGAACCAATAGGGTCCGTAATACTGAGATGTGCACCATTTGCCAGAGAAAAAATATTATTTCCAAGAAATACAGAATGCATAGCGTTCACAAGAAGCATTACGCACTCTGCAGACGGGTCCGGAGTCATGCCGAGACCATCAATAAATATTAAAGAACTAGTTCTTCCTGGAGCTAACTCCGTCATCTTAAACCCGCCACCGCCAATAAATGCACACTTGTGAAGGCATACTGAAAAATATCCAGTAAATTTAAGCATATCTGGTGTTAGTGTAAATATATCAGAAAGCTTTGAATATGTTATTGGAGGAGTATCATAGCCTTCTTTCTCGCCAATGAAAAATAATCCCTTTGCAAAGCTAAGATTTTTGATTTTGGCACCATTCTTAACTAAAACCGGAACTTGCGTAAGCTGGGTCAGACCGTCAGAGGCAAAGCCGAACATTGGTACCACATGTTCACAATCACCGGAATTATCAGCCGATAGTGACATTAGTGATGTTCGTCTAAAATCATAATTTCCGGATGGAATTACACATGAATTAGACTCATCTGGCCATGATAACCCGTCAATACCAATAACACTAATATCTAATTTATTTGGCAAAGATTTGTTATCAAACAAAATTTCTTTATCACCCGAATAATTAGAAGAAAATGCATACAAATCAGCAAAGCTTTTAAATATATTTCCAAGTCTTGGCCCAGGAAATGCTGCATTTGGCGCATAAACCAGGCGCAATGGAGATTGTTGCTCTTCGCTTGCAGCTGCCGGATCGGACAAGGTTTTCCATACCCCATCCTCTCTGAATTGGAACTGATCATCTCTGTATCTTATAACTCCATCTCTATGAGAGCTGGTGTTAGCGCACCTTAGGCCAGACACCTCAACATCTGGTTTCGACCAAGGTCCGATTGAATTTGTCTCTAATTTGCTCATTATTATACCACTCGTTCCTATTCTATATTACTAAATAAATTAACAATTAACTCATGCAGCCTAGCCTTATCCTGTGGGCCAAACGGCTTGCCATCTCCCGAGAACGCTTCAATGATTATATCCGCCTTATCACTTGAGCTTATAAATATATCTTCGCCACTACCAGCAGCACCTTCTGCATCATAAGCGCTAGACTCTAGGATGGCCAAGGCCTCTGCTAATAAACCATCAATTTCGCCATCAAGCATATCTCTTAAAAGCATTTCATGCCCATCAGAAATCCCATCTTGGTCTGAGTCTGGATTCTGTGGATTCGTACCTAGTGCAACTTCTGTTGCATCTGAAAGCATATCTCCATCAGAATCTATCAGGTAAGATTCACTGACCCCGCTAACAACCCACTTGCCGTCAACAAAACTGCCATGCACAATTGTGTGTGGCTTAATCAAATCATCTCCAAGCTTATCTCCTGACGCATCAAGCATAATCGTGCCAACATCTGCTGACAACGGGTCTGTCCCAATCACAGCCTCAACCTTGTCAAAGAGTCCGTCACCATCAAGGTCTTCGGGAGGCATGGCGGGTCCGGACGCTCCTACTGGTACAAAGTATACGTATATAGCCGGAACAGACACCTTGACCGAAGATGGTTTGAGGTCACCAACTGGGGTTGTTATTTCATAATAGTAATATGTTCCATCACTTGGTTCGTAATAAGTATCTTTTATAGCACCATCAATAAATACATACATATAATAATGACCGGAAGAAAGATCATGTGCTGATGGAGCGGGCGCTATAGAGTATGTGCCATGTACGAATGGCTCTGTAATCGAAAATGGCACATACTTACCTGCCTTTAGCAAAAATGTACTTGAGGATAATGAGCCAGTGGACTCCAGGTGGTCATGCAATGCAGCTGTAGATACTATCGGATATCCCTCATACTCGTCTGAATATGGCACTAGTGCCGCAAAAGGTGCCGGACCATCATACCCGGGGTAAAATGATGTCATAAGTGCGTCCGGCTCATACCCTGCTGACGAACCTACGTACGTTGCAGATAGCGACATTATAACAGAGCCATATGTTACTGCGGAATACTCATCTGAATATGGCGCGACTAATACAAAGCTGCTATCTGGAGGAACCTCCATGGCTATGGCTAGCCCGTCTAGCTCACGGATGTCCGTCCACATTGAAAGTGGAGCTGATACTGTTGGCCCCGAATAATGTACACCAATTAGCGCAAAGTGATGTATCGTTGGTTCATACACGCCTGTTGCGGTAAATGCAAACTCTACGGCGTGCGCAAAAACCACCGGATGAGATGCAGAGTCCTCTGGATCTGTTCCCATTGCAAGCTCTGCCTCGTCAGTCCAACCATCGCCATCTGAATCAAGAGTTGACCCCATAATCATTGCGGGGTGAGATGCAGAATCTGCCGGGTCTGTGCCTGCCATAATTTCTGATATATCAGACCATCCATCATCATCTGAATCTAAAGCATGACCCATATGCTCTCCTTCGGAACCTAGCATGCCAAACCCGGCATCTCCAGGCGGGAGTGGAAGTTCCTCATCGCCGTGTCTAACATTATAATGCTTTTTATCAAATATAAATTTTACACCAAGAATGGCGGTAAGTCCAGACATAGATGCGTCACCATCAAACTCCTCGGATGCGGCAACTTCGTGTCCAGATGCAAAAATTCCAAAAGTTTGCCTTCCATTCATAGTTAATGGTTCACTTAAAACATACTCTGCGACATGAACACCTGATGCAACTCTTTTTTCTGGAGTATTATGCAGGCTATCAGGTATTAAATTTTGAAGGTCCTCCATCTCAACCGGCAGCGGAGACCCTCCAAGGCCCATTACGGAGCCAAATGATGTGACAAAGTTTGCGGAATTATGTGTAATCTTCTGTACACCAAACTTTTCCATTATAATTTCTGTAAAATCTCCCGATTCACCGCCAAGTCCCGGGTCCATATCATCCATGAGCGCCTCTAAGTCTTCGAGCGAAATAAAGGACGGCTTATCCTGCTCAAGAGTCACAGACTCCCCTCCAAACACGCTTACCTCTGCGTACCGGCTGCTTATAGAGTCAGAGTCATAAATTACGGGCTCTATTGCGGACATGCCCTCCCCAATAACCGCATAATGCACATAAAATTTTGTTAACTCATAACCTATACTGTAAAAATAATCTAACTCAACCATTAGGTCTTCACCATCTGCGCCGGCGCCTGGATGCGTTACCGACTTTTTAAACTGAGCAGTTGTTCCGGCCGGAAGCTTATATCTACATAAAGTCGTAACAAGCGGCAGGCCTAATCCTCCCAACTCCGTAACCCACCCCTCAGTCTTTGTCTCATCTCTACTGGGAAGAGGCAGTGTTAGCGTTAAGTTATTTATTATAGATGAAGCGAGTGTTAATATCATTGCAGTGTCATCTTCTCCGTCACCATCTGCATCTGCACCATCTGCACCATCTGCATCAAAATCACCAAGACTGAGGCCCTCCCCCAGGCCTATCACATCTAAAGTCAAATCCTTAGGCGGAACCCAAAGATGCTCCTCCATCTTCCAATTCCAATCATCACCAGTAAGATGTCCGTGTATTAAGCCAAGTATATCATCAAAAGTTATCCATTCGCCATCTTGTCTAAATTGGAATTTTTCATCTTCATACTTTATAACGCCGTCTCTTGACGACTGAGATGTGCTACTCCTAAGTCCCTTTACAGTAACATCTTTTTCAGTTACTGGGCCTATAGAATTTGTTTTTAGTTTACTCATTATGTTCCTACATTACGACAAGCGTACTTCCACCGGGGATTGTGAACTCTGTATTATCACCTATTGCAAACGGACCAACAACAACGCCATTATAGTTATCAAGCAAAGTAAGGTCTTCTGTGGTCAGCTGTATGTTTGATAGTACCGCAGCAGATGCGACTCTGCCTATAATAACGCCATTTGTTGTTATATTTCCAGCATCAGTTGTTCCCTGTAAATCACAGCACTCTATAAGGCCGCCAAGGCCGGCTGCCTCAAGAGCCTCCAGTCTTTCTCTTACATTATTATACTTACCTTGTACTTTTGAACCAAGAGTTAACTCTATATTTATAATCGCAGACCTATAGCTGTTGACTAATTCTGCACGCAATGCTGTTACTTTATTTACAGCAAGAGGTATCTGGCCAAACCCATCAATTGCGTCTGGAAATATACTAGATGGCCCAGGCTGCTTCTCTAACAGCGGATCGTCATATTCGCGCCCCTCTGGTATTACCAAGTCTGGGCTCTCGTCATCTATTGGCATATCGGACCTCCTGTGTAATTAACTAACAACTTTAAATAAATAATCTTTACCAACATATATAGTTTATATTATTATATTATATTATTTTCTTGTTTTTCTTGCACTTTTTGAAGCCCTAACGAGCTTGGTTAGCTTACCAGCTCTGTCAATTTTCGACTTACTTTTAGTATAAGTTTTTTTAGAAATAGAAGAAGTTTTCTTTGCAGATGACCTCTTGTAAGAACTTACTGGCTTCTTAGAACCACAACCACAACCCATAGCGCTCTCCTTATGATAATTAAATAAAAATTAATAGTTCTGTATGCCATTATATTAATTACATATCATTATAATGTGAATAATAAAGTATGCAAAGTTTATACAAAAAGAATATTATTTGCTTTAGCTTTAGCAATACCATTAATATTACTATTGATGCAGGCAAAAATTAATAAAAATTCTGATATTATAAAAAACGACATAAGCGCTCTTTTAAAAGTGGAGCCAGAGCATAGCTCCGCTAGTAAAAAAAGAGATATGTTAAAGCCAGTAGTTAAGCTATCAATGATTAATCTTGATTCAAGAGTAAGCGGCATACCTTCGCCCAACTGGGAGGTTATTGGTAGCGCAACCGGAGTCAGCATTGGATATGATAAGGATAAAAATTTATCTTATATATTAACAAATAATCATTTTTGTGAAGATGCACTCCTGAGCCAACTAATGGCTATAATACTTGAAGACTCTAGCTCGCCAAGGATAAGCACACCATTAAAAGATGCCAAAATAGCAAGCATTTTAAAAACAAGCGGTGGGCTCGACTTATGCTTGCTTGGAATGACTGGATACATAAAGCCCACTACGTTAGCAAGTGATGAGGTAATAATTGATCAATTTGATAAAATATATATAATAGGTGGGCCAACCGGAATATTCCCAACCATATTAGAAACATTTGTTTCCGGACATCTTGGCAGAGACCAAGTTTCTTTGCAAAACTTGTCACACAATGGAGATGATTTTATATTTATATCAGGAATAATTCTTCCAGGGCATAGCGGAAGTCCTGTTTATAATAAAAATAATGAAATGATAGGGCTGGTATTTGCAACAGTTCCGTCATATGGCGCTTTAGCAATATCAATAAATGATATATATAATTTTATAGAGGAATAACAGGGGTGCTTATGTCAAAAGAACTAATTTTTGCAACTATATTTTTATCGCTAATTAGCTGCTCTGATTATAATTTATCAAATATATCAGAAGATCAAAGTGTTGAGTTATTTCCAGAAATAGAGGTCTCTCCAGAGCATTTAGATTTTGGAATATTAAATGCAACAAATGATGTAAAGTCACTAGATATTTTAGTAAAAAATATAGGAAATGATATCCTATATCTAAATAATATTATTTTAAATAATCAAATATCTGTATATTCTATATCTAACATATCAGATGGCGAATTGGACCCTCAAGAAGAATCTATAGTAACAATAACATATGATCCAATAACATATGAGTCAAATCCAAATTCAATTAGTATATTTTCAAATGATGAAGATGAGCCAGAATCCATAGTTACAATAATGGGAATAGGCTCCGCACCAGTTATAGAGGTAACTCCAGAGGAACATGATTTTGGAGAAATAGATATAGGTTGTGAAAATTATATTTTAGTCAAAATATCAAACCTAGGAGATGTTGATCTTACAATTGATGATGTAGAGTTTTTCTCATCAGTACCTGTTGACTTTGAATTATATGACCAAAGCTATATAAATACCATACTGCCGATAACCATATCACCTGGAACAAACATAGAGGCGGACGTATGGTATGTGCCGCTAGACATCCTTGATGATAATTCGTATATAGAAATATCATCTAATGATCCGCTAAATCCAATGTCATATTCATCCCAAGAGGGCCAAGGAACTTATTATGATATAATAACAGATACGCACGAACAAGATGGGTTATTAGAGTCAGACATATTATTCGTAATAGATAATTCCGGATCAATGTATAGAAACCAAACTAGCCTCGCAAACAACTTTGACTCATTCATTAACATATTTTCAGCATCAGGAGTTGATTATAAAATTGGATTTATAACGACAGATAATGGCGATGAATTTGTGGATGGAACAATAATAACAAATTCTAGTGCAGACCCGATTGCCGAAGTAAATAGCATTATTACCTCAATAGGCACACACGGAAGCGCAATGGAGAGGGGGCTGTATGAATCATATGTGGCGACAACAGTTGGTGGACCGGCGGACACTGCGGGAACTTTTATGCGAACTGGTGCAAAATTTGTTGTAATATATATATCTGATGAACCAGATCATTCATCATCATATTCAACATTCGGAACATCAGATTATTCCGCACACCTCCTTAGTCTGAAGGGCTCTTCGGCATTAGTATCGGCGCATGCAGTAGCGGGAGACTACCCGTCCGGATGCTCTGGCGGAGGAACATATGCAACGTTTGGTGACGGATATTACGATGTAGTTTCGGACCTCGGTGGAACGTTTGTATCGATGTGTAGTACCGATTGGGGTACCCAGCTGGAAGAGCTAGCCAGAGACTCTATAGCTAGCAATCTATTCGCCTTAAGTCATGAGCCAATAGAGGGCTCGATAGTTGTGAGTGTCGATGGGACTGTGTCATCAACATGGTCATATGACTCATCAACAAACTCTATAATCTTTTTATCAGATATACCTGAAGATGGCAGTATGATTGATATAGAATATGCAATATATGGCTGTAACTAATAAAACAATATATTTTGTTTTTAAAATTTAGTATAAATTTTAAACATGTGGAAGAAGCATTTCCAACTAAATTTTGATAAAAAACATCTTAAGGTAATAACACTACTTATCCTTCTAGACATAGTGGCAACCATGATGTGGTATTCTTTTTCGAATGTAAAAGAGTGGAATCCCATAATGGACTCTATTCTGGAGGTTTCGCTTGTATCATTTGTTATAGCAAAATTATCAATATCTTTTTTTACAATACATGTATTATCTAAATATATTTCTAAAAAAATAAGCCAAATAGGAATAGGCGTTGTTTTAACAACTTATTCTATTGTAACAATATTACACTATTTTGTATTCTTATTCTTATTAAGTAATTTTTGAAAATCATCTGTAAGAGAGCTTAAGCCCATCTTCTTTCTTTTTGAAAAATCTATTTTGTCTATTTTTTCGCCAGATTCTTTTCCAATTTTCTCTATCATATGATTAGTGCACTCTTGAAAGTATGCCAAGTCCACAGCCTTTCCGTCTAATGCAGAGTTTAAAATATGATTTGCAAACTCTGCTGCCTTAATTGCAGTCTCACTATACACCTTGCCACTTTTGTCATTTTCAATTTGATTAAAGCTTTTTGATATGTCCACCGCCTTCTGGGAAGTCATTCCGAACCCAGCCATAGCTGGCGCCGCATTTTCCATAAGTTTTTTCAAACGGTCTCTTTGCTCTTGAATCTTTTTTAAATTAAGATTATCATTCTTCATGCAAGACAAGCTACACGTGTTGCACGCATCATACATCTCCATATTCCAATAATTACATGAATAATGGTTTGTAATCTCTGCAGGAACGTTTTTTAAAATTTTAACGCAACCAAAAACAATTTTGTCGTCGTAGACTCTTGCAGTTTTTGTACAAAATTTACTTTCTCTAAGCTGAGTGGTCATTCTGCATGTTTTTGTGCAATCTATTTCTTTATAATTTTTTATCATATAGACATATTACGCTAACGATATATTAGCCACAATGATAAGTGCATGCTGATAGATACATTTTATGCTCTACACCATCATACTCAACCACATCAGTTACAGAGGCCCAGTCAATTTCTTCGACACACTTCGCAACCGTGTAACTATGTAGAATGTCATCATCTTGCTTCATGCCATAGCCGACAATTTCTGATGAAGTTATATAGTCGCCATTTGTTACTTCGCCATTATAATTTGTAACCAAAACCTGGCCCTCTCCGACCGAATTTACGCGTGATTTATAATACAAACTATCACTAGAGTAGCTGGACACATCTATCTCCGGCGAAAGCTCTCCCCTGCTATCTTCATGATATATTCCGTCAAACTCCCTAAACTGCCTCATATCATAAACAGATTGGCTGGTATACGTCAATACACCATAAACTTTGGGGTCTTTGCTACTATTGCACATCTTTACAATAGGCAGAGCCTCATAAAGTTTTGGCTTATTAAAAATTTCCCCACTAGAAGAAACAATCATTCCGCAAAGAGAGTTGCTAAGCCTGTCTTCATCGCCATTAGCCTCATAAATAACCCAATGCTGGCCGGTAAATGATATTCCAAGCATGCCTTCGCCATCTATCCAGAACTGTACACCACCACCACTGTCGTTGGCGTTATCAATTAAATCTATACACCTTAAGAAAAAATCTGCACCATCTGCACTGGTCGAGAGCTCGGTTCCAGGACTGGCACCAGAATTTTCACTCAAGCTCCATCGCACAAGCCTATGCTTTCCGCCTGCTGTATCCGTATTTGAAACATTCATTGCATATTTCTCCGGATAATCATCATCATTGTAATCACATTCAAAATTAAACATGGCATAGCCAGAAGCGTTTTGCCTATAACGAGAAGTTCCGTTCACAACATCATTTGTGGTGACCTGGAATCTGCCGCTTTCATTTAAAGTTACTCGACAATTGTTGGAGCCTTCAGCGGCGCCATCAACATAGTTACTCCTAATAGAGACGTATCCGGCGGCATCTAAAATCAAGTCATCAGTCTTTGACTCTAGCGTTATAGACCCACCATCTGAAGTCATAGTCATATTAGAATCACTTTCGACCGTCCCGGGCCAAACAAGCTCTGTGGAGCCAATGCTGGCAGATGCTATAGACCCGGTTACGCTAAGATCACCATTTATTGTAACTGGTGTGCCGCCCTCGGCGCCTTCAGGATAAAATATGATGTTGGACACACTATTGGATGAGTTTCCGACATATATGTACTCAGACGCCAACACTGAATTTCCCTCTACCCGAAGTTGTCCGTTTATTCCGACATAATCATTAAATAAACATGATCCATTGGCATGAATTGACCCTCCGAACATGCCGCCCAAAAGAGAAGCATCCGCCGATGAAAATGCAGTCGTCACCGAAGCCGGAGGAGCATCAAGTATTATGTTGGGAGAATCTATGGTATAAACCTTATCCACCCCAAAAAGCTCAATTGCGTAGTCATCGCTGTATCTATCCTTTGACATCTTAGCTCACCCTAGCTCTTATTGACACCATTTCAGATATCATTTTATCAAGAGAGTCGTCATCCAAGGACAACGATATTAGCAAATAACTGTTATCATCTTTTTTGACCTTTATAGACAGACTTGCGAAATCTTCGCCATCTACTTTTTTTAAATCAATGTAATTATCTTTGTCTATATTAATCTTCATTTCTATATCTCGGCCAGCGGTATATGCCGTACCCCCTCTCTGCTTCATTGTGACGATCTTTATAGCACTGATCTACCCCATCTCGCAAATATTTAGAACTTGAGTAATCAATTCCGAATGTATGCGAGCCAACATTTGCTATGAACTTCCAGCAAGGATTGCCCTTCCTGCAGTATCCAAGAATATTCTTGCTAACAACACTGCCATCGGGAGTTTTGATGTTGATTTTTGCTGATTCGGGGAATTTAGAGAGCTCCCTTTTTGTGGTCATATCGCCCTGAGTATTATAAACACAATCTTCCGGATCAGTCGCCCAATCTGGCACATCATCTGTATAATAATGAGTTGAGGCCCCAACGTCAGAATTCCCCTCTTTACCTTCCACTATTCTTAATGCAATATCAAACTTTTTAACCTTTTTTTTGTTTTCAACATAGCTTACAGTGGCCCTCTCTTTATCCACAACGGCCTTTCTGGCTTTTTCGCCAATACCGTTCCAACATGAAAATTGGTATACACCATCATCGCCCTTTTCTAAAACAACAGCTTTTTTAGTCATAGACGCATTCCCCGCCCTATTCATTATAACTTGATGTACTGCCTTCATGCCCTCTTCGCCATCAACACTCGCTTCTTTGACAAGTGTTGCTGCAACAATATCATCGTCTGTTGGCTCGTCTGATGCAAACTTGCACAGATAGTTGTATTCATCATATAGGCTATTTTTTAATAAAAAACTAGCTAAAGCCTGTATTCTATCACTATATTCCATATCTCTTCCCTGATAACATTACCCTTATCTTCATTGATATCTAAATCAACTATAAACTCATCATTTACATTTATTACGTAATCATTACCAGATTTCTTCTTCTTTTTTTTATGATTTTCAACATCATGTGATTCGGGCATCAATGGAAGGCGCAATGGAAGGCGCAATGGAAGGCGCTCACTCTCTCTTTTCTTTTTTCTCTCAGACTCTTTGTTTAAAATAGCTGGATGCATAATACGCCCCTTCACATAATTTTTGCAGCATATGTTGCAAGCTCGCTTCTCTCGCCCTTTAGCAGTGTTATGTGTCCAGACAGCTCAAAATCTTTAAACAACTCAACAATTGTTGACAACCCGGATGTTGATGTATCAAGATGCGGGCTATCTATCTGCTCAAGATCACCAAGCAAAGCAATTTTCGATCCCTCACCCATCCTTGTTAGCAGTGCCTTTGCCTCATGAATAGTTATATTTTGAGCTTCATCTAATATAAAAAATGTATTTGGGATACTCCTCCCCCTTATATGAGTCAAGGCCTCAATTTCAATCTTACCCTTTTGAACCATTAAGTCTATATATCCATGCTTGCCATTGTATATATATTCTAAATTATCAAATATAGGCTGTATCCACGGCCTCATCTTCTCCTCCTTTGTTCCCGGAAGAAACCCTATGTCGCCGCTCATACTTTGTACGGGTCTTGAGATTATTATCTTATCATAAACGCCACCCAACAGTTGCTCCATTGCAGATGCAATAGATATGAGGGTCTTCCCACTACCAGCCATGCCGGTTAGGGTGACCATATTAACCTTTGGGTTCAATAAAAGCTCAAAAGAAAATCTTTGCTCCTTGTTTCTTGGAGAAATACCTTGAATTGAAAAATTATCTTTTGAATTCGTAAAGAGCCTCCTTAGCCCGCCATTTCCATCGGAAATAGCCAGAGCACTAGTTCTCTCCTCACTCTTTAAAACAACACATTCATTTACATATAGCTCTTCATCTAAGTCTATCATTCCACTTTTATAAAAATTATCAATCTCTGTTTTTGAAACGTTTAAAACAGACACCCCGGTATAAGCCTCCGCTCTATTTACTACAGCCTTTTCTCTTATATAGTTCTCAGAGTTTATGCCTATAGAGTCACATTTGACTCGCATAGATATATCTCTAGATACCAAAAATACATTATCTTGTTCAATTGATAATTTTTTTGCTACAGATATTATTCTGCTATCCTTATTATCATCGAACCCGCCCGGAAGCAGGGAGAGGTCAGAATCAGAAGAAACTCTTATAACTTGATTATTCTTTAGTAAAACACCATCCTGCAAATTTCCTTGAGACCTTAATTTATCTAAAAATCTATTAACATACCTTGCGGCATTACCCACACTGTCATGCCTTGTCTTAAAAGTATCGATTTCTTCAAGAACTTCTATCGGTATTATTATGTTTGAGCCTGGAAATGCATGGATAGAGTCTTCATGATGAAGAAGAACGCTTGTGTCTAAAATAAAATTTTTTCTAACTGACAAGTTTGTCTCCGCGCCCCCTGAGTCTGGTTATACTATATATTAAAATATTAGCATCAACTCATGATGATCATGATTCATCATCAAAAATAGACCAATTTTCTATAGAAATTTCATAATATAGCTCTTTTCTATCCCCATCTTCTTTTAAAACATAATCAGCAGCCCCCCACTCCCCAACAACATCTCCGCCGTACTCTATTTTAACTGCACCAATTTCGGGATAATCAAGCACCTCTATGTTGTTTATAACCAAATAGTCAAAGGCATCGCCGTTATCTTCACCAAACACTATATCCATATCTAAATCTAATGATTTTAATACAAAATATACCCACTCAACCCTCTGCTCATCTACCGCAGACAAGTATTCGCTTCTATTTGCTAAAATTTTTGTTATCACCTATCCACATCCGGCCCAGCCGCAGTCTTGGCAGTTAACGCACCCATCTTGGTATATTAAATTCTTTCTATTACACGATAAACATGCCTCGCCCCCAGACACCCTCGTTCCATCTTTTATATATTGCTTTAAAACCCGAGCAATACACTTAGAGAAGCTAAACATATCTGATTCCTTATCTTTTCTTAACTGCTCAACAACATAATTAATGCTTGCACCATGCCTTAGCGCAAGTGATATCATTCTTGTAAAAGCCCCCTGGTTTGGATTATCAAAAACTTTAACAATATTTTTTATGACAACCTCATTTCCATTTTCTCCAAACTGCAAGTCATATATCGAATTCATACTTTTTCTTGGATGTTTAACTATACTTCCAACCCTATATTTTTTTGGTATCTCAACAAATGTTGCTAAGCCGCCCATAATCTCGTACGGCTTTCCCTCATACGTGCCAACCAATATTGTCCACTTTTCTCCACCAATTGTCGCATGGTGAATATTACAATCAAGAAATTCAGGCCTCTTTGGCGCCGCTACCTGTGGAAACGGCGAGGCGGTGCCGCCTTTATCTTCTTTTGATATCAAAACACCATCTCTGGAGCCGTCAACATACACGGTGATACCCTTAAGGCCCCTCTTCCACCCCTCCATGTATAGCTCGGCAACAACATCGCTAGAAGTTTCTTTTGGCAAATTTATTGTAGATGATATAGCGTGATCTATATTCTTCTGAATAGCCTCCTGCATCTCAATTCTTTTTATCCAGTCTATATCGTTAGATTCTGTAAAAAATGACGGAATATCATCTTTGGTATACATATTATCATTAAATTTTAAAGATAAATACTCTTCAACATTATGATGAAAAACATTAAATTCAAGCCACCTATCACCAAGCTTGTCGATAAAATCTGGCTCTACATCAGATTCATTATGAGAAATTTTTCTTCTTCTTACATATGAATTTCTAAAAACAGGTTCTAACCCAGAGCTTGTTTGAGACATGATTGATACAGAACCAGTAGGAGCATTTGTTAGTATTGATATATTTCTTCTGCCAAATTTAGATATTTTTTTAACAACACCCTTATCTAGACTTTTTATAAATAAGTTATCACACTCAATGTCCCAGTCAAAAACATCAAACGAGCCTCTTTCGCTTGCAAGATTTGAGCTTTCGTCGTAGCTAATATTTTTATAAATTGAATATAATTTTTCAACAGCCTCTATCGCATCATCACTATCATATGGCATATTTAATCTGGCAAGCACATCAGCAAGCCCATGAGTTCCCAGCCCAGTTCTTCTTCCATCAGTGCATGCCTTTAGCAGCTTGCCCCAAAGCGCCACCTCATCTTCTGTGTCGGCGCTTAACATTATGGAGTTTAATTTTTCAATTTCTAACTCAACCAAATCATCAGACAGCCTCATGGCGGCTCTGGCAACATTCGAAAACTTATCAAAATCAAAATACGCATTATCTTCAAATGCATTAATAACAAAATGTTTAAGGTTAACAGATATTAGTCTACACGAATCATACTCTGATAGTGGTATTTCCGCACATGGATTTGTGCATACTGTCTCAAATCCATACTCAGAATACTCATTTGCCGGAAGATACTTTGTTATATTGTCCCACATCAAAAGGCCCGGCTCTGCAGTTTCGGTTGCAGACTCTACAATGCTTCTCCATAAATCTTTTGCTATAATTTCTCTTGTTGACACAGGAGACTCACTACCACATGGAAAGTGCAAAGTGTAGTTTTCATCATTATTTACTGCGTTCATGAAATCATCCGTTATTCTTACTGAAACATTTGCTCCAGTAACTTTTGAAAGATCTCTTTTCATATTTATAAATTTCTCTATATCTGGATGCCTGATATCCATCGTGAGCATCAATGCACCACGCCTTCCGTTTTGACCAATCATTCTACATATATATGAATAAAAATCAGAAAATGACCATGCACCAGTTGTTGTGCCAGCAGAGTTATTTACAAAAGAGCCTTCCGGTCGTAATTTTGATATATCAAGACCAACGCCACATCTTCGTTTAAAAAGATTAGCTATGTCTCTGCCGGCATCAATAATTGACGATATGTTGTCCTCTGGAGAGCCGACAACTACACAGTTTGACAAGGAAACGTTTGCAAAATCATTTCCAATCCCCATCATTGGCGAGCCTTGCGGAACAATATATTTAAAATCTTTTAAATAAGAATATATAGCATCTTCATCCATTGAAGAGCTGCCTCCAAACTTTGCTTCTATTCTTGCGAATTCTCTTGACAGCCTTCTGTGCATATCATCTGGAGTTAGCTCTCGAAATAAGCCATCCTTGTCCTTTAAACAATATTTTGTTATAAACACATTTGTAGCAAGCTCATCATTGTTAAAATATTCTAATGTTTTTTCTCTAACTTCATCATGTGAATACATATTTTTCGTCTCCCATGCGATCTAAATATATCTTTGTAACTTCAGCATAGCCTTGTTTTTTATTTTCCTAACACCTTCTGGTGTTAAATTATTATCACCTCCAACTTCAGATAATGTTTTTTCAAGAATAAAAATATCAAACACAATGCTTAATTCTCTTTTGTTTAAAACGAGATTATTCTTTAATACTTCATTAAAAAATACAACTTTGGACTGATGCTCCTCTTGGTAATCTTGCAAACACTTATCTGTTGAACGTGATACTACTGCGCTATATCTTTTATTTTCGTATAAAAAATTGCGAATTTTTGACGAGATATTCCACTGAGCCCATCTGTAAAAATCAAAATTCTTATTATAATCAAATGTTTTTATAGCACTCCATAATCCGATCTGAGACTCTTGCCGTATATCGTCGTAATGTGGAGAATTCTCATACTTCTTAGCTCTATGGTTAGCAAAAAATTTTATATGATCAAACAAATCATACATCCAGCCATCGCCACGACCCTCATTGGAAATATACATCATTTTGATGTCAAGATTAGATGTAGAGAAAAAATTCATATCACATACCACTACTTATCTGACTTCTTTACCAACTCTTCACCATCTTGACCTTCATCATCAAATGGCTCATACTGCTCAACGAATGCTCCGTTCTTCCATACCCTAACGGTGTTTGTTTCCTCAGATAATGTTATAATACTCTGCACATCCTCTCTTGCGGAGAATGAAGCTGCAGTAATATGCCGCGTTCCGGAGCCATCCGGGATCTCAAAGCTTGGATTATCAACAGTTAGGTATATTCCGGATCCCAAAAGTTGCCCATTTCTATTTATCACAAAAGCACCATCAAGGTTTTCACTCATCATTGATATGAGCTCTTTTTTATGAGACGCAATAGAGTAGCTTAAATACTTCTGAACTGGATTTTTTCCAATCTGCCTCATACCGGGTATTAGATAGTCTTTTGAACTATCGAACCACCCAACAACCGAGATAACTCCTCTTTTTATCGAATTTTCACCACAATCTTTGGCTATTTCACATATATATGCAAATATCTTCTTTTCAACCTTTTCATATTCCTTTGCTGTATTAAATTGGAATGAAAAATCTACACACGGTGTGCTCGTAATGGGTGCACCAATACCCTGCGCCTCTACACTATCTTCTTTCATTTTTTCACCAACCTTGTTCATATACAGTCGATTATACTATGGCTGGCCAATCCTAAAGGATTAATTTTTATATTTTTAGTCCATCCCAGTAAATAGCGGAGAGGTCAAGTCATCTTCCGTTATATGACTGAATCCAAGCTCATCATATGTATAATTCACCTCCTCACCATTAACATCTTTCGTTGAAATATTAACAAGACCGCCCCATAGCTCATATATGTATCCCATAACTTTCTCCAGATGCTTCTCGTCCAAGGTTGAGCCCTCTGAAGGGCTATGGACAAGCTCTATGCCGTCAGAAGATGCATTCTCTATATATACTTCTGGAGACATATAGTTATAAAGCTTTGAAATAACACTTTCTGCAACGTCGTCTGCGTCAGTACTTTCTATTTCAATAAATTCATTTCTTGACTTATCAAAAGCTCTTTTATAAGCAAACATTTTTAACTCATCAACAAGCTCTTGCGTCAAATAACCTTTGACGAACGATATATCATCTTCAGTTTCTACAACTTTATATATTTTTTGTAGTCCAGTTATCTCAGACTCTCCGTCCTCATGCTTTTTGTCCCATCTCTTTTTTATATCATTAAAAATTGTAAATCCTAAAAAATACGGATTTATATTAAGCTTGTTAGTTCCGGGCTGGACGACTCTTTCGTGTATTTTACAAAACTCCAAGTGATCTTCTGGGCTAATATCATCAAACCTGTGCATTAATTCTGCATGAATATAACTCGCAAAACCTTCGTTCATAATTTTTGTATAAAACTGTGGATAAAAATAAAATGACTCTTTTCTTATTATCTCAAAAATATCTCTTTGCCACTCTTCAAGTGGCGCATAATTTATAAACAACCAAAGCAGATCCCATTCTTTATGAGGAGGGAAGCCTTCATTTATAGTCACCTCTTTAACGCCTGATTTGTTTTTATCTAATAAATCATCAAATTCCCTTCTAACATTCTTCTTAAATATTTTTTTAGGTCCAGAATAGATGGGCCTATGCACTCCCTTGTGCCAATCTATATGCTTGTCCATAGAAAATGCAATGTTCATAAAATGCTCAACCTTTTCTATTCCATACTTTTCAATATACTCCTCGATCCTCTGAGCTCTGGCCGCAGCCTGATAAACCATCTTTCTATCTGTTTCTTTGAATAAAAAATTATTTGTAAAAAAATGAACATGACCTATGACATGCGCAGCAACCATAACATTTGCTATTAGAGGATTTGTGTCAAGCAAAAAGGCATAAGAAGGGTTGTTGTTTAATACAATCTCATATACTTTTGAGAATCCCATTTCACCATTTATTTTTTGATATTCATATGACTTTCCATACGACCAATGCCTAGCCCTCGTCGGCAAGCCATAACTCATAACTTCAAGCATAACATCTATAGGAACTACTTCAAAATTTACTGGAAAATACTCCAGCCCTATAGACTCTGCGTCTTCTGTCAACTTCTCTATAGCCTCTTCTAATGTAATATTCATTTTTTCTCCGCCCTATATCCAAACCTGTCTACATTAAAAAATGTTCTAAGAGCATCAAAAACATCATCTTTTGATTCTAATTTTAGGGATACAAATCTTGTTCTGCTTATTTCATTATGCAAAATTGTTGATAGTAAATTTTCACCACCAAGCCATGCCCTTCCAGCACCACCCACCTCTATTTCACCGTAACCTATTGCTGTTACCAATGGCAATAATTTTTCAACATATTCAACGCACAGCCTGTTGTCATCACCCCAATTATCACCATCAGAAAATTCAAAAACATAATTATTCCAATATTGCGCACTATGATTAGCCGATATATGCTCGTAAGCAGCTTTAAACGCACTGCTGCATTTCGTCCCTCCTCCACTATTTATTGCAAAAAATTCATTTTCATTTACAAAATAAGCCTTAACATCATGCGCTATAAAGTATATCTTTATATTCTTATACCTTCTCTTTAAAAATTGACCCATCCAAAAATAAAAACTTTTTGCTATATACCTCTTTTCCTCACCCATAGAGCCACTTCTATCCATCATCATATATATAGCGGCATTTGATTGATATTCTTTTTCTATATCCCAAACTTTATAACGCAAATCTTCATTTTTAAAATCACCAACATGAGCATCGCCAGCGGCAGCGTTTCTCTTTATATTCTCCATTAACGTCTTTTTTATGTCCAGGTTGGGGATTATACCCTTCTTTTCTATAGATGAAAATTCATCATTCTCTATCTCAATCTCGGAAGAATCTTTCGGTTCCATCCATGGAAGATTAAGCTCTTCAAGAAGTATATCTACAAGCTCATCAATGGAGACTTCAGCCTCAAACGTTGCCTCGCTCTCTTCATCTCCGGCCCCACCAGACCCTGGCACTTTATTTGGATTCCTGAGCCTATACCTGTCTCCAGGCTTTGCATCAATACCTTGTCCGACACCCTTTTCAGGGTTTCTTCCATTTTTAATCTTATATTGATCAAGAAATCTGATGGGAACTTTTACTTTTTTATTTCCATCAGACCTTATAATGTTATATTCCGTTATAAGGTCCCTTCCCTGCTTTTTTATAGCATCCTTAACCAACTCTTTATGTCTATCAGAATCGCGCTTGCCTCGTTTTTTCAACTTCCATATATCTGATAGATTATCTGTTAATCTATTCTTTGGCATTGTAACACTAATTCCTCGCCATCAAAGAGCTCACATATCTTAATAACTTGTTCGCACTCTCTTCGGTATAACCATGTTTTTCACACAAAGTTTCTATAACAACATTGATTCTCTTTAAAGCACCATCATCGGGATTTCTTGTCGATACAGTAAGTCTTATGATATCCTGCCTTTCTTCAAACAATTGCTTCTCAAGAGCCTCTCTTAGTCTTGAATGATCCTTATAGTTATACATTCCATCATCATTGCTGCTAATGCTTCTGAGCATCTTTCTGTATATTTCTTGTCTAAAGGATTTCTTACCAGACTCTGTAATTGATATCTTTTCTTCAATAGACCGCATGAGTCTTTCGTTTGGATCATGCGTATCTCCCCACTCATCCTCGACTTTGGTTCCATCTAAATATGCACCAACATGATCCATATAGTTTGACAAAAGAGATTGTATTTCATCATTAAAATTAACAAAAAATGCCTTTTGAACCTCATTCCTTGCAAGCTTGCTATACTCCTCAATAACTTTTGTTAATATATTATCCAACCCCTCAATCGCCTTTTCATCAAGCTTCGGATTAGACTTAAAGCCCTTTCTTATTGATCTTATAATATCTATTGGCGTTATTGCAGTTGCTCCATCTTCTGCTAAAACAGCAGAGAGTCTATTTATAACATACCTTGGAGATATCCCGGACATTCCTTCGCCAGAAAACTCGTCCTTTAGGTCAGGAACATCTGAGAGTGTAAATCCCTCTATCTCTTCGCCATTATAGAGCCTCATCTTATTCATCAAAGTAAGGCTTTGGTTGCTGGAGTCCATTAGTCTAGACAGCACGCTAAACATGGCTGCGCAATACAGGGTATACGGCGCGATATGAATGCCGGATAAGTCTGATTGATTTATTAATTTATCATAAATCCTAACCTCCTCATCAACAGATAGATTGTATGGAACTTTTACAACTATAATTCTATCATGCAATGCCTCCATCTCATTTTTTGCCAAAAACCTATTATATTCCGTCTCATTCGTATGAGCCAATATAAATTCATCTGCATAAATAAGAGGAAACCTTGCAGTCTTGATATTCTTTTCTTGCGCAAGTGTTAAAAGAACATATAGAAATTTTTGATCAACTTTTAGCATCTCAACAAACTCCATAATTCCTCTATTTGCAATATTTAGCTCTCCATCGAACCTATATGCTCTTGGGTCTGATTCTGCGCCATATTTACCAATTGTGCTTAAATCAATAGAGCCGACTAATTCTGATACGTCCTGACTCTTCTTATCTGATGGAACAAACGTTCCAATCCCGACTCTTGATCTTTCTGAAATAACAATTCTTTTTACCGGCAATTTTAAAAAATCTCCGTTATACTTTTCTTTCAAAAGAAGATTCATTAGCGGCGTCAGCTCCCCACTGACGTTTATGCCATAATCATCACGAAGCGATTGCCGCAACTCCTGCGGTATTGCAACCAGCGGGTCCTCATGCATTGGCGAATCAGCGAGGGCATATACGGCTCCGTTATCAGTTTTGGAGTAGGCCTCGAGCCCCTTTTTCAAAAGAATTGCAAGTTGAGATTTTCCAGAAGATGTTGGTCCATATAATAGAAGAATCCTTCTGCCGACCTCACTCCCTGCGGCAGCTGCACGCAGGTACTCCATAATTTGGCTTATGGAGTCTGAAACGCCAAACAGATCACCTGAAAAGAAATTATAACTAATAACATCACCAGAGTCATCCCTTTCCAGGCCATGGCTTTCAATCATCGAAAGAACTCTTTTGTGCGCACTTGTATGCACACTTGGATTCTCAATTATCAATCTAATATAGTCCTTAAGAGTCCCCTCCCAGCACACGTCAGACTCTTTACTTATGTGGGATTCAAGCATATTATAAAGCTTTTTGTCTTTACTTATCTTTGGCATATCAAACCTTCTTTGAAGTTAATTATAATCATTATACTTTATCTCCGTAAACATCGCGGATTAAAGTTCCGTCTCCATTAATTATTTTTTTAGCGATCTTTCTCGCATCCTCTCTTATTTGGCTTAATTTTTCATCCGGGCCTAGCTCCACTATCCCATTATTAGCGCCAAAAACTCTAGTCATACCATTCGCTCCACATTCGTCACACACTATCTCATTATTTGTTGACTTATATTGTGAAATACTCATAAGAAAATTTTTCTGCAATCTACATTCAATGCATTTGTAAATATAGTTAGGCATTACACGTCCCCTTCCTTCATATTATCCAAATATATTAGCTTATTACCTTCAAACTTTATACTACCAGCAAGGTCTAGATCTCTTAACAATTTTTTTTTAAATTTACTGTCAGTAATCTTTATCGTTACCTCTAATTCTCCACTATCAGAATTATAACCTATGTTTTTTATTCTCCCAACTTGTTTCTTATTCATATTTACCTCCAAGCATTCCCTGTATTGCACCCAATATATGTGGATTTCCACTATCTATAAGATATAATAAATTTAAATTATCTAATTTTTTACAATCAATAATCATGCTGAATGGCATATCTATGCATGGAATTATAAAATCACATTTTGTGTTTTTTTTAAAATACTCTTTTAGCGGCAAAAGCTTTATGTAGCCACCTTCGCCACTCTTTATAGATATTGTTAAATATTTTGCACTTTTGATAATTCCATTAAAATATACATCTAACTCAACAAGTTGGTTTTTTGATATATCAAATTTCGTTTTCATCGCCAACACTCTCGGCCCAACCATCTGGCAGATTAACTATCTTTGAGCACTCAAATTCTTTCTTCAAAGAAACCTTCCCCTTTGCACCATCTCTATTTTTTACTATATGTATCGGCATATCCTCCCGAAGATACTCATCTTCGCGATATTCGATCAATAATACTATATTGGAGTTATCACCGATCATCTTGCTTCTGCCTATATCTTCAAGGTCTATATGGTCTTTAAACTCCTTAGTTCCCTTCTGTTTCTGCCGGGCCTTTCTTTGCGCCGCTGTAATTACCGGGATATTGTTACGCCTGCAAAATTCATGCAACTCTTCAGAAACCTTACCAACGTCCTGCCAATCACTACCAGTCTGCTTTATATTCGGTGACATTAATTGCAAATAATCAACAAATACAGCGTCTGGATTGAACATCCCCGTTATTGATTCATATCTTGCTGATATCTCGGACATAGTTGTTCCTCTTGGCATATCAACTATATAGAAAGATTTTCCATACTTTCTTTGAAAATCAAGTGATTTTTTCCACCTAGACTTCTCATCGTCATTAAGGCTGCCTCTAATTATAGCCCTATGCCTTATGTTTGCTAAATTTGCGTCAACACGCTGCTCTAACTGAAGCTTGCTCATCTCTAGAGAGAAGAATACTATGTTTTTACCATCATCACTCGTGACAGAACCAGATGTCGGATCATTACTACCAAGCCATGCATTTACAGCCATATTCAGCATCAAAAGACTCTTTCCACTTGAGCTTCCTCCGGCAATAACCATCATCTCAGAATTCTTTATGCCCCACGTACACTCATCCAGATCATTATAGCCGGATAATATGCCCATTACATCGCCCGGGTTCTCCTCAACGTTTCTATAGTTGTCAAATCTATCAACAACGGATCTTGACAACTCTCCTTCGGAAAACACCCCGCCCCGATCAAGCTGGTTTGTTATAGATACAATATTTTTCAACCTACTATTAACATCATCTAAAACATAATCATCAGATGACAGCATAGTTGGTATTTCATTTAATAAATATTTATTATAACGACTTTTTATTGAATCTATATAGTACCCTATATCATTTTCAGAACAATCCTCGCACTCTATGCTGTCAATTAATAAAGATAAATTATTATCTGAAGATATATTTTTTAAAACATCATAAGACGGTGGCACTTTATGCCTTGAATAATAATCTTTTATATTTGAAAATATAATCTTATATTGCGGCATAAGCGCATTATACAGCATGCTAGACTCAATTTCTCTGTATATATCATTTACCTCTACAGATCCTTGCATCAACCTGTTTAATACCTTCTCATCCATTTTTATTAGACCTTCTGTAATCTTTGCCGCCAACACAGATAACTTCCATATGCTTACTCCTCAGCGACTTGAATGCCTTTCCGAAGTCACCACACAATATTGAGTCAACATCTGCCGTATTTGAGCATAATATTGTTGGCGTGCCATTTTGAAATCTCATTCTAAGAATATGCTCCAATGATGATCCGAACATTTGCTCTGCCTTTTCGGACGGGAATATCCATCTGGAGTCGAACTCATCTATGACTAGGAAGTCGCATCCAATTAAAGTATTTGTGTACTGAAGGCTGTCCATATTCGCAGACAACATTGAGCTTATTATTGTAGCCATAGTTGTATATTTTGAATAATAGCCCGATATCGAAGAAATTTTTAATATGGAACATGCAGCATACGTCTTCCCCGTCCCAAGCCCACCGGTAAAGATCAGGGATCCCCCGGAGTCATACAGTGAGTCAATATCTCTAATAATATTCGATATTAATTCTTTAAACTTTTTATCACCAGAAAAATCCTTAAACGCAAGGGGCCAGTATGTCGGCGGGATACCGCATTCCGCATACATATCTGCTCGCGCAACGCTAGCCGTGCACTTTCCGCATGATTCACCATTGCAGCTATCGCAATTTTGAATAAGAAGCTTTTTGTATCTAATTATTTTATTTTTTGGAATCATCACTTTTAAGCTCTGGTCTTGAGAAGAACATTGAAAAATCATTTTTTTCAATGTCACCCTGTGCCTCTTCTGTTAGCAAACCTGCGGGTAATGACAGTCCGCCATCCTCACCGGCATAATACTTAGGGTCTTCACCCGGGCCATGCTTGCTGGCGAACTCTGCACTGGGCCGCTTATGACTATCTTTATAGTTATCTTTATAATTTAAGCATACTGCGGATATCTTGTCTCTATAAGCCATATAAATAAGACTATTATTTTCAATTAAAATTTTGTCTGCATCTGCCCTTATCACCTCGCCAGATATTGACCATCCACCATTTAAATATAGAGCCACTGTCTGTCCAACTAAGGATTCTTTATTATTCATATTAAACTCACTTTTTTAGCATAATCAATAACCATAGACTCTATGGGTAGTTCGCCATTGTTTCTTTCTAAATAGCTAGAAATCATCTTTAAATCATTAATATCTTCTAACTGATGTAATTCAAAAATACCAGAACAATTTTTATTACACCATGCTATCAAATTAGTTATTTTATCTGCAACTAAGTTTTTACTTGTAAACTCAGAATACATCCTTTCAAACTCATTTATCATTGATGGCAATATAAATATTCCAGTTCCAGTTACAGATTTATTACCACTTCTAAACTTATAATCAAACATCCAATTTATATAATTAAACACTTTTACTATAGCATCTTTTCTTAAGGCATTCTTTTCTTCGCCATCCAAATCATCATAATCTTCTGGCAAAAATAATTTTATAAGTTTTGAGAAATCACGGCTCTCCTTTCCCAACCCCGGAGAGTTCTTCCACCTTACGAGCCTAAACCTTACACCATTCCTGCCCTCATACTTATGGCAAAAATACGCCATAAGAGTTATGTGATTCCAGTCAGATTTTGGCTTAGATATCCAGATAGATATATTCTTATAAAATTCTTCTTGAGTCATTAGTTATAAACGCCTCCAAAGCAATATACTATATTGTACTGCTGCATTAATTCGCCAACTATAAACTTATAAAATTATTTTATATAAAATTTTATTTAATTTTTATATTGTCTGGAAGCTTTATTAAAAATCCAGGTTCACTCTTATATATGTCTATTCTTTTTAGAGAATGCTCTCTTAGGTACTTGCAATTATCAAAAAACTCAACCACTATAGCCCTGCTCTTTCCGGGGTTAGTTCTTATGACCCTACCAATCCGCTGAAGCGCTCGTCCGCTAGACTTCCCAGAGCCAGCCAGAATTAGAGCATCTAACTCTGGTATGTCAACACCCTGATCAAATATCTTTGACGCAACAAGTATATCAAGCTCTCCACTCTTCATAGAGTCTATAGCGCTCATACGATCAGCCCCGCTCCTTTTACCGTCTAAAAACTCGACTCTAAACTCATCACCAAGCTCTTCAGCGAGAATATTTCCATGACCAACCCTTACTACCAAAATAAGAACTTTTTTGCCAGATTTAACCAATTTTTTCGCAGCATTACATATCAAATCATTTCGTTCTTTATTTTCAACAATATAATTTTTATATACATCATGATATTTGGAACCAACGCCTCTTAGCGACGGAACGTTTATAAAATGTATCTCCGGAGGGACTAAATATCCGCTGTCTATAAGCTTTGTTGCATTTAAATCATAAAATTTTGGCCCACCAACTGACTCAATAAGAATGTCATCACCAGAGTCCCGCCACGGCGTTCCAGAAAACAAAAATCTATGCCTCGCAGACCTGCTCTCTTTGTGCAAAAACTGCACAGTTTCTGATGCCGCGTACTGGCACTCGTCAATCACAATCAGCTCTGCGCCCCTAACCTTTTCAACAATTAACCTTTTATTTAATTTTTTGTTCTTTCTAGCAGAATCTTGAGTTGAATCGTTATCTATAACCTTGCACTTCTTATCGAACGCTGACATTGCGCTCCAAACTGTCATTATAGTTACCTTCTTTGATGGGTCACAATGCCCACCGCCAACAAGGCCGCACTCTATTCCGTATAGCTCCTCTATTGTATCTTTCATTTGATAAAGTAGTTCTATGCCAATAACATAAACAATTGTTGATACATTATACTTCGCACACAACATTGCTATCACAGCAGTCTTGCCAGACCCCGTAGCAGACCTGACTATTCCGCTGCCAAATTCAAGTGCTTTCTCTAAAATATCTAGCTGATAATCCCTTGGGATAAAATCATCTGACTGCATATCTAACGGGCTGCCATACAAAACACTATCTCTATTGTCTTGCACTACATAATCAATAGAATTCTTATCTAAAATAGATTTTGCTAAAGATAGAAGCCCAATTGGAAAAGTTTTATTTTTTTGGAAAAGCCTAAACCTTCCGTCCCAACCACCAAAATTATTGCTTTTATACATCATAAACTCATAGCCAGCCATACGATAACTCATCTGGCCGTCGAGCTCTAGTCTAATGTGTTCTTCTATATTACCAACAATTCTACAATTAACATTTCCTAATATAATTGTTATCATAAAAATCTCTTATCCATTCAAAGAGAGGCAATGTTTATCGCCTTCTTCTTTTATCTATAATAGACTTTCTGGAGGTTCTCTGGAGCTTGTTAAACCCAGACTTCTTCTTTTTAATCTTTCTGCTAACCTCTTCCGTAACGGAGTTAACCTTATCCTCACCGAGATCTAGAACCATAGCTGACGCCCGATTTTTCTCTTTTTCTGCAGCAATTTCTGATTGCATCGCGCTCTCTCTCTTTAAGCTGTCAACCCTGTCCTTGGGCAGCCCCAGCCCGGCAAACCAGGAGTATATCTTAACTGCATCATTAGCCCCATCAGACGTGCTTCCAGAGCTGTATATGCCCTGGAATATAGACGCCCCATTGGTTTGCTCAGATATCATATGGAAACAATAATTTATATTTATAGCCGGAAGCCTATCAAGGGCCTCTCTTGGCCCGGTGATGATTACGCCACCAACTCGTGTTTGAGCAACATCAAAGCCTTCCGCGAGCATGCTTGTTCCAAGGCTGTCTATAACGGCCTCTGCAAGCGCGGTCTCCTCCATATAATTATCAACCTCCATAACGCCGTATATTGAGCAATCACCACATGATATTATTTTTCCAAAATCACTCGGGTCCATAGATGTGTGATCCGATGCTGATGCTGTAAGCGTATTAAACAAATGAAGCGGCTCTATAATCGCCTTATTTGCAGACTTCCAAAATTGAGATTGACTCAAATTTGCATAAATTTGCTCAATTCTAGCATTGTCTACAACTATAAGGTTTGAAACCAAGCTATCAGATGTCATTCGTGCCAATCTAGATAACGTTTCAATTGAATTCTTTTTAGACTTTGCATCCTCAGTTGCCTTTGGCAATACATATATAACACCAACTGGAAGCCCAAGGTTAAATAGCATTGGAACTAACAAATCAACAGAAGACGACCCGGTTCCACCGCCGCCAGATACGGCAAGATAAACCATGTCGTTTCCGTCCGAAACTTCAGATACAAAGTTATAGATCAACTCCTCACTTTCACTAAAAAGATCCCTTCCGAGATCCAAATCCTTACCGGTTCCGCCTAGGCTTCCCTCGATAAGAAGCTTTTGCGTTGGCGTTACATTTATAAACTCTAAATCTTGCGCAGATGTATTAATTACTCCAACATCATATCCATTTAAATAAAATTCCTCTGCAAGCCTCGAGCCGGCCTGACCAACTCCGATAACAGCCATATTTATGGCTACAGCTCTTTCATCAATAAGGTTCGGCATAGCATCACTCCTAACGGTTGTATTTTTGCCCATTTTGCTTTTTAACTTTTCTAATACGGCATTATCCATGTCTACACTTTCAGCAGAGGTGTTATCTTCACTTGCGTCAAGCGTGTCATCAGAAGAAGTTTTCGCTGAAAACGCAGAAAGCAAATCCTGATTTTCTTTTTCGACAGCCTTTTTCGTCTTCCTTTTCGGTTTAACCTCTACTTCTTTTGCAGTAGTTTTGCTATTTTTTGCCATTATAAATTCCTCATAATATTTTTCTAATTGATTCAAGATGTCTTCAGACTTAACGACTGCCAGTGGTATAATTTTTTCATCAGAAACCAAGCTGGAGACCTTACACAGATAGTCGCCATAATCACTCATCGGCGGATAATTTGTTGTTATAATACTACATCCAAATGCTTTTGCCTCAAAAAAAGATAGTCCAAGCCCCTCTCTTTTTGAGGGGGAGATAAGGCAATTTGTTTTTTCCAATATATCAAAAACTCCTTGTCTATCAATATAATTATTAATTATTAATATATTATCATGCTCATTGCATCTGTCCGAATGTTCATCCGAAATGCCTCCAGTCAATATTAGCTCAACAGGTGTCTGTAAATCACTTGTATTTAAAAATGACAGGAAGGCGTCTATAACATTAGATGTATTTTTGGTAGAAAATTTTAGATTCAATGATGCTGGGTGATAAAACCTAACAACATCATCTGACTTCTCCACCTCCTTCTTTTTCATATAAAGCCAATTAGATCTAACCACGTTATTATAATCTTTAAAGATATCACTGCACGAGTCCGTCAGGCATATTATTTTATCAAAAGATTTATATGCATCGGACTCTACGAACCTTTTTGTTGTCCACTCTGGCATTGGAACGTCATATATTTCTACGTCATGCTTTATCTTGCAGTTGACAACCCACTGGCCACACTCCATTAGAGTTTCGAATGATATAACCAAGTCAATATTATATTTGTCTATACATTTGGATATCTGCCCCTCAACGCTGTTTTCTGCAGAAAATTCATCAAAGTTTATATCTACAAACTCATCCTTATTGTTTGGCTCAGGATATGACCTCGAAAACCTTCTTCCTGAATCTGTATATCTAGCCTTTGGAATATAATGTACATAATTATTTTTAGACAATATATCGCCAAGTGATTTTGCCAAATACCAAAGTCCTGATTCAAACATAAAAGTTTTTATTAAAATTCTTTTATTTTTTACAGAAGATATATCAAATTTTTTAACCATTCAGTTTATCCCTATTTTTTATTCCAAAATTAAAACGATACCATAATCTTTCATGAAAATAATACAATAACATTTTTGTGACTAACTCAATAGCACTGATTTTTAGACCGATTAGTGCACTCCCGGTTACAATCCATCCAAGAAGCATTGTATCTAAAGTTCCAATCACTCTCCAGGTTATTGTTTTTAAAATATGTCTTTTGCGGCTTACGCTAGCTGTCTTCACTCTCCCTAACCCTCCAGGCTGACTCTTTTTTTATCTTTGATAAATTAAATTCATGCGCCTCCTGCACATCGTCCCTCTGAGTTAGTGATCCGCCGCCTTTCACTATCCTATAATAATATAGAATTTTATGTATATACTTTATAGGATACTTTTCGCTTATTCTTAACCATAAATCATAATCCTCTGCAATCCAATAATCCTTATTGAACAATCCAACGTCATCAATAACGCTTCGTTTTACCGTAACAGAGCCTGATGCGACATAATTGTTCTTCATCAGCATCCTATGATTTATGGCTATACTTTTTTTATAAAATGGCTTTAAAACTCTAGAGCTTGTCATTATTCTGTAGTTACCACAGGTCATGCCTATGCCGCCGTCCTTCTTAAACTCTCTAACGCTATATAATAACTTATTTGGGTCCCAAACATCATCTGCATCCAAAAGGCTTATAAGGCTTCCGTTAGAATTCTTAATTCCAACATTTCTGGAGGCAGCCGGCCCCATATTCTCAGTGTTTCTTATATAAGAAATACCTCTATACTTGGAGATGATCGGCATTATATTTTCAGTAGAGCAATCATCAACTACAGTTATTTTATAATCACTATATGTCTGTTTTATACAGCTTTTTAAGGCCTCATCCAAATAATGACCTGGATTATATACAGGAATTATAACATCAACTAACATATTTAAGCTCAATTACAATAAAGAAAGATATTTTGACGCAATTGACTCATGTGAAAAGTTGTCTTCCATATACTTTCTTGCGCCTAAAGATAAATTTTTATACAAAACAGGATTCTCCATTATTTCAACAATTGCATCACAATAAGCGCTTACGGACCTATCCGTTATTATGCCCGTGATATAATTTTCACCATGAAGATAAATCTTTGGGTGTGTTATAGATGGTATACCCGCAGCCCACTGTTCTGCCAACCCCATGCCCATCGTCTCACTCATTGACGTGCTAAAGAATAGTTTATACTCCTTTGCGGGCCCTATGTGCTTAAAATAATTATATGGGGTTGGGCGTCCAACGAAATCGAAATCATATTGTGGCAAATTTTTAGACACCTCGACCCCAAAAGATACACCCTTAACGCCTTGTGCCGAGTTGCCTTTCCACAAAATCTTTTCATTACATATGTCACTTGGCGACCACAAGTCTAAGTCTGGTCCGACCATAAATATGCTTAATAGGTCGCTATCTATGCCATAAAAATCTAAAGCTCTGTATTTTATCCTATTATTTACCAATAAAATCCTATCATAGTTGATTTTTGACAAAAACTTCTTTTCTTTTAAAAAGTCCACAGTGTCAATTACATTTGGACCAATTATAACTTTTTTATTACAAAAATTAGCAAATTTTATTATATTAGAATAAATATTTGCAAGGCCACTCCAATGATGCAGAATATCACAATTTTTTATGCATTCTGACAGATATTCTTTATCATCTATCGAAAATATATCGTCTGAATTAAATTGCCCATGCGCATGCATTTTTGTAAATATCTTAACGTCAACAGAAGTGTGTTTTTTTAGGATATTATATAAATTATAAAGACATATCCCTGGACCGTTAACATATCTTCCTGCAAATCCAAAATTAAACGCTATTATTACTATTTTTTTAACTATTTTTCCATCTTTCATTTGAAATTACCAACAAATCACTCTCGAACATCTCTTCTAATAGGTTTTTCCATGTATATTTTGGACTCCATCCAAGCTCGCTCTTTGCTAACGATGAATTACCAAGCAAAAACGGCACTTCAGACGGCCTCATAAATCTTTCATCTACCTCATAGAGGTCTTCAAATTTTAAACCTGCAAAAGATGCGACATGCCTAAACATATCCTCTATAGTTGCTCCGGTTCCCGTGGAAATAACATAATCCTTTGGGCTATCATTTTGCAACATAAGATGCATAGCCTCAACATAGTCCTTGGAATGTCCCTCATCACGAAATGCGCTCAAATCACCCATTCTTATCTTATCCTTCAGCCCAAGAGTAATCTCCGCAACGCCTCTGGTTATTTTTCTTGTTGCGAAGTCCAAACCCCTCCTTGGGCTGCTGTGATTATGGAGTATACCGCTACATGCAAACAAGCCATACGCATCTCTATGATTGACCACTGACCAATACGCTGATAACTTGGATACGCCATATGGAGATCTTGGATAAAACCTCATGCTCTCGCTATATCCTGTTTTGGGGCAGCTGAGCCCTCCCCATAGCTCGCTGGTAGATGCTTGATAAAACTTTGTCGATGGAGACAGGGATCTTATGGCTTCAAGCTGAATAACTACAGCTAATGCGTTAGTTCCGAATGTTTCAACTGGTTCTTTAAAAGAATGTCCAACATTAGATTGTGCAGCTAAGTTATACCACTCATCTGGCCTGTATTCCTCAACGCACCTATATATAAAAGTTGAATCCTTTATATCTCCATTCAAAAGTGTAAAATTATCATTACCCAACACATTGTGTTCTAAATTCTGCAATCCATCATTAACACTTTTTCGCCTAGATATTCCAACCACCTTGTAGCCTTTATCCAACAATAACTCTGCTAAATAACTACCATCTTGGCCTGCAACTCCAGTTATAACTGCCGTAAGCATATAACGCCTCCACTAAGTTTGTATTTTACTCAACCGTAACACTTTTTGCCAAGTTTCTTGGACGGTCTATGCAGCGTCCGTTTTCTTTTGCTAGAAAATAAGAAAATAGCTGGCATGGAACCAAAAATAATAATGGCTCAAGGAGCTTGTTTGAGCATGCAGGGACCTCTATAATTTCGTCTAAAACCCTCCTGGTTTCTTTTGAAACATCAGAGCTGACAACCCCTATTACCGCGCCACCTCTGCTTTTAATCTCCCTTATATTGCTCAGCATCTTCCCCTCCATCGGTCCGCTCGCAACCATTGCTAGTGTCGGCATATTCTCATCAATGAGCGCAAGAGGTCCGTGCTTTAATTCTGCTGCAGAATATCCTTCTGCATGAATATAGCTTATCTCTTTTATCTTTAAAGCAGCTTCTTTTGCAATATGCTCTAACGCTCCTCGGCCAATGCACAGCATATTGCTATAATTTGCATATTTTTTTGCAATCTCTTCAATCATACCGCTTTCTAATAAAACTTTGTCAATCATATTTGGCAAACAATGCAATTCTGATATCAAAGACTCATATTCTAATTCTGATAAATCTCTTTTTGATCCAACCAACACCGCCAAGGATATCATTGCCATCATCTGATTGATAACAGATTTTGTAGATGCAACGCTAACCTCTTCTCCTGCGCGAATATATATCCCAGAATCAACCATTCTTGATATAGTTGAATTTACAACATTTACAACTCCCAATGTAGTTGCGCCATGATTTTTCGCCATCTTTATACAGCCTATAGTATCAGCCGTCTCTCCAGATTGAGATACCGCTATCAAAACAGTTTTTTCATTTATAACTGGATTATAATACTTCAGGTCTCCTGCCGGCATAACCCTAACTCTCTTTCTCGCAACACTCTCCATTGACTGTGCGCCAATACACGCAGCATAATATGCCGATCCACATCCAGTATAGATTATCTCTTCGGCATCTAATATACTCTGAATATGGCCTGATATGCCGCTAAGCTTTATTATTTTTTTATCAATATTTACCCTGCCGCTAATAGCGTTTCTAAGATAAATAGGCTGCTCAAATATCTCTTTTTCTAAAAAATGATTAAAGCTACCAATTGTATAATTTTTTTCTTTTATCTCAGCCTCTTCAAATTTATGCTCTAAGGTATTTCCTTCAAGATTTTTAACTACAACGCTGCCGCAAGAGTCCGCCACCACCAGCTTGCCGTCACCTATGTCCATAACCTCCTTTACAGACTGCGGTAAAGCGCCTGCATCAGAAGATACGTATATGCCACCAGACGCGTCTCTGCCAACACAAACCGGAGAGCCCAATCTCGCTATAATTATCTTCTCTGGGTGGTTTATGTGGATAAAGGCCATCGCATAAGCCCCCCTGATATCATTCATTGCGGCTATAGTCGCATCAACAATATTTAAATTACCCATATAATATTGAATGAGGTTGGGGATTAACTCAGTATCAGTATCTGAATAAAAAGAAAAATTATTTTTTTCTAAAAAATCACTTATCTCATAATAATTTTCTATTATTCCGTTGTGAACAAGCGCTATCTTGCCGTCATTTGAGAAGTGCGGATGAGCATTTAAGGCGCTTGGAGCGCCATGCGTTGCCCATCTATTATGCCCTATTGACAGGTTAGATTCAATATCTAAATCCAACAACTCTTCTGGGTGGCCAACACACTTGTTTTCTTCAAATTTATTATTTACAACCGACACTATTCCGGCCGAGTCATAGCCCCTATAGGCAAGCCCCTCAAGGCCCAGCTTAACCCTCTGATGGGAATCTTCGCCACCTATATAACCAAATATACCGCACATATCACAATGCCCTCTATATTTAATTATAATTATTAACTGTTTAGATGCCAATCCAATGTAGCCTTTAGTCCTTCTTCATAAGAAACTAAGGGCTTATACTTTAACATTTTACAAGCTTTTGTTATATCTGCCTGAGAGCACATGACATCACCTGGGCGCTTATCCTTAAAAACAGGCTCTTTTGTCTCTAATGAGCTGCAAATTGAGTTTACAGAGATGCTTCCTCCGCAACCAACATTGAATGCATCTCCGGAGAATTCAAAATCAGAAGTCGCCGCCAAAATATTCGCAGAAACAACATTATCTACAAAACAAAAGTCCCTAGACTGCTCTCCATCGCCATATATTACTGGATTTTTTTCGTTTTTTACACTATTACAAAATGCAGAAATAACCGCAGCATACGCAGAGTCCGACCTCTGCCTTGGGCCAAAAACATTGAAGTATCTCAAGCAAACCGTATCAAGCTGATAAATCTCTGAAAAAAGCTTGCAATACTCTTCACCAACCTTCTTTTGTAATGCGTATGGAGACTTCGGATCTAGCGGAGTCTCTTCTGGCGTTGGCAAAATATCAGAACCACCATATACAGATGATGATGATGAAAAAATAAATCTTTTTACATTATAGTTATGAGACAGATATAACATATTCAGTGTTCCATTTATATTTACATCATTTGACAAAATTGGATCAATAACCGATGGCGTAACCCCGGGTATTGCGGCCAAATGAAAGACTAAATCTGGAGAAAATTCTTCAAAAATGCCCTCCACAGACTCATCTCTTATGTCGATATGCCTTGGTATAAAATTTTTATTTAAAATATGCAGGTTCATCGTGCTGCTAAGTCCAGACCTCATATTATCAACACCAACAACCCTACACCCAAGCCTTAAAAGCTCATCCGTCAAGTGGCCCCCTATAAACCCGGCCGAACCTGTAACTAAAATTGTTTTTGCATCAATCCCCATCTGCAAACCCCGCTGACTCCTCTATAATATTTACCATCTCCGGCCTTATCTCATTTCGCTCATTTATAGCCGCCTCTAAAACCTTATGTGCCGAGTCATTATTCTTCATCTGAAGCAACAAAGCCTCCGTATCCTTTGGAAAGCAATGCCCAGAGTAGCCAACCCCTCCGTCCGGACCAGGCACTATGGTATGCATCTCTCCAAGCCAATCACAAAGCATCAAATCTCTAACCCTATCATAATTCATTCCAAGCTTATTGCATAAAAAGTAAAATTCGTTAAATATCATGACTTTTTGTGCATAAAAACAATTTCTAAAAATCTTCATCGCCTCAGATTCATCGGATGAACATACAGAAATTCTAGAATTTGGGTAAAGATCTTTATAAAATAAAATTAAAGAATCAAAAAGCCCAGAATCTGATGACTTTCCCAAAACAATATGGTCTTGGTTATGAAAATCTTCAAACGCCGTTCTTTCTGTTAAAAATTCTGGATTATGAGCAATATTCAAGGAATACCTCTCTGCAAGTGCTTTTGTCGTTCCGATCTCCACTGTAGACTTAATCACACAAAGTCCACCATACCTATTCTCTTTTAAAAACAATAGATTCTCCTCTATAGCGGAAAGATCAAAGCCTTTGTCTTTAATGAATGGAGTGGGGAGGCACAAGAATAGAATTTCAGAGTCTAAAACGGAGCTTGCCGATCCTATCTTTTGAAACTTGTCATAAATAATTGTAGTTATGCCATTTAACTTAAAAGACTTATGCAATGCACTACCAACAAACCCATTGCCCATCTGCGCTATAATCATATCAAACACCAAATCCAAAACACTGCATCACCCATTTGCCCTTATTTCAGCCCATTTTTTTGACCAAGGAATCTCTATAAATCTCATTACTTTGTTAAGCCCAACTGGCTTAATAATTTCATCAAAAGTTACCTCTAGATACTTGTTTCTAGGAAGTATCTTTTTAACCTCAGACCATTGTGCATCAACCTCTTTAGAATACCATAAAAATTTATCATACATGCTTATATTATCCCATATATCATTTGAAATTTTATTAATAACAAACTCATCATTTGGTTGATAAAAACTATGACTCCAAATTTCGTTATAAAACTTTAAAAATTCAGCCTTAGTGTATTCGGACCTCCTTTTCCTCACCCTCCTCAAAAAAGAGCTTGCGACATCTTTATGATCTCTAAATAATCTAATAACCTGATAATCTATATTGGTACTCTCTATTGACGGTATGCAATATCGCCCAACTCTATGGTCAGTAACTAAATATTTTTCTGCCATAGGATATTCACTCTTTGACTTAATAATCATGTTATTTAAATATTTATCAACTATCTTGGCAGAGCTATGACTTGAGAGATCATTTTGGCCCTTAAGCTTCGAAACCGGAATTCCGCCCCAACCCTCATGAGTGACTAGGGCATCAGCACCTACTGCCTGATGGATCTTCTTTTTTTGAAACCTTGCCCCGCCAAAAGCCTGTGATAAAAAGGCAGTGCCGCTTCTTCCTGTCGTAAATACCAAAATTAGCTTCATTATTTTACTATCTTCCTATGGTCTATGCCCTTAAGACCCTCAAATCTTTGCCTGGCACTACCTAAATTTAATTTCACATCCACCTCACAGCTTTACTTTCGCAAATGCAATATAAAGGCCCCACCCTCTACTGCGTCAATGTCTATCAGCTCGTACCCTATTTTCTTACAAATTTTCACCGCAGTATCCCTGCTTGGTCTAAATCCGGCAAATCCACCAAATTCTTTATCGCTTTCTGAAACTTTTCTTATAAAATGCAAAACAGCTATTCCGCCCGGCTTTTGTGTTCTGTAAATTTCACGCAAAGTATTTATCAAAAGCTTTTTTGTTGCAATATGCTGAAGAACATGAAATGAATAAATTATATCAAAAAAATCATCCCCAAAGGGAACACTTCCAACATTGCATTTTTTTAAATTAACTTTAAAACTGCCCAATTCTTCTTTGCAGAAAGATAACATGTTCTCAGAAATATCTGTTCCATAAACTTGTGATTCAAACTTATGAAATCCCTTGAGGATTCTTCCTACACCGCACCCAAAGTCCAAAACTCTATCTTTCTTTGTAATATTTCTTTTATGTTTTAAAATATGATCTGTAATCAAAGAGTTAACAACTGAAGCATCAAAAGCATTAACAGCCTTTCTCTCTTCCTTTCTTGTGGAAACCCTATCATATTTCGCCTCTTCTAACGAGCCAACATTCCAAAAAGTTACTATTTTTTCTTTGTCTTTTTTATTCATAACTAGCCTCTAACACTATTTAATGATATTAATTTATTAATTATAAATTTATATCTTTTATTTTTTTTTATTAAATTAATCAAACTCTCTCCAAGGATACCAACATGCTTATCCTCCATATATATATTGTTAAAATCTTTTTTGTATCTATCTGTAATAACCGAAGAATTAATCTGTGCCTTAGGGCAATAAGTGTTATAATTACCACCTATTGGGTGCTGGTTCGGATCCTTGGATATAAAATAATCATTAAATAATAACATATTGCCTTGATATGGTATTTTTAAAAAATTACAAATATCCTTCATAACTAATTTTGGAGACTTTGCAAAAGACATGTAATTAACAACAATATATTGATCATTCTTTATAACTCCGCTTTCTATTAAATTAAATATTTCATTATAATAATCCTCATATATTTGTAATAAATATTGAACTGCACGAATTTTATTTTTTGGCATTTTTTTAATTTTCACTGTGCCTATGAAGGAGCCCACCCACACCTCCAGCGGCTTATACAGGATAATAAACTTATTATTAACCAAGTCAATATCCATACCCGCATAAAGCTTCCAGCTTTTATTTGATGTACATATAAAAGATGTATCTGAGTGTTTACATAGTAAGCTTAAATGATTATTTGAATTCATTGACTTTTTAATTTTATTTATTACATAACAAGCTCTCCCATGAACCCGGCATCCATTATCAATGCATCCATCCCGACCAATGACATCTTTAACAATCCAGTGACTTTCTCCAAAATTTGTAATATCACTATGAGCTCCCAAAATCAAAGATAACAATGTTGACCCAGATCTTGGCGGACACAATATACCTATGTGATTTCCCCTTAATCTTCTGGAAGTTGACTTTTTACGCGAAATTGAGATTGGCTTCTTACGCGAAGTTGAGATTGGCTTCTTACGCGAAGTTGATTTCTTATATAATTTTGACTTTTTACTCATAATCTATAACTTTAAACATTAACTACAATTTCTTTTTCCTTTTAAAACTAAGATCTCCTCTCTTGTGTCTATAGTATTTTTTTCTATTAAAACACTAGAAAAATGCTTTTTATAATCATCCAAATTATATTGCCCCTTTCTTACTCCAAAGATCATAACACAATGATAAGATGTTATGTTAAGAAGAGTCTTCATATATTGCTCTATGGGGTAATGAAATCCTACCGCCAAATATGACATGACTAAGTCAATATTATGATGTATATTTAAGTCTTCAGTCAAAAGATTAAATGTCCTAAAATTACTGAGGCCATGAAGTTGTGCGAATTTGGCCGTAAGATCAAGATTATTATAATATGAGTTATCCGGATCCCAGCCATATTCAATTTTATCACTTTCTTTAGTCACATCTGCTAAAATAAAATGCGCAGAGCGCCTATGTTCTTGGCTTAATTTATAATTTAAAAACACAGACATCCTGCCGAGCCCGCAACCGAGATCTAAAATCTTCTTAGGCTTTCCTATATGCTTCCTAATAGCCTTATACTCTGACCTGCTCATTTTGAGGTAAAATTCTGGGTCATCCACAAGTTGCGTTATCTGAAGATCAGCAAAGTGCTTGAATTCATCATCTATTCTAAATTCAAACATTCCATCCTCCCTTGTCCATAATTTTTGAAAATCATTGCCACGCTTATTCGCCATCTCGAACCATCACATCAACCTCTCTGGCCGCATAAGCCACCCGCCCTAAGCCCATATATGAGCGCAACGAGCCATATTTTTCATAACTATATACAAAAATAAACATTATTTTGCAACCAATCCAAACATTCTTTCGTGCTGCCCTATGATCTTTTTCCACGAATACCCCCTAACGCTTTTAGCGGCAGACAACGACATTTCTTTGTAATTTTTTTTCATAATTTTATCTATTTTTCTCGAAAGATCCGCCGGAGTTCCATCAAACTTATATCCGTTCTCTCCGTCCTTTATTAAATATTTACACCAGCCAACATCTGTTGTTATAACTGGGATCCCGCACGCCAGCGCTTCCAAAACAGGTAGTGGGCCACCCTCACTTTGTGAAGCGCAAATTAAATACGAGCCTCTCTTGTAAAATTCTGGCATTTTATAATTTTTGATTGCACGATCTCTTGTTTGAGTTATAAGTGAAATATCCTTTCGACTCTCAAATAAAGGCCTTATTACAGAGTCATACCCCTTTATTCTTCCATGATTTGCGGAACTTGTATTTCCAACCCACATAAACGGCCCTCCCTCTTTGGTTCCAAGTGGCTTAAATATTCTCGATCTATACCCAGAGTGAACAACGTGGCGGGACGGAATGTTCAAATCTTTTGCCAAAGTATATGAAGGAACTGCGATTTTTGCATACCTTTTGCAATGTCTAATGACATCCACTGATGACATACCTCTCTTTTGCCATGAATTATAGCTATGAATTCCAGCTATAATTTTATTACGATCAAACCCGGCAATTAGCTTTTCATATCTTTCTATATTCCCCCAATAAAACCAATATACGGCATCATATCCTTCAAAGCTAAGCTTTTTTGAGCCAATATTTGCTTCATAAAATATATCATAATCATATTTTTTTGAAAACTTCATGATACTTTGCGCTATAACGTCATAGGCCCAGCCCCTCACGTCAGGGATTAATAATATTCTTTTTTTATTTTTCATATAAAAGATCCAAGTAATTTCTTCCAAGTTTTTTTTCTATATTTATAATATCATTATAAACTGAAGTAGAGAACTGCCTCTTAACTTTGCCACTTGTTCCGATTTTCAACAAGATTATGGACGCTTGATCAGCGTTAGAATAGAGAAGGCGCCCAGACTGCCCCCCTAGCAAGCTCCTATTGCCAAACCCATCATACGCCACCACGGGTGTTTTTAAGACCATGGCCTCTCGTATACCTCTAGACAACGATTCCATTACACAACAATGCAAAATAGAATCCATAGATTTTATACGAAATCGTACATCCGGGGAAAACCCACAAAAGACCACCTTGTGCTCTATTTTTAATTTTTTTGCATATTGCTTAACCTCAGCTACATACTCTTTGGCCCCTCCCCCATAGAAATATAATTTTCTTGGAAAAGCATCATAATTATAATGTTTTTCTAATTTTTTAAATATATCTAAAGCTTCAAATGGGCGCTTTGACGGCTGGATTCTCCCCACGACTCCAATGGAGAACTCACTTTTCTTTATTTTAAAATGCTGAAACCTATAAGTCTTGTAGTCTACTTTGTTAACCTCTGTATAATTCCCCAAAAATAAGGGCGGGTGGGCATGCCTAAACTTCTTCTTTATCAACCCATCCGCATAAGGGTCTTTTGAATACTTTATATTCAAATGATATTTTAGAGTTTCTTTTGAATTAAACAAAAAAGCCTTAACTTTTAGCCCATCCTCCATTGGAACGGTCACATGGGGTGTATTTTTCCCAGGAACATATATGTACACATCGGCCTTAGAACTTTTTACTTTAGTGCGAATTCTTTCGGGAAAAGCTCTATATTGCAAAAGAATAAGCGCATCTGAATCTATAATGTTTTTTAAAACATATTCTTCAGAAAACTGTTCTTTTGATATATTCAATCCAGACAATCTTTCAAATTTTTTCTCAAACAGATCCTTGTTTATAAAATCAGCAAATATGCCCTTCTTGCTCGAATCAAAAGCTATCCAGGCATCCTCTCCATGCTCCTTGAGCGTTTGATATAACTCTATCATTGTAGCTTCTGCCCCGCCAATCCCAGCGGGTGGGCGTAATAGGCCTATTTTCATGTCCGACCACCTTTAAATAGCTTATCGAATTCAACAGCCCTATCTCTCCAAGACCACTCATCGTGCGCTATTTTATCCAAAGAGCTTCCAATCAAGTTTATTCCCTTTGGACTTGCGCTATAACTAATAATTTTACTTTTAAGATCTGAAGCATTTTTTACAAATATATTTACGCCCAACCCCTTACAAAGACTCGGGACACAACCAACTCTAGTTGATATTATAGCCCGGCCACAGGCTGCAGCCTCAAGCATGGGGTTCGGAGTTCCTTCGCTATCACTAAAGCATATAACTGTACCTACAGAATTATAAAAATCAACCATTTTAGCTCTACCAAACCTGCTCTTATTAGTTGCTACCTTTAATCTGTACTTATCACCAAGGTTGCCAAACACCTCTTTTATATCATTAAACCTTTTTACAGATCTATCTGGGTTGCCTACCCATCCAAATATATAATTATAATTCGAAGGCATAGTTTTTTTAACAAATAAATCACCATCCACTCCGAATGGGGCGTTTATTACCTTGCTCTTATAAACAGGCTTAAATTCTTCATATAAGAAGTCATTAGATGTGCTTATCTTATCAAAGTTATTAAATATACGCCCCATATCTCTTGCGTGGGAACGACCAACATGGCTACAAACAGTTGTCACCAACCTATACCTCCGACTTCTACTAACCTTATGCTTCACAAATGGCCAAATTGGCCAATTTAAAATATATATTACATCATAATTATTAAAATTAACTGATTCAATTTTTTCAAAATGAATAATATCAAAATTATAATTTTGAAAATGTTTTTTTAAATTAATAGCTCTATTATATAGGGCCCACCTGTAAGAATCAACAATGCATAAAACTCTCATTTTGTTGACTCATAAAAGGCCTCTTGCCATCGATTCTTATAGGATTTTATCCCAAAGAATTTTATAGCTCTCGCCCGACCATGACTGCTAAGCTCTCTCTGTAGATTTTTAGATCTCAAAACTTTTCTCACGCATTTGATCATATCCTCTTTATTATCCGCAAACAAACAATCCTTCCCATCTCTGAGATATCTGCCTATATCATAATTATTAGTTGTAACAATTGGTGTACCACACATAAGAGCCTCAGCTCTCGCACGCGGCATGGCGCTCCTTTTTGTTGTATTTAAAAACACACTGTACTCGTTATATTTTTTAACTAATTTATTCAATGAAAATGTGCCTATAGACTCACGAAGCCTTTCATCACCATGTCCAATTAAGTCACACAATCTGGTCTCATTAGACACAAATCTCCAGTCATCAAACCCAAGAATCGTCCCTCTTTTTTGAAAAACACTAGATACAGATAGAATCCTTTCATTACGAATAGTATTCATATTGCAAAATTCACTTGGGTCAAATCCATGTGGAATATACAAATGTTTTTTGCCCGGAAGATTTTTATAATTTTGATCCATTACATATTTTGAATTCCAAACAACAACCCTCGCCCAACTTGGGATTGGAAAGCTCGAATCGGGATGCTTAGAGACAGTTTGTATAACCGCAATACCCGGCGTTCTTCTTTTTTTATCTTGAAGTGCATTGTAGCGACCTGGAGTCACACCAGCTCTGACCATTATTATATCAAAATTTTTAGATAATAAATTTTTTTCATATTCCGCAACCATATTAACTTTTTTATTTGAAAAAACAGGTCTTCCAAAGTCACCTGACTTTGGAGGTTTCGAATCTAATTTTGTACAAAAAAATTTAGGACCAGTTTTGAAAAACTCATACTGATGTCCTCCGTGCACAAGCCAATCGGCAATTATAATTTTATTTGACATATATGCTCACTAATAATTTTTGAAACACTATCTATAGAAAACCCACTAATTATAGAGTGAGCCCTGCCTGCCTTTATTTTATATTTATCAAAATTTTCATAAACATCACGCATTAATTCAGATGCAGAATTCACGCTCGGCTCAGCCCATCTTTGTGATTTATTATAAATATTTGGAGACCAAGACATATTTTTAACATGTGTTAGTCTATGCTTTATTATAGCAGAATTACTTTGATTTAAATAATCAGATATTCCACCATATTTTGTTATAATTACTGGATTTTTATAAGAAATAGCATCACCTATTGGCATGCCCCAGCCCTCTCCTCTATGTGGCGATATATAGCAATCTGAATAATTATGTAAGGCTCCAATATACTTCTTCGGCAAAATTGAATCAATCACATAAACTGGAGAATAGTAATTTAAATTTAGTTTTATTTTTATACTTGATATATCGCTCTTTATATCATCAATAGTATATCCAGGTAGATTTAAAGCATTAACTTTCAATATCAAAATAACATTATCGTGTCTACCAAACGTCTTCCAGTAAGAATTTAGCAATACATCTGGCCCCTTTCTATGGTGCCATTGGAATATAGAATAAAATTTAAATACATTATCACCAACAAAATATTTATCAGAAATTTCAGATGGTATATCCAAAGTATAACCCTTGCTATTCGCAAACTTATCATATGGAGTTGGAATTATTCTAATTTTTTTAGAAAATCCAGCCCTTCTGCATGCAGACTCGACAAGCTTGCATGGGGCCCAGATTTCATCCGCCTTAAGTATGAACCTCCCCCAGTAAGGTGGCAGCCGATCCGCCTCCCAGTAAAAATGTATTATATTGTATTTATCTTCAGACATATTCTTGTATGGTGGCGGACCAACATAAAAATTTATGTCACCAACAGCATCGCAAGACTTAAGTTTCGCTGATTCCGCTATAGTTTTAAACTTTGATAAATTAAAATTTAAATCTATATTGGTCAAACTAAATGCCTTTGCTATATTTATACACGCGTCACCATAACCACTTCCGGGCCTGCCAATTCCATGAAAATTTACAACTTTACGCATAATAACCTGTTACCAACAAACTACTCGAATTTCTATCTTTTTTATGGAAACTTCCGTTTGACAAAAGTATCGAAGAAAACTCTTCACACGTGGTGCCTATATCATGATTTTTAACTACATACTTTTTAGCATTAGAAACAACATCTTTATTTTTAAAATTTTCAATTATCAACCTTGAATCTTCATCTGCATTTAATGATATAATAAATCCATTTGAATTATTAAAAACAAAGTCTTTTATATTTCCATAATTTGTTGTAAAAATAGGAACACTGCACGCCATAGCCTCTAATATGGAAATTGGCGTGCCCTCAGAACATTTTGTTGGCAAAACAAATGCGTCAAATATATTATAATAATCATGTGTATTTTTAACATATCCGGCAAAAATTACATTTTTAATCCCCCTGTCTGCGCAACTCTTTATAAGATTATTTTTTTCCGGACCATCGCCAACTATTATAAACTGATAATTTAACATAATCTTTGCCAAATCTAATATATACCCAACATTTTTTTCTTTTGACAATCTAGAAACAACGCCTATTGTTGGCTTCACTCCAACCAAAATTCTTCTATCAACATTTATTTTTTTAGAATTATATAATATCTTTTTATTGTATTTTTTAAATAAATCTAAATCAATGCCAACGGGCACAACATGCCTTGAATTAATATTTTTAATATTATTTCCTAAATTTTCTGATATAGATATTAACCCAGAAAATCCATCTCGACTTTTTCTTGCAGATAATGCATCACTCCATACAAAATCACTATGATATATTTCATATATGAAGCTGTCTACTAGCTCTGGCTCAACAACGCGCTTTATTGTGTTATATACATTATAACTATTATAAAATATTAAATAATTATAATTATTTGCGATAAGAAGGCTTCTTAAATGATCGTGTGTTTTTGCATCAACGTGCTTTACATTTTTATTTGTTATAAAGTTACTTAAAATATTTTTTTTCATATATAATATTGTTATATTATAAATATTATTATCTAAATTATTGATAATATTTTTTAAATAAACTTCAGCACCACCATATATGGAATATGGAATTATAAAGGCTACTTTTCTTTTGGAAATATCATTAAAATATGACATTTTTTTCTTTATATTTTGCCTTAAGCTATTCTTCATAACAACCTTGCTATCTTTTGAAGAACTACCCAAAGGCTTGCCAGAAATGTTTGAAATTGAAATCTTTGACACTTCTATAGTTCCAAATGATTTCTGGTCCTTTTCAATTATTATGCTGCAACCATCATATTCTCCATTTATATCAAAATTTACAGAAATCTCAGAATAACTTCTTTTTTTAAAAGATATTTTTTTAGAAAATAAAACCAACCCGCCTGAAGACAATATATTAAACACAAAGTCTCCAGGGCCAGTTCTTTTTTTACCAATTATTTTTAAATTATTTCTACCAGATAAGCTTCCCACATTATGCTTTATAAATGCCTTTTTTCTTAAAACTAAGCCTCCGTTATCTTTTAGCTCAAAATCTTTACCGGACCATACTGAGCTATTTGAAGAATTAAATATATTCATAATAGCTCCAATATTTTTTTTACGGCAGACTCCCATGTAAAATCTTCAGATGTTTTTGTCATATTATCTTTAAATTTATGTAAATATTTATCATAATTTTTATAAACATCAATCATTGACTGAGAAAGCTCGTCCCCTCTCGGCATATATGTCAGGGCCCCCTTGGACGGCCTCCAGTACTGATATGATATAGGCGCAGCAATAGGGTCCGACTCATATAATATAGAGTTATTTTTATTTAAAAAGTCCAAATGTCCAGTTGCATTTGGAGCAATAACAATTTTCCCAGCAGAAATTGCTTCAAGCATCGGCAGGCCGAAGCACTCTGATGATGACGCGCTAACTAATGCATTTGAACAATTATAAACAGGAGTCATGCTCTCAAAGCTTTTGGTCAAAATCTCTATTTGTGGTAAATTTTTTCCAAAAAATTTCTTTTGAGCATTAATAATAATTTTTTTAACATCAGATTCAAAAGAAAACTTTGGCTTCTTCAATTTTGTTTTTATCATAAGGCATACGTCATCATCATCTGTAAACGCATCATAATATGAGTCAATCAGCAAGTCTATATTTTTCCTATGATGAGGAATTGATACGTTTAAAAACTTAAATGATTTATTTGTTGAGGGGCTAAATGCGTCTTTGTTTTCAAAATCACAAAGATTAATTCCATGCGGAATAACAACACACTTTTCTTCTGGCCAGCCATTTTTTAAAAATATATCTTTAGAAAACGAACTAGAGGGGAAGGCGTAGTCTATATATTTAGAATTTTCAGCCCATTCTTTTGGCATAACATCTGTTTCGTAATTATATATAGCCGCCTTTAGCCTACTATTTTTTAAAAATCTTCTATTAAAATTTCTCGGAAGAGTGTAGCATATGTCTAAATCAATATTTTTATTAGATTTATTAAAATAATCATACAATAATGAATCTATATTTGACATACCATTTGTTGTCTTCATACAAATATTATTATCAAGAGAAATAAGTGATTTTGCAATATTTCTCATAACAACAGCCCAGCTGTGATTCGTGCCAAGCATAGTATGCATTCTTACGTTATACAAAATATTCTCCATACAATATATAAAGAATATTACGCTATAGCGAATCTGCTTACCATTAAAATAAACAGAAATATAGATTAGGGCGTTGCTACAATAACGTCAGGGGTGTCGCTTTCTCTTTCAAGAGTTATTCTGTTATACACGCCTGTTGCAAAATCTCCACCAACTGGCTGAGTTGTTATTATTAGAATCCATGGCGTATGACCCGTGTTAATCTCAAATGTTAGTGGTGAGAATGGCGATGCGGTGTGCCCCAGGTTATTCACACCGATCAGAGCCGCCAGCCCTCCAGCCCATGGGTCAAAATCATCAGCATGACAATCTCTTGGGGGGCCATCAGGTCCATAAACAGAGGTTGCGGGGGTTCCTGCGTGTGAAAAGTCACCTTCAATTACTGGTGTACTAGTTGAAGTATAATTCACAGTAAGTGGCCCTGCCGATATAGAGCCGTCATAATTACATGGTACGAATGCCCCATCTCCCGCTGCATCAAATTCTTCAAAATATGTCCAAAGGTTTTCATCAATAGATAGCATAAAGTTTACACCAACACCAGGTGCGGCGCCAGGGGGCGCTGGCAGTCCCGCCGCAATTGAATCATGCCCTGTAACCTTCCACTTGCCATGCAAATATTGCCCAGCGCCTGCGGGAAGCGCACCTGAACTAGGAGCAGGTGGCGGGCCGTGCGACGGTGGCGGAGAGCTACTGCCGCTTGTAGTCGCAGATGAGCTAGAAGTAGAAGTTGGGGCATGACCAGAGGTGGGGGCATGACTAGACGTGCTTATCTGCACAAGACCTGCAAGACCGGCGGATGACAATGCATACTGCGGCAGGTGGAATGCGCATGGGAATGGGCCCTCTACAAATGTGCCAGTAGCAGTATTTCCGGCTATAAAGAAGCATTCATCATCTGCAAGAAGCTCATCATCGTCAGTACATGTTCCAATCCCAATCCTACTAAGCTCTTGAAGTCCTATGCTTATATCAGAATTAATAAATCCTGATTTTTTCAAGAATACTCCAAACTCTATAACCGTGCGATTTTCCTCAATCATAACATCATATAAAACATTCTTTGTTTTAAACGAAGCAATGCCAGTTGTGGGATCGAGGCTCACCCCGACTTTAAATATAACTCCAGTTGTCATATCTAAATATTCAACCACAAGCTCTATGCTGTCTGAATAGAATGAGAATGACGTAGTTGCAGAATCATCCGGCTCTATTATAAATGCCTTTACATACCCGGGGAGGTGCCCAGGCTCGGCCAAGCTCGCTATTACTGTTGATGTTACATCAACCAATATTTCTTCAGAGTCTGCAGCAATTCCAGGCCTAAAGGATGCTATGATGGAATCATTTTGAGTCTTTGCGTAATTATAAAATATACCAAGATTATCTGCATGTATTGAGGTTATTGGTATAATGTTAAACAAATCAGTTGTTGATGTAGCGCCATATGAATTTAACCTTATATACGCAGCAACTACGCTTGTCTTTTTGGGCAAATTAAGCGGAAATGACACAGTGGTTTGCTTTACATTATCAAATGAATCTTTAGATATCTCAACATACTCGTCAGAAGCAATTTCTGAAGAATAACTTGACTCAATATACACATTGACCAAGCTTGTAGAGAAAGACAGACTTGATGGTGGCGATCGATCCTGCTCAAGCCTATAAGAAATTCTCGCATCACCACCGCCAGGATGAGCGCTTGGATTCTCACCAACCCTCATATATTGTCCGTCCGGATTATTTACCAAATCTATATTTGATGGATTAAAATACATTGCAGTGCAAACATCATCAATCCTTCTAATCCTAAACATAACTTCGTCGCCAAGCGCGTCTTCTGCGTCAACTTCGTAATCAAAAACACTCGTTAGCGCTCCGCTAGAATCATACATCTTCCCGGAGTAAAAGAGCTTAGTCCCCAGACCAGCCTCTTCTCGCCATCCAAATGAAATTTCTGATGTTGTACCATCAGCATTATCTATTTCAACAAGCATGTAAGAGCTTAACACTCCACTTGACAAAGATTCGCCTGGCCATACTGACCTATAAGCATTAAAGTCTAATACAAAATCACCGGACGCGTCTATGTCCGGAGACGATGAAACATCAATTCTTCCAAATTTTGGTGGCACGTCTGGTGTTGTAAATATTGAGAATACCGCTGGCTCATTCGGTCCTGTCGGAGCAGACACCGTAACTACAGATGCATCGCTAAAAACGTTTAAAGGCCATGTCTCAAAAGAATCATAACTTTTATCCTCAAATGACTCATTTATCATCTCCAGAAGAGAAAAGCTTGTTGACTCTAGGTGCTCTTCATACCCATCCTCTGCAGCGTAGCCGTCTATAAACGAATCTACGTACAAACTAGCTATTGCCTCTGAAATCTTTACGCGGCCTTTGCTTATGTCTGTATCGCTACCAACATCTTCGCATCCAACATATGTTCCATCAGAATACTTCATCGCAGGATATCCAGCGGCAGTAAGGCACTCCTCATCCTTAGATTTTATAAATGTCTCATAAAGATTTATCTGACAATCTTCTATTGTGCCCGGAGGCATTGGAATTCGTATTTTTGAATATTCAAAGTCACCATGATATGGTATTCCGGGAGAAGAATATATCTCACCATTTGGTATATACAAATCATTTGGCACGATATACTGATTTTTATATTGAGGGCTACATATCTCTGGAGTCTGACACTCTGGCTCCTCACATTTGCATAATCCGTAATCTGATTCCTCTATGAATGTAGATTCGACATACCTGCGCAAATCGCATATATCTATAAATCTGCCTTCAAATGCAGCATCTATAAATGATATTGAAAAATTCTTATCTTCATACGGAACAGAAAGAAGCCGGCTGTTATCAGCCAACATATTTGTTCTTGTTCCGCTTATTATTTCAATATTAAATCCTAAGCTACCAGAAAACACTACGCTATTTCCATCTAAATCTGTAACAGATAGTAGGACGGAAATTCCATCATCCCCTATTGTTTTGCCATCAATTATATATGAACCCGCGTCACCACTCTCGGGCGGGACTATAACTATATCGCCAATCCTTATGGCCAGAGCTATTTCTTCCGAACTAGAAATAAATCCAATAGTAGACTCGTCTATACTAGAATATGATGTTAAATCTTCATCTAAAAATAAGACCGGGTAGTTATCTTCGCTTAATATATTTTCTACACTTATCTTCAATACCCTAAATCTTTCTTCTATTGAAAAGTTAACATACCCATCAATCGCATCCTCAAGCAGTTCTATATCAAGCCCATCAATAGTTTCATCATCATTTAAATCTGCTTTTATAAAACTAACTATATCAAGCTCGCCACCGAGAAGCTTTCTTTCTGTTGTTTCTGAGTTTATAGTGCTTCCAACATAATCAAGCATAGTGTATACATCTTGCAGCGTAAGCTCACCATCACTATCTAAATCACCAGACATTGCATAGTAACACTCAGTCCTTGTTATCCTATACTTATTTGTACACTCACAGTCCAAATCTGGAGTAATTATCATATTTACTAAATTTGACTCAAGAAGGTCATTATCCGGATCTATTATATAAATGCTGTTTCTATCATAGAGGCCTGCTATAGAGAATGTACCACTTATATCGCTAAACTCTCTTACGTTCTTATCAGAAACTTTGGCCAGGATTATCGGCTCTATATCATCTAATAGCTCATCCAAGTCATCTTCCGATACCACCGATATTGCTGCAGAATCAAGAATTCTTGTATAAACAAAGTTACCAGTTCTTGGGTGAACGTCTGGGTCCAGATATTTACTTGAATTTGATAGTAATATATAATTTTTAGCACCTTCAGCTACATCTACAAGCGGTATATTTCTTTCAAATCTTGATATTTGTGAATTTCCGATATACTCTTCTGTCTTTGGAAGAGCTATTAAGAATCCATCTTCAGAATATGCCAGCCCGCTTGTAACCTCTACGGTGTCTGAGTGTATCGCAAACCACAGTGACTTTCTATAATCATCAACATATCTGCTTGTAGATGGATCAAATTCTACAAATCTGGTCTTCTGCATTCCAAATTGCTCTAACTTTGATAAGGTTTGGCTATTATCATTTTTTCTCGCAACAGGGTCAAACCCCTTCTCCATAATGACTGTTCCGACCCTATTGTCACCCCTTCTCGTCACCATAAACGCATAATACTTCCCGGACTCCAGGCTTGGCTCTATAACCGGGTCCGCAATCAATGTTCCGGCAAAATTAAAGTCAACAATTGATGATACATTATTTAGCCTATACCCAAGATCCTCAAGATCATGCATACTATATGATAATTCCATTATTGAATTTAGCTCAGGATCAAAGTCTATAAGGTTGTCCGGGATTACATCAGTTGGGCAGTTTGTATCCGTCGCAAGCTCATATATAGAGAGGACTATGTCTCCGGAAAAATTATATTCCTCTCCAATATCCGCATCTTCATCATTTTCAACAGATAACAATATGCTTATTTTTTGCAAATTATTTGATTCAAATAAAAATTTCTGACCATACGCTACAGAGCTTGACCCGTCTTTCCTAAATTCTAGCTGAGACTCTGATTCTATTTCAAAATATAACTCATTAAAATTTATTGTTGAGCCAAACGCCTCTTTTATTTCGTCCTCAATTATTTTTGATGGACTAGACGTAATAAAATCTCTAAAAAATACATTTGGCATTCCAAATTGAGATGATACAATTGGCTGCGGATATATTGAGAATGGCGTTGTTTCTCTGATGACTATTCGTCCACCATTATTGACGCTCTTCTTCTCTGACTCTACATGGGTTCTTCCTAGCCCACCAGAAAAGTTATTAAAAAATACAGAATTTATACTAAGATAATAGTGATTGGACAGTCTTACACTATTCTCTTTAAACGTAATAAACTCACTTACAAGCCTTCCGCCCTCATCTATACCATCAAAAGCAAATCCTATTATTAATACAACTGCATAATTATTTCCAGATACATCCGAGTCAGACAGTTCAACCTCGACTCTGCTCCCCATAACCGTATCTATGGGGCCGCGATCAAGGGATATTGCCATTCCATCATAATTTCCAGATTCAATCACAATTTTTGATAAATTGTCATTTCCATCAGAATAGCTTCCCGGCATAGATGTATCTAGCAGAGTTCGCTCTTTAAATCGATCTTCCCATACTATTCCACTTCCATGAAAATCATTAACAATTCCAGAAATAACAGTCCTGTTATAGACCTGCTCAGAATCCATATCTGACTCTGTAACCTTTTGGCCATCAAAAAAGTTAACCCTTGGTATGAGACCCCTATAATTATTATTGGCCATCAATTCTCCTAATACATACAACTTCGATAATATTTAGCATTATTAATAGAGCATTTAGCAATGTTTATTAAAGAATTTTACAAGCACGTTGCTATGTGCAGGTTTAAGTCTATTTGCAAGCTCTATTATCAAATCTTCAATCCTACCATCACTAACCCCAATAACACGCTTTAAGTCATCAACAACCTCTAAATCAAAGTCAAATATGCCATACTTTGGATCAATTAATCTGGCAAACCTATTTGACATATCAAGCTCCTCATCAAAATTAATAACTTTTGTCGTGGCATCATCATACGCAACTTGCGATACAGTATTTAAGTTTGATGAATAATTGGGATCAATTGGCATCCCAGCAGAATCATAATATGGAGATCTAATCAACCTGCTGAATCTTACGTTATCCATCCTACACTTTCCTGATTTATTTCCCAAAACAGACGCGCCAATAGATATTAACCTAAAATTATCTGATAAATCTATATTAAAATCATTAACAGCAACATTGCCTTCTTTTGCCGCAATTTGACCAATAGTCATTCCATCTCCAAATTTAGAGCCATCTTCACCAAATCTAAGCATGCCGCCCTCTTCGTCATCAATCATAATTGACATAGTATCTGATGGTGAATTTGTTTTGTACAAGCATGTAACTCTGTGCCAAGAATTTCTTCTCCAGTCTATAGTCCTATTTACTATATGCTCGTCTCCATTTGCAATAATTCTAAATACCAATTCATTCTCAGAGTCTTTAAAGACAGATATTCTGTCTCCACTAGAGCCACTTGGAACATACGTCACTACAACATCGGTGTTAAACGACGGAAGCGGCTCAGACAGCGTCAGCTCCCTTCCGTCAGGGGACAGGGTGCTTCCGTATACAAAGTCCTTTTCAACGCCCGTACCGCCCGACAGGCGGCCCGTAACCTTGTTTATATGTAGCTCATCAAATAATATATTGTCAATCTCAGATTTTGAAAATAAATCTGAAAATTCTTGCGTGTTTCTAAGCAGCGTAATGCTCACAACCTTGCTAGCTGCAACTGGAAGAACAATCTTTGATGCAGAATCAGAACTTATTCTTTTCCGCTCAATAGAGTATATGTCAACAAAATACCTTTCCTCCAAATCATTCTTCACATCTAACAGCGGGCTTATCCAAAACTCGATCGTACCCTCATCTCTTCTGAATATACCACCATCATTCTCGTACAGAAGAGCGTTTCCATTATCAAATACTCCAGATTTTCCAAAATACTCATTTACGCTTGTTGAGCTTAAAGGAACATCATTATACTGGTCTAAGTATGTTCCGTTATTAACAAGAGGGCCGCCTTCTGCTTTATGTACCTCATAAAATGTTTTTATTGCATCATCATTGCTAAATTCAAAATATTTCATCTTTTTAACAAAACTCTCTTCATCATTTACATAATTAACAAGGACCTCTCTCTGATCAAATGGTATTTTAAACTTAAAGTTTGTATCTGTATTTAAAAACTCTTTAGTCCTAAGCCTTCTCGCCTGCCACTCAATTGGATTGTCAAAATGAATGAGGGATAGCGTTTGCTCATCAAGACAGAACGGTATTGGTCTATTAAAATCATTAGTTATGCTTCTCGTTGAACTAGTGGCCATCTCGGTCGGCCTAGTATCTCCGGACATTTCTGAAATTATCCTAAATTCATCAACAACTCCGCATAATTGGTTCTCGCCATGAATATCGCTTCCTATAAAAATTCTATCACCAATTAGGGGGAGAAACAGCTTCAGATATGCTGCATAATCAAGATGATATTTTCCTGGCGGAAGTTCAAACGGGAATAGCCCCTCGGACCCTGCTTCAGAAATCATAAATGTTCCATTATAAAATTCATCAATAGATACATACGAGCCATTATTATTTTGCACTGTTATAGGATCAAGCTCCATTATTGATATTACGCCTAATTCAAAATAATCAGGATCAGACACAAGAAGGGATATTTCAATATTACTTATTGATGTAAAGAATTTTTCTCCATTAAACTCACCATTTTTATCTATAATAAAATCCTCACTATCATTCCCGCCTATTGTTTCTCCATATACTGTTATAATATTTCTTGGAATATATATAATTCCCTCAATATCTTCACAATATCCGTCATATCCGTCATATCCGTCATATCCGTCATATCCGTCAACACACGGAATCACTGTTGCTTCATCGACATACGTATCACAATATCTGATATTATCTGAATCAAAAAATACAGACAACCTTCTGCCCATATTTGTCTTCGAGGTATTCAACTCTTCTGTTATAAGAAGATGCTCTCCGTCATCAAAATCCAATTCAATATTTGACTGACTGTATAACTCACCATCAACAAGTATTGGGCTAATATCCACTACGGTTTTCTCTAAAACAATCCTTCTTATTTTTACGTCTCCAAGAGATAGTGGTTGAGGGCCGGTTGTTTTTATATAACTTTCACCCGCCCCAGATGATTTTGAGACGCCTGCAAATAGCGAAACACCTGTGTCTGGCCTCGTTTGAGAATTATATGACGAAGAAGATAGCTCTATTATTGAGTTTACTCTTCTGGATATCAATCCAAACGATTCTATATGAACATCAAGATCTGTGTAATTAACAGTGTTATTAAACATGCAGTTTTCATCTTTTCCTACAAACTCAATAACTCTTGAGTCTACATCTGCTCTAAACTTTGGCTTGACAACATTGCTGCCAGAAACTATTGATATTTCACCATTAACTACTTCGTAAAAAATTCCACCAATCTCTTCAGACTCAAAATCACAATTTGTTTTAAATATTGCAGCCTTATCATTCTTTATGTCTGTTAAAACATTATTAGATATGCCAGCCGTAGGTGGAAATTTAAATTGAATATCTGCTGTAGAAACATCAAATACAACGGGACTTAATGATTCTCCACGAACAAATGTCGCCTGGCTTCCTGATGCAGATGCTATTATATATTCGCCACCAATTAAAGTTGGCGCCAAAGTTGAATTTTCAATTATTATACTTCTGCCTACCATGTCGGAGGTGAATCCGGCTGATTCTGACATAAATACAGAACTTGATGCAGAAGTAATTCCATCATAATATGACTCAGAATATTCTATATCATCAACGGTAAAACTTTGCAGTACTTCTTTGCTAACATCTGAAAATTTATCATTTATTTTAACCGGAACTGCACCACCAAATTTAAATATGTTTGGAGCCTCTATTCCGTCTACAAACAAGTGCATCTCGTCCTTTTCCTCAAGAGAATTTAACCTCCAGCTTGCCGCAACATGATGTAGCTCTCCGGGTTTGAAGTATTTTATATTTGTTGCAAGATTGTAAAATCCGGTTTCACCATAATTCTTTTCATAATCATCAAATATTCTAAAGTTTAAAAAGCCCTTTCCGTCTTTAAACAAAGACAGCCTGCCCCTTGAGTCTCCAAGTCCAGAGTCAACAATATATCTAAGCTTATCAGAACTCATGCAAATCTCGTCAACGTCATAGAGATCTTGCAACTCAGGATAACCGTCATAACCGTCATAACCGTCATAACCGTCATAACCGTCATAACCGTCAATAGCTTCATCATCTGTAGTGGCTTCGATGTCATACAAAACAGTTGAGAATGAAAAATCTATTTTATGGTCGGTTGATATGAATATATCATCAGATTCAAGAGTTATGTTTTCTTGTATATCCGCACCATTGTATGATATAAAGTCAATATCTAAAGTGTTTAAGGAAAGATTACCAGCATCATCCATTGAGTCTGCAACATATATCGCCAAATATGGCTCACTGAATATAGTGCATGAATCTATATCTGGAGTATCAAAGTCATTAACAGATAACTTGCTATAAAGAGAGTGATCTATATAAAGCTCAACAAACTCTTCTTCTTTTAGCCTTACAAATCTATACTCATGGAAAGAGCCATCATTCCAGTTAAACAGAATTATGTCCTCTATAGAATTCTTTTCTGCATCCAACACAAGTACGAGAGGCTCGCCCCTCTCTCCAAAGCCAAGTGACACTTTATAATTTATATTTGAATCATTTATGTTTAATGGGGCTATTCCAGAGAAAAATCCTGATATTGCTCCAGAAAAGTCAAAATTATCACTAGCGCTGTATGATGACACAACCTTTGCCGATACAACAAATTCTTCATTCCCACCATAACATGGTATTGCTGTATATACAACCCCTGTTCCATGCTCAGGAGCAGCCATTCTATATATTCCATCAGAATATGTTGTTTCAAGATCAGGGTATTTTACCCAGGTGGACCTTCCGGTTTCCCGCCCATCAAATATAACATTTATAACGAGCGAATCAGTGTCTTGCATTCTAACCCACCCAAGATCTTCAAGAGTTCCCCCTCCACAATATCTATAATGCGCCTTGCACAAAATATCAGTACAACACCCGTTATCGTCTTCGTCACGAGATGATCTGACAACCGAAGAAAACTCTCCATTCGTGGTTATTCTGCCCCCGAATCCGTCTCCAGATGTAAACTGTTCATGCAGCACATCATAATCGTCATCTCCATAAGCAATAACTCCACTTGGAACATCCAGCACCCTCTTAACCCTGGTTCTCATTATCCACTGACCAGCGTCTTCAGACAGTGGATTTTCACACAAATCATCAAACCATATAAATAGTCCCTCATCATTACTAATGTTGCTCGGCATCCCCATTGGGGACACCGGATAATCATCCTTATTTAAAGTAAACGTACTCTCTTTTGGATTAAATGAATCTTTTCCAATATAAATATCATCTACATCATATCTATAATCAAACTCATAATTTAACTTACTAATTAAAAGATCCGTCTTACACGTGCTATCTATTGCTCCAAAAGAAATATTTTTATTTGCACTTAAAATAGAGTCAAGGCCTAGCGAGACACTTGCCGAATCATTTATTTTTGGGAAATCTGTATAAAAAATCACCATCTCATCGGTTGAGTTTTTATCAGCATCATTTATAATTATCTTAACTAAATTATTAATCGGGTCCCTATTTATAGAGATTCCGGCATGCCCAAACATCCAATTTGTCAAAAATAATCTATTTTTAAATCCAAACGCAACCTCTGAGTTAACGCTATCTTCTGTGTTTATAACAACAGATTGATAACACAAAGACGCCGTGCCTATTGGGCCAATATTGTTTATAGCGTCAGAGCCCATTTGTGACAACTCAGGTACATTTATTGGCATTCTGTCCACCACAACACAATAAATGTATTTGCCAAAAGGTGCGCTCAGAGAGGCCCCGTCGTCATCAAGCAAATCAACCACTCTAAACATCTGCGATGTTGAGTCAACAAGAACTATTGAGCTAAAAATATCTTCCGATACAACCTCTACGTTGTCATCTAAAAAGTTTAAGTATATTGGGGCATCTAAAGATATTTTTATAATATTTTCAGTTCCACGAGCATCATTATGCCTAAAGTTCAACATCGGATCTATTTCATATCCAAGGCCAGGCCCCTGTCTTCTTCCGAAGCTCCTAGTTACATGCGGAGTTTCATATGGCGACATTTCAACAAATGTTAAGTTGTGCTCATAAACATCAAAAACGCAAGAATCTATAGTATTTATTCTTAAACTAACAGATACGATTCGATTATTATCATAAATTGCAAAGAACCCCGGGCTTAAATTCACATCCAGTTCGGTATACAGGTCTATTGGCAATTCATGCATTATGGGGCTTGCCATATCAGCATGTAATTCGACATAAGATCTAGAGGCATTAATTCTGCCAAAGCCAACCTCGGTTTTTGATACCGAAGAAACTCCAGACACGAATTCCTCCTCTCCGCTGCTATTAAAAATTGTGTCATAATTATGCATTGAGATGCCGTATATACTTGACTGTGTTCCGCCTACAAACAAATCACCATTATATACATCAAAGCCATTATCAATATTAAATATATCATTATTTTTAATATAATAATATATTTTTTTACCAATGTTATCAATAGAAAATGTCAAATCAGCATCATTATCTATTCCAGCCCAGTCCGGCCTTATCCACGCCTCAACAGTTCCGTCTTCGAGCCTTAAATTAGATATTGCTGGCAAGTCTACCGTCTTATCTCCATCTATAATAAGACCATCTTCAAACTTTCCGCCAGAGAAAACTAAGTTTCCGGTGTAATTAATATCATCGGGCGCTAGATAGTCTCTTCCTAAAATCCATTTATTAAACGCCATCTCTTTTATATTTGGATTAATGCGCGTAAATGAATTAACAAGCTGCTCAAAGGATGGTATCGTCGGACCCTTTGGAAATGACTGAAGAACGCCCGAAAGCGCATCCCTATAGGTCTCCCTATCCGTATTTAATGAGAAATTGTTAAAAAACTCTATATTTGTAAGAGTTCCAAAGTTTTTTCTCAATCCATCACGAAGTGCTCCAAACTTGTATGAAACAAAGTAGTTCTCGCCCTCTACGATCTCATTGCTTATAGACCAGTCAAGAGAGTTATCTCCATACTCATAGTAAACAACAATATCATCATATACATGAAAATAATCTAAATAGATATTTCCATATCTATAATCTATAGATAATGCCGTACCTATATCCGGAACCCATGACGGAAGGTACTCGACTTCGATCGCCTCTCCATTCATCACGCCGCTATCTCTTGGAATAGATAACGTCATACCATCACCATCAATTTCAAGTCCGGCCTTTACGATTATTGATGCTGATGCGTCAAAATCAATATCTGGCAATCCAGATGATGCATTATTTTCCGCTGGAAGTAAAATTGATATATTTGCCCTCAAATCATCAAAATCTGTTATCCTAAACCTATTGCCATATTTGTCTAAAACAAAGTCTCCATCGGCATCGATTCTAGCATATGCTAAATCTGCAGAATAAATCGCTATTGACGCAGAAGAATCATCATAACTGTTTATTCCCAATATGCTTACACCACTAACTTTTGTAAAATTTAAATCATCATCAAATATAATTCTTCCATTTTTTACAGTTTTTGCACTTCGAAAGCTAGCTATATTTGAATCAAATACCTTGAACTGTAATGCATCACCATCAGAATTTAAATACATTCTCTTTGTTGCATATTTCTTTAAATCAACAATATTTTCTTGAAATGTAACCGAATCTTGTGAAAATAAGTTCCCCCCACCAAGATCGGCGCTCAGCACCGCTTCCTCTCCGTATTTATCCTCAACTCTAATCCTCGGGTCTGCAGAGTCTAAGTTTTCACCATAAAGAGTGCCCAGCTGCCATATCCCATGTATTGATTTAATTGGATGCTTTGTAACAAACGTATAATCATCAAGAACCACTAATGTTTGTTGATAATTCCCATCTAAATCTAACGCGTAATCCTCTTCCTCAAAAATTGTAATTGTGTTCTCTACATCTAATAACTTTACTGAGTTTATTTTTGTATGAATATCATTATATTCTACAAGACTATCTTCATCTCCGCTAGACGCCAGAGCCTTCTTCTTAGCGGAAGTTACCTGATATAGATTAGTATTTTTTGTAGTAATATTTGAACAAAAATAACCAACCTCTCCGATATTATCATAGGATTGGTCTTTTGAAACGGCAAGATATATTAGGCCGTTTTTATAATCTACTAAATAATCACCAACCTTCCTCATTCTAGATAGATTTTTAAATCCAGCATCATTGTTGTCCCGTGACACCGCCATCAAAAGGCTTGAGTGTTCGCTGGTTATTACAGATATTGAAGAATCATAATGTTCGTAATACTTTTCATTTAAAAATAAATCACTATCAAATACTAACGATGAATTTAAAAATGACCCTATCGAGTCAACAGTATTGTTCAGCAATCCTTCGGACTCTAATCTAAAGACATATGTCCTATTTCCAATATATATTTTTGATCCAACCGATGGAAGTGAAACACCAGTTTTTACGCTAACGGAACTAATTAAATTATCCCCATCTGGGTCGCCCCAAAACCTTACCTGCAAATCCTCATCTGTAAGCGCATTGCTATCACTAACTACTTCTCTTATAAAGTAATCATCAGAATTCTGGTCTACAAGCTCCGCAGGTATAGGCGGTGAAAAATATACAGTATTGCTGGACTCTCTGGATTTTACCTTAACTGCAAACGAAGGACATATAAATTCACCAGATGGGGCCAGCTTCTCATTTGAAATTTTATCAAAATTTGCAAATTCATTATAAATAGTATCAATTCTTGGAGAAATATTTCCAGAAAAGAAAATTTCATTATCAGTATGATACAGCGGATTATACACCTCTCCGCTTGTTTGATTTGAAATTCTAAAAACATTTGTAACCGGTGTATTCTTGGGTTTTATTGAAAAAGATGTAGATAGGTTATTCTCAACATATTCATTCATAACCTCTATATGAGATGATGCCCTATAATGCTCACCCTCAACAAACATTTCATCATAGCTTATGGATACAAAGCATTCGCTGCCGGTTAACGGCCTAGATGTATTTGACGCAAACTCATTATCATGTAATACATAATCTAAGTCTCTTTCATATTCTCTTTTAAATGTATAATCTGCATAATAATTATTCCTTCCGGTTCCCTCTCCAATGTCACTACCTACAACGACAACCTCTCCTGTTTTATAATTTACAGAAAATTCCCCGGGAAACCCTGGAAGTTTTGAGAAGTTAAAAGCCAGCTCTTTTGAAAAGATATCTGGCGTAGAATCATTATTTTCACTTATTTTAAAAGAAACACCGCCCTTTTCATATATATTATGAAAAGAATCAACTATTGGTGCATTTAAAAGAAAAAAGCTCGATATATTAGACGGGATTGGCTCATTTGCAGAGTTCTCAACGCTATATACTGAAGTGTCATCCTCTAAGACAAACCTCTTTTTATCCCTATGCATATAGGATACAATTATTTTATCTCCAACTTCTGGCATTGGAAAACCAGAAAATTCAGATAACAATATTTCATTATTATTTAAGTCATACCTTGAAAAAGCATAATATGGGTCATACCTATCTTCGAGAATACCATACTTATACCTCTCAACATCGTAATCAACGCCTATATCACCATAGCAATCTTCTTCGTCACCAGGCCTAATTAGCTTTACAGATAAAAGCTTAATAACACTGCTGTTCTTTAATTTTAACAAATAACCGTTAAATGAATTATCAGTAGTTAATGAGCTTATCTCCTCATCAGGGATCACCACCTGCTGTAGGGATACCGGATAATTGGGCGCTTTATCCATTCTGTTTTCAGAATTTTCCGAAGAATATTCTAAGATATCCTTCAGCGGAACATCTCCCGTTATAGCTCTTGACACTCTAGATATTTCATATGCGCCCTCATTTGCCATTCTATCATGCGCGCCACTTCCACGGGTTCTTAGTTCGTTAAAAACGCTAATGGACACATAATTATCACTAAGGAGCTCGCCTATCGAGTGTAGTGCTCTTAATGACTCATCGGCTTGTGCAGAATAAATCTTTTCTATTTTAGTATTTTCTAAACTGAAAATAGATGGGACACGCTTAAACATGGCGTCCCTCAAAGAGTTTTGCTTATCTATACCAACAAAAAATAAAGCTCTCGACGTATCATCATCGAGCAATCTTATGCCCTTTTTTGTTGAAAAAACCACACCCTCTGTATCAAGAAGCTCAAGCAAATAATAGTTGCTATGGATCTGAGGCCTTGTTTTGATAACTACTTGATTTTCAAATACCTCTACTCCGATGATAGCTAAATCATCTGTGTTTCCACTCAACGAGCTTACCTTAAAATTATCAACAGTTAATGATTCTGATGGTTCGTCTGAAAATTTTACTTTAAGCTCTGTTGTAGACGGTATTGAAAATGATACTGGTCTAAATGCCATAATTATACCTATGATACTCTAAATTGTTCTCTTGTTATTGCAGAAAATAGAACACTTCCTGGTGATATAGTTTGATTATCCAGGCTCTTTACAAACGACTTCCTGCCACTCTCTCCAGATATATTAAATAATGATATATCAACAGAGTCAACACCAGTTACTCCAGCTGCTGCAGATATTATATCGGAATAATCAATAACTGAGCTTAATATTAATGTATTTAGCATATTAGTAACAACACTTATAACATCTTGAACTATAGTATCTGCACTATCTATTGCATCATCATTTATTAATAATGTTCCAGCAACATCAACAAGAAGGACCTCTGCCTCCTTTACGAGAACATCTGCTGTGATTGGCCTTACTGACTCAATAGCGACTGTTGCATCTCCAACTAGCTTATTTATATTATACTGAACCGTTATTCTCTCGCCCTCTTTTGGGGCAGAAAAATTATAATCAACATAATAACTATCACCACGCGCAGGCTGACTAATCGGGCTTACTGAAATAGAACCAACAAGCTCACCTATAGAATTTCTAAACCCAGAAGATACTGACACTTTAGATATATACCCAAAAACATTTTTTGTAACCCTTGATTCGTTTTTTAAAAAATATAGCTCTTCAAAATCAGAAGTCTTGTAAGCTAGAAAGCTAATTCTCAAAACATCACCGCTTGACGGGTTCATACTTAAGTTATCTACAGTGGATGGCAGAGTAAATTTATATCTTTCAAGCTCAGAATCCACTCCCGCCACGCCTATGTTGTATTTGTTTTCTAAAATATTATAACCTAATAAATCGTACATACTTCCATCATATTTAACAAGATCCACTTTTGCTATACCAACATTTGATGGAACATCATCTTCGCCAAAATAATCCCTTATGGCATCAGAGAGATCAATCTTTAGACCAGACATATAATTCCCGACAACCAGGTCAACCTCTATCCTCGACAGAGTTGTTCCTGACACCTGGATTTTTCCACTTTTAGAGGTATTTGAAGTTGTTACACTCAATCTTGATGGACCAAATCTGGCTATATAATTTTCTGTACCATCAGAATTATATTCAAAGAATATAGGCTGATTGCTTCCGTCCATAGGGCTTAGGTTTGAGTCAAAGAGCGACCGACTGGTCTCCGAACCAGATATTGGAAGCAAAGAAAAGTCACTTGATGTGGCCGTATCAGATACTACTCCAACATATTTTACATAAACATTTAAAGCATAGTCACTAGTATATTTTGCTGAATCATAAGCATCATTTGTTCTTAATATGTCAGCAGATGGAAGCGTAATCGTTTTGTCAAAAAATGCACCATCACCACCCGACAAGTCAAAGAATTCAATCTTATTATAATAAACGGTAACTTCATCTCCAGGGCCAGAAACACAGTCTGATGGCAAATATATTGTTCTAGATGAGAACGTTCCATTCGCCTCTGAAGTGTTGTATATCTCAACACCATGCGAATTAGTTATTGATATAATATTATCCACAGCATCATGGTCATCCCCGATTACTACGCCATATAGTGTCTTTTCGTCAAGCTCAACCACCTCTATCTCAAGACTTAGTATTTCTTTTGAACAAGCCGAAACAATTCTGCTTATATCATGGTCTACTTCTGCAAAAAACTGTAATCCATCATCTGATACTGTCAACAAAGCCTCTTCTTCAAATATTCCACATGAAGCGCCCCAATCTATTGAGTCCGAAACAGATTCATCTTTGAAAATTGATATGGAGCCCATCCCATCATAATCTATATAAGGATCATATATATGTCTCCATGTATAATCAACAGACAAAATATCAGACTGGGTAGGCAGAGTTCTTCCGGATATACTTATAAGGCCATCTGTATTTAGGCCAAGGTCTGAATCAATATTTGAATTTTCAACAGAGTAAACTTCTCCAGTTGTTCTGTTCACAACTCTAGATATTCTTACAGCAGGATAATGACTTATCTGTATCACCGTCTTGTCAGATATGCTAAGCGCAGAGTTTTCTCCAAATATGGATACATCTCGATAAACCTGATCTATGCTATCTATATCAGAAAAGCTTAGCGTAGATATCTCATTCATATTGGACTTTGTATATATCTCTCCAATAACATTTTTCGTATTAGAGATCCAATGCAACCGGTCCAGGCCGAACGGCGAGCCTCCGGTATCAACATTATCATCTACTAAAAGCTCATAGTTGCCGCTCTCATCACCATCTGCATCTACAAACTTTTCTGCAAATATACCAGACTTTGTTCCAGAGGCCTGAACTATTGAATCAACAGGCTGGAATGGAATGTTGCCACTTTTAAAAGCATAGAGCCTTCTTTCGTCAGATGTCATTGTTATATCTTGTGATTGAACACCTAACGTATAATCATTCCTATCGTCATAGGCGTTACCACTACCAGATATATCAGAATATATAAAAGACTCTGTTATTTGATTTAAAAGTCTTCCCAATATATACATATCAACTTTCCCGCCGGTTCCAGAGTTTAATATTCTAGAGGTTCCGTCGTTAACCTCTATTATCTCTGTTCCGTCTCTAAGCATCAGCGTATTTCCTGGCTCTACAACCAAAACATCAATAACTCCGCTAACATCTAAGGCGGCATTTTTATATCCAGACGAAGTGCCTATGTTTGATCCACTAAATATTGCTAAAATTCTAGCCCTAAACGATGAGTCTGCCTCAATGTTTGACCCACCACTAAATGCAGAAATGTTTGTTATCTTCATATTCTCCTGCAATGCCGTATCCACTATCTGCATAGTACCTATATTTCCAGACAGCCCAGCCCTCATTGATTGAACGGGAATTTCTATCGCATACGAATCAGTTATTCCGGCTAAATCAAGCGCAGATCTCATTCTATTAGCATTTGCAGCAAACATATTCTTCTCTGAAGAACTAATATTAAAAGTGCCGACTGTTTTAAACGTTACGCCGGCTCTGGAACTAACAATGGTTCCATCGGGTATGGATATATCAGTAAATATATCAGATATTGTAAACACAACCATTCCTGTCGAAACAGAGCCGCCGCGCCTCGTTAAAGAAAAGTTTCTTGATAGCCTATCTAAGTCCTGACCCGTCGCAGAGGCAAGCGACTGCTTCTTTGATACCAAGGATATTGCGCGATGCAACTTTTCAAGCTGCTCCGCTTGAACGTCAACAAACAAATCCCTGGAAACAGTACCGGGCTTTGTATCTAAATTCGGCTGAACAAGCTTTAGCCTCGAAAGCATTGAATTTACTATCTCATTAAATGATCTAAATATCACGGTTCACCTATAAAATTCTAACCGTTACAGATTCTGTAACTTTTGTTAGCTTTCTTGTTAAAACTGTTACGCTTACGTTATATCCCCTTGGGTCTGATACATCTCTATTTATATCAACATTTAAAATATCTACAATTGTTTCTCCAGGAGTTATATACTGGGCCCCGGCCTGATTTGATTGAAGCCTCATCAATACAGCCATCGACTCCTCCGTCATTCTTAATAAGTCCCCCTCAACGATTTCTACATCCGGAACTCCACCAATTTCCAGCGCACCAAGCGAGCTTCCGTAATATGCATGATATTTATTTTCCCCCAACTTTGTAAGCAATATCTTTATTATATCTTGTCTAATTTTTTCATTATCAAGAACAACACCAAGGTCCCCATCTCTTGAGATTTTTATATCACCATTCTGTATCCTCAAATCAAACGACATGTGTATTAACCTAGATTTAAATATTCGTTAAATTGTATTAAAATAATAGAAAGCGGTCTGTCAAAATACCAACATATTTCATAAGAAAATCATTACTTTGCAGATTTCTTAGCCAACACGTCTTCTTCGTACCTAAATTTCTTCATTTTTTTAACAAAAGAGTCGTATCCAATCTTTAACCGAGCAGATAAGTTTTCTAATGAGTCAATCAAATCTGGCTGGTCATTTGCAGTGTTTCCGAGCAAATACTTAAATTCTTTAGAATTTTTAAGCATATCATAAGATTCCACTGGTATTAGGCCGAGAAGCAGATCTTCGCGCATTGTAAACAGTGCGAGGGAAAAAACAGCAACATCAATAGCGCCAACGCCATTTGTTGAGCCAAGAATTGTTCTTATTCCGGCAACACTTTTCTTTATATCAGGCCCAGATGACCTTTCGATTCCATCCCGCATCTCTTGAAGTCTGTCATTTATAGCCTTAAGCGGAAGGCCGACTATTCCAAGGGTTGGGGCCAAAAGATGTGCGTCTAAAACAGACGAGGTCCTTAGGCCGCCAACCTGTGAGTCTAAAACATTTCCATTTGTAGCCGGAACAACCGAGCTTAGGCCGGGAACCTTATTTGTATTTCCAAACAAAGTTAATATTGCAGTTTCAACAGTTTTCGAGTGACTTTTCCTCAAAAACTCACCATCAAATGAGTCATCTTCGTATGTTACAATGGGTGCCCTTCCGTCAAGAAGGCTTGCTTGCGCATTTCTAGCCTCATGCTCAGAGATCGCTACATGTAGTTTTGAAGCATAATTTGATAAAGACTCTAAATCATCACGAATATTAACCGAATAAGCCTCAACAGCTGCTTGCAGTCTAACAATAACAAGTGCTTCGAGAACTCCAAATGTATTTGGATTAAGACGCTCACTACTATCTAGCGATAAATCCTGAATCTCTGGGCCGGCGCCAGATCCTCGGTCCATTCTTATTCTTATTATGGCCTCAAGAAGACTCATTCTTATTTTTTTTGAATTAACGTGATCGCTAGCCCCATAAAACGGCCTAGAGACTATCTTTTCTGGCTCATTTAAACATTTTGATATTCTTGCATCTTGAACTGGTGGGAAAAGCAAATATTTAAAGCTATAAAAATCTTCATGAAGAGTGTATACACTTAGATTTTTTTTATTTGCTAAAAGAAACTTATTAATCGCATCACTTACATTTCCGCCCCCTTCTGTTGCTGTTTTGACGGTGGACAGGTACTCATCTCTTAGCTTTGGCGTTGAATTAAGAATGCCGTATAATTCTTTTATATTTTCATCATTATTTATAGTCCTCTCCATCACCTGCATCAACCTCCCCCTCTCTGTTGTGAGAGTCGGTGCCTCTTTGCCGGTCGTTTTATCTTTGGCCTTCTGCTCAGAAAAGGTCTTCCAGCCGTCAATCGCCGCCTTTATAGCCTCAACCTCTACATCTGTCCACTTGTGGTTATAGGCCAATGCAGATTCATCTTTATTAAATATTGCATCATCTATAATCCTGCTTCTAGTTAAAATATTTTTTTGTCGTTCATTTAATACCGTTTCTTCTAAAGCTTCAATTGTTTGGGCAAATTTGCCGTCACCAATCAAGCTCTTAGACTTTGGATCAAGAAAGCTTATTGTTTTTCCCTTAAGCCTTGAATCATCGCTCATTGGCATACCAAGCATTCTCATAAATGCATTCTCATAGGATTCCATCTCAGTAAAATTACCACCAGAAGCGGAATCGATGCCCCGTACCGTACTCAATGAAACTCCAGCTACGTTAACACCCATTGCCTCGGTGTCCGAATATAGCGAAGGGAAAAGGTCTTGCGGCAAGTAACTAGAGCGCATCTTTGTAATAGTCTTTGACGATGAAGATAGGTACTCAGCTATAGACGTTACCGCATTCTTCTGACTGTCAGAATACTCCTCTACAAAGTGCTTTAAATTTAAAGTTTCTACCTTTTGTCCGTCAAATGCAACATCGGCAAACGCCTTGTTTAAAACAGATAATGCCTGTTCAAATACATTTGTTAGTTTAACTTCTGCCATTATTAGTTCTCCAAACTAGTGCCGAACGTCTGTGGGCCCGGTTTCGCGACAGCTGCATCATCTCCATCGCCAATTGAGGCTGCAGTCTTCGACACAAACAATATTGTTAGTATCCTATCAACCTTCACTATCCCGCCTATTGCAGTTACGGCAACCTCTTCTTCTGTCTCTACCGTATCTATGCAATCAACTTCAGCTACAACCTCCACTTCTGACGACAGGCCGGCATTTGCAAATGCCTTTATAGTTTTTAAACATATGGATACTTTTAATTTAACTACGCCTGGCTTGCCGGAAGACAGCTTTCCTTCATATATTTCGCCCATTTTTCGTACATTATATTTTTCACCATCTTCATGCTCATATAGCTCAAACTCCGCATCTCCTGTTCCGTCCGATAAGATCTCTAATTCTATTTTGCTAGTCAAATCAGCATTTTCATTTATTGCTTCATTATAAATATCTCTAGGTATAATCTGAATTGTTGCCTCAGAGCCAATCTTTATAGCCGCGTTATCTCCTATGCCAGCGGCATATTCTCTGGCTCCTATAAATTTGGATCCCTCAAGGAACTCCTCATCTGTTATCGTCGGATCTGGATCAATTAGCGTTTCTGCAGTTATTGGAGGGGCTGGTGACAAACCAAGCATTGTTGCTGCACCATCAGAATATGTTTCGCTAAGAACAAGCTCAGGGAATAAGTCTCCTACAGATGCCGTGTCCGTGTCCTCAAGAACCTTAAATGATGTCGTTAATGGATTTACAACAAATTTGCATATTTTATCTACACTATCATTGAGGCAGTCCTTAAGGGTTTGTCCATTTAACGTAAACACCTCAACATCGAACTGCGGTATGTCTGGAACGGTGAGCCATGTTTCGCCGTCTCCTGGCGGCGTTTCTGCCATCGCATCAAGTATCGCAGTTCTCTGCTCATTAACTTGGTCGATAAACTTCTGAATACAGTCGCTCGTCTCCTGAACTATGTCTATAAGCTCGTCCGGCTCCTCATCCGGTATAACCTCTGCATTCATTTGAGCAGGCATACACAGGTCCTCTAGCTCTTGTTCTATCTGCCTCATATCAAAAAACATAATTTGTGGATAACTAATTGTCTTATACTCATTATACTCGTATTCTAATTTTTCCAAGCAGCCGTCTGAGAGAGGGTAGCCATCAGCATCGTTGCCCTCCATCGCATTGCAAGTATCCACCTCTGCCTTTGTGGCATCCGTCATCTCTTTTCTTGTTTCTTTTGATTTAGCAAGCATCTGAGCCGTGTCTCTATTGATAACCTTCGCATCAATCGCTATAACCTTCTTTTCACTTCCTGCGCCACTATCGCTACTATCATCTCCAAAATAAAACTTTGTTGGAAAATAGACATCTCCGTTTCCATCAATAATGGCCAAAGAAGGTATTTCGTCATAAGTATTTGTTACACTCTTAATCTCCTCTTCCATCTCTCCAGTATCTGGATTAACAGTAAACTCAGACCACTCAAAAGTAACCGTTAGGGGCTTAACGTTTCTCTCTAAGTCGGTCTCAATGCCCTTTAAAAATGAATATCCGTCGTGAGGGCTTACAAAATTCCCACCAGATTTTGTCTTCAGAATAGAAATGTCGCTATCATCAAAAAGAACCAATGGCGAATCTCCCGGCCTGGGAAGATCTATATAGCTTCTAATTGGATAAGACCAAGATCCGGCACCATCGGCTGGTTTCCACGGAACGGGAAAGCACCAGCCCTCATAGGAGCTATTAAAGTGAAAGGTTGTAAGCTTCGGGTCACTCTCAAAAAGATTAAAACCGGCAACAGACTTTGTTATAGAGGCTGTAAAAGTTAGGTCACCAATGCTACTAACATCGCCTCCACTACCTTTGGCCCTATATGATTTTTTATCATATGTTCCATCATCTATCAGGTTTGTTAGCAATGTACCATCAGAATCTGACTCCTGAGCGTATACTTTCCCAATTTCCGAAGTCATATGAGGCAAGTACAGATGTGTAGAGCCGGAAAAACAACCCAAGATGACAGTCCTCTCATCATCTGTCTTACCAACACCCTTAATCTCGCCCTCTTCTTTAGAATAAACCTGTGCAACCGGCAACAAGTAGTTTGTATCTATTGAACCTTCAGCGGGCATCGCCTTGCCTCTGATTAAGCCGCCCAACATTGAGCCGTCTATACCGCAGATATATGAACCACCGCTTGGATTTATGCGACATGGGAATCTAAATAATAGCTGCAGAAGCTGCAAGAACATCCCCAGAACGCTCATAACTGGACCAAGGAAGTCTAAGTCCGCCTCCATATCAAATAAGTACTCACCAATGGTCTCTTCGAGTGTCTGTATCGCTTCCCAATCTATATACCTGTAGTCAATCTCATTGGTCTCTGGATTTATAGGTATAGCATTTTTAAACGCTATAACCAGCGCATTAATTGCCAATATCAACCAGAGTATCTTTCTTATTATGCACTCTAATATCTCAAGAAGATGAAGCACTAAGTTTAAAAACATGACCGGAATAGATATTTGTGGCAAAAGAAGCAGCAAATCAAATAGGCATTCAAATAATCTTATTATTGCCAAAACAAGTTTGAACGGATTTAACAATGCGCATATAACATCAATAATGCACAATAAAACTTGGATCGGAATACATAAAATATAAAATTGTTCTAAGTGAACCTTTAGCTCTCCGGTTAGGTGAAAGGAGAAATCACAAAACGATTGCATTAAGGCTGGATTGATAACGGGAAGCTGCAACTTTACCGGTCCTAGCGTAAGCTTCGGAACAGGCTTCCATAGCCCCGGAGATCTTCGCTTATTCTTATGCGGACCATTCATCATATTCTTCATAACGGTGGTCATGTCCAAAGTCACCACAGAGCCAAGCGTAGCCTTAGCGGAGTCATATTTTAAATTTGTGTCAGACAGCCCAAGGCCCGGCATGCATGAGACCGTGTTTCCATCGCCCTTTGGCTTTGTAGCAAATGCCGCCTTAAGCAAGGGCGACAACTCTGCATCAAACATAAAGTCACCAGGCTTTATTTTTTCAACACTGCGATTAATAAGCGGTATAGCCCCCCTTCCATCGTTAGCTACATCAAAAACAATAGCCCAATCTTTTGTTAACGAAGCGCCCCTGGCCCACACTTTTATAGAATCTTGCTTGCCCCAATCAAGTTTCTTCATCCCCTCTTCTGTATTTTCAATCTGGCCTCCAATTTGAAGCTGATATATTTCTGGGACAACCCATGCAGGCTGATTTGGGGATATTTGTATTGTGGTGATGATTCTTGTAACCGGCTTTCCACCAACTTCGCCTGTAAAATAATCACCATGCGGCACAACACTTTGCTTTGGTATTGTCACAGCTACCGTATTGCCTATTCCCGTAGCATTTGCAACTGGCTCTCCAGCTTTCAAAGAAAGGACCTCGCCTAACGAACTAGCTACTGCTCCTGGCATAGCCATATCTATATTTGATCTGGCCTTAATTGGAATTAAATAATGATTAATACCATCGTCTCTTCTTTTAGTTAATGCATCATTGCCGGGGCCGGAGGGCCCCGCAAGCAATGGCTCAAGCAACTTATTTATATCATCAGGTAGAGTTAGCGAGAGATCCTCATCATCAATATCTGCCTCTACATAATTTATATCATTAGTTGTTGCTTTAAAATATAAGGTCTCTGAGGAATAAAGTCCTAATGGATTAAACTTCTTATCTGCATGAGTTAAAAACAACCCGATATCACTACCAGTTTCTGTCGTACTAACGTCTTCAAATACCGCATACATATACCCTGGCATTCCGGGAACTTTCTTTATCTTAGATTTAAGCTTCTTCTTTAAATTATTCTTTTTATCTGGAGTTTTGCCCCAAAAGAAAGAATAACTCTTTTCTGGATCTGGAGATATCATAGAGCCGGTAAATATAATGGCCAAATTTTGAAAATAGCCTTGAGTTTTGACAGCCCTGTGGGCAAGCTTTGAACCCCCAAAGCCTAAGTCGTCTTTTATAAACTTCTCTAAATTTGCAGATATCTCCATCGGAAGAGTATTGTATCCATCATACGTCGTGGTTCCGTCGCTAACTTTCTCCGGAACAAGCGCTATTATTCCGGCGATTCTTGGGGAAACAATAAATCCCGGATTAAGGTTGCCATCCGAGTCTTTATTTGTATTATCTCCAACTCTAACGAAAGAATATGTTCCATCATCCATTATGCTGTTGTCTGTATATTCGTACTCATCTATCTTTCTATTTGTAACTATAAAAAATACACTAGACATATCGACTAATGGCGTAAAGTTTAATTTGTTATATTTGCCAGGAAACTCGATAATTGCCTTTTTCCCAGATCCCCAGCCCCAGAAGGTAGGCTTTTTATAAAATCCAGACAGAGCGGACGCAGAAAACTCGTACTCAATAGACTTTATAAGAATAACCCTCTGGTTTCTTCCATCAATATTTATAAATACCTCGATCCTGTCTTCTGCAAATGAAAATGTATCGCATCTCTCGTCAACACCGGCGCCAATCTGTACGGCTAAATATGCATGAAGACCGTCATATTTGCCACTAAATAATTTAGATTTAGACCCTATCTCTATATTTGCATTATTGCTCTCATCCAAATATAATGGAACCCCATAAATTTCATCATCAAATCCTGGTGCAGAAAATGAATCATGCGGTATATATGCAAGGCTAGATGAGCATGTACTCGGAAGCTCTTCATCAGCAAGACTAACATATAATGACACCTCTTGCTTAGACTCCCTTCTATCACCATCAATCAGGGTGCATTCCCACTCACCATTCGTAAAGCCCCAGCTTCCAAAGGTTGACTTTACCGGAGATGCATTTCCAGCAAAAGTTATCTGTATTGTCTCATCGTCAACACTTACATTATAATCACCACCACTAGAAGAAGAAAATGTAATCTTTTGGTTTGGTCCGTCAAACACAATCGTCTTTACATTTCCTAGGTCAGAGCCAACAATTCTTAACGTGAAAAATGTATCAGTGGTTATTCTTCCGCCGCCAGCGCACCCTGACGGAAGGACCTCCTCTATAGATGGTGCGGGAGAGTCAAAAGATATTAACCCATTTGGAGCTCTTGCTATTTGACCCATTATGTCTACAGCGTATAAAGCAAACTTTACCTCTCTTTTTACAAATCTAAGCTTTAATTCATCAGCCTTTACTTTTAACTTTATGCTCTCTCCAACCTTGCCTTCTTCAGAGCATGGTATCCAAAAGAACTCAGGTATGTGTGAACTAGCATAATCGCCATCTTTGGGAAGAGAACAAAACTTTGGTCTATTTGATGAATATAAATTGCTTAGTCCATTTATCCCAGGATTGTTATGCAACCTATTGTTCTTTGTCGATCCAGACATCGCAACTCGAAGCGGAGCAAGAATTAAGTCTGCCCTATTTTTTTCGCCAATTAGATATTTTGCATCCCCGGCAAAGGTCTGACTTGGATCCGTCAGTGGAAATCCAATATTTAAAATCCTAATTTCTTCTGTTTCATCTACCTTCCCAAGAATAAACTCTGCCGTGTCATAAAACCCCTGAGCTGTGTTCACTGTGCTCTCCGCACCAGCAAGGTCTCCTAGTTCATAAAGCATAAACGCAACCAACATCTGTGCATCGCCCAGCTTTCTTACAGACTCTGCAGCGGCACCGTCCAAATTTTGCTTCTTTATTATTAGCGTCTTATCCCCATCCTTGTTCTCGCCAAAAGTCGTAGATGTCTCAAACAAATCGCCCATAGCGCCATAGCGGCCTACGCTCTTGCGGATCATAGCGTCAAATATAGCTATGCCTACAGAGGCTTGGTAATCATCATAAGGGCCGGCCTTCGCTTCACTTGGTGCAAATATAAATCTTGTAATTAATGGAGCAGTAAATAGCTCCCTACCCTCTTTATTGCATTGAAACTGATTGACATCGAGCTTTCCTACGGGGTCTGCTATTGGCGATAAAAAGTATGTATGCTTCCCCTGGCCCTCGGGGAGATTTATGCCGTCAACTAAAAACTCAACATCACTTGTCTCTGGAAACGTAATGTCATTACCATTCTCTATCAATGGAGCTGGAGGAGGCAGGGGGAGGAAACCCCACCTTGTAATCTTTTTCTGATAGTGTTGCTCTATAAAGAAGACTCTATTTAAAACAGCTTTACCATCTACAGTATCATAAAAAACCCCTGCGGGCACAAACCCGGCGGCGTCCATACACGACATGTTTGGAAGTTTTATAAAAATCTCCCCTTTGTGCATCGTATAAAACCCACGACGATCTAGGGCGATCTTGCCGGTGCCCCTAACAAGCTCTTCTTCAACATTTTGTATTGGAAAAAATTCAAGCAAAAGCTCTCTAATTTGCGTCTCTTTAAGCACGTCTAATAGCTGTGCCAAAAGCATTCTCTTTTTTTCAGCTAACTCCATCTCTCCAAACTCTATACCTATAGCGCCGGCAATTTCCGCCACAAGATCCCCCGCAAGAGCCATAATAATTGCCTCAATGTCTAATGGGAAAAAGTCTAAATTAAATAATCCTGCCAAAAGCGCAAGTATATCAATTCCACCACCAAGCTTCCCCATTAAATCTGCAACAGCCGAAGTAATCTCTCCATCTTGCGTAAGAACCTTGTCTCCTTCAAAATCATCCGGGCCTGAATGTTCGTCAGAATTCATATAATCTGCGATTCTATCATATGAGTTCCCGCAGACTCCATAAACATTCTTGAATCTTTCACCAAACATTTGGGCTATACTTTTTGTTCCACATATAACTTCTAATGGTATATATGTTAACTCAAAGCATGACTTTATATCAGAACTAATAGCGCAATCATTGCCCGTCTCAATTTTTGACGGGTCTTCAATAGTGCTTGTGCCTATTATAATTTTTAAATCTTCTAAGTTTTTGTATCCAGTAGTAAGGCCTTCATTCTTTGAAATGTTATACAAAACCCTATTCAGCTCTTTTTTCGCCTGGTTGACCAGAAAATACGCGGGGTAGTCTTCGGTCTCGGCCTCACTCGAGCCAAGAGTTGTTCCGCGATTAAGCAAGCTGCCGCCACTCCCCCCGACTTCCTCTTCCTCTTCCTCTACGGCAAGGTGCGCTGCTAGCATCCCATCATCTCTTATTGCTGATAAAAGTGCATTTAGTCTATCAGCATCATTTGCCGCATGATTCGGCTCATCTTTTGGCCCCGGTATTTTTAATATAACCCCGCCAGATAAAGGTATGGGAACCTTGCCGGTTACGCCCCAGTTAATATCATGCTTTGTTGGGTAAAGCATAACAAGATCTTCGCCAACCTCTGCTGCCTCAACACAATCGGATCCGCATCCCGTTACCTTGGTATCACCTACAACATTGTAAGATAACTTTATCCCGACAAATCCACTGGTAAGGGCGCTCATTAGTGGTCCACCTTAAGAGTCTTTGGCTTCTGCTTTCCATCAATAAGCTCTATTGAGTGTCCACCATAAAGCTTAAGCTTGTTTGTCGCCTCTATACTTATATTTCCATCATTTCTTATAATCATTGGCGCACCAGTGTTGCACCCGGCGATAACCAGCCCCTTATCGCTTATTGATATAGTATAGTCTCCAGTTCTATAAACATTCGAGCCATCAACACTAGATCCGGATGTTCCGACAAATCCTTTATCTCCGACATTAACTTTTATATCAAGCCTTCCTGGATTAAACCCACTTTCAAACTGCTTTCTATCACTTATTTTTGTGAATTCCATAGAATTTCCAGGGTCTCCGTAACTTCCTCCGATATTAATTACAACCTCCCCATCTGTCTGTAAAACAGCGCTCCTTCCCGCGCGATCTTTACCAAGCCACGCAATAAGAGAGCCTGCCGTATCTAAAACAATGCTTTTTGCATCATAATTGTCTTCTCCAACAGACATTTCAATGCTGCCTTCAAAGTTTATATTTGCACTTTTACCACCAGGATCTAATGTTTTAGAAAATCCATCACCTTTGGCAGCCTGCTCCGGCCTTGGGCCATCCTTGTCTGTAGTTGTTGTATAACTATTAGAATACGTCTCCCACTCAGTAACTTCACTCCCGGCGACAACGCAATCTTTGCCTCCCGGGTTTATGGCCGGAAAGCCGGGATTTACAGTTACAACGCTTCTATCGTAAGGATATGGGGGGTCAAGCTGCTCATCCTTGTTAAATTTCGTTAGAGGAAGCACCTCAAATTGCTTCCCATACGGGCTGCTCTTCACCAGGCTTTTATTTCCTATTCTATGCATTTCGATTGTCGCAATTCTATTGGCTATAGCTCTTTCCGCTGCCGCATACATATTATGATATTTTGTTGTATTAACCCTAATTCTAGACTTTGTTGCGCCACTATTTGTTGGTGGAAAATATTGATTTTCATCAGGATTTTGATACTCAACTCCAGTATCTCTTTTAATAAGAGTCTTTGCTCTGGGCAGCAGAGGCTTTCTGAAGACTCCACCGATAGTTTGAACATCTTTGTCTACTGTGCCATCATCATCTGTATCATTTGTCTTAAGAATATCACTCCACAGGGTTATGGGTACGGGCTCACTCTTGCTTGGATTATCATACGTTACCCGAACGCTATCGCCTGGACCCAGGTAGTCTGCCGTAGAGACAAACGGAACATTACCAGTGCTTGATGACTTTGGAACGTTAATTTTTAAAACGCCCTCTTTATCTATATCTAATGTAAAATTTGTTGTATTTGTGCTTGAATGTGTTGATAAAACATTTGTAGATAATTGAAAATGATATCCTATCTCACGCCTGCTTTTTAACATGCTATCAACGCCTATGATCTCTTCTAGTGGCCTGTTGTCACCCCTTGGATATGCGCCATTTATATCGCCAAGAACAACATTGTTATAATTTATATCTAATATATTTCCATTTATATCAACAAGATTTCCCGCTATTATTTCTATTAGCTCATTTTCCGGCATATGCAGCCTATTTGTGGTGCTAAGATCCCTGGAGTGAGTATGGGCATTATCAACTATGCTCGAATCACCACTCTGCATTTTAACTTCGCTATCAAAGCCCCTAAATACAGATTGCTCAGCATACTCTTTTATCTTTAAAACATATTCGGCCCTTCTAGGGTTTCTCTCATAATCCATAACACCTTTTGTGTCACAAGACTTGCTTAATGGGAACATCCCAACTTCATGCATTCCCGATGGATTATCTTGATTAAAGTCACATTTAAGATCGTTTTGATAAAACTCTCCTGGCTGATGAGCAGCTCTATCTTCTCCAAAAACCCTTATCACGTTTCCATATACAGAGCTATGAGAGTTGCTATGACCTATCATAATATGAGATGACAGGTACATGCTATCACCCCAATTTCGCCTTCTCAGGAAAAGACCGCTCCCCCTGCTCGTAGATAGCCTTACATCCCCTGATTTATAAACTCCAACATCTGAGCCTGCGGAACCTCTCATTATGGCGTCTGGAGACGAAACAGAATCGCCCATTCTTGGATTGCTAAGAATGTTTGCATCCATGTCCATCGGATCTAGGGTGCCATCTCCAGGAAGATGCGATTCGGAAAATACATTCAATATTGTGACTGAATGCCTAGTTACAGACGGGGCAAAAAACGCAAGGACTCTAGTTCCCTTTGGATAGTCAACAAACGTTCCAACGTGAGAGTTGCCCGACTGCTGTGGAAGTGGGACATCATCAATCGTCTTGCCAGCCTCTCCATTAACAATGGAGACCAAGGTGCAGGTGCCAGCCTTCCTACCCCTCTTACCAACCTTAACTATTTTTGCTTCAAAAAATTCGCCAATCATACCTAAACCAATAAAAATAATAAATGATTTTCATAAGACAATTGTCTATCTTACTATGTTACCAAATAGGTATTAAAATAGTAAGTTATTTAATAGCATTATAAGTTTATAATTCCAACCTCTATGACTCTATGCACTGCCGCGTTATCACCATCGGCAAGCGCATCCCTAAAATGAAGCCATGTACCTTGACTTGGGCCACCATTTGGAAATTTGTTCTTTGACTCCTTTATAGTTGCTTCTTTTATATTCTTCTCTTCATCCTCACTAAGCCAAAAGGAGCTGGATGAAAACATACCTCTGGAGTCAGACGATATATCTGATACTGCAGAGCTAGAAACGTTTCCTTGCTCAATTTCATATCTATTGAATATACCCCTGTTCATACACTCTATATCATATTGAACAGTTTTATTTCCTCCTGATAAATTAACGGTCTGCATTATTATTTTATCTTCAGGTACAGAGCGAGCCAAAGAGCCGTTTGGAAGTATCATTGTGACAATACCTTTTGTACTATTTTTTGCACCGCCGCCCATACTCCTAAGAAGATCAAGAGTATCATCTCCGCCCATCGAAGAGAACTGACCCTGTGTTATCTGCACGGGGTCTACCAACAAGTCCCGCATAATCTTCATTCTATCCTGGACCTCTGCCTTTGCCGTATTATTATTAACAAACCCTCTTATCACAACATACGTATCGTCCGTCATAACACTTTTTGATGATAGATCCAACATCATATTATAATATCTCTGCTGATTATTCTGATAATCTAACAATGTACTTAAATTATCTCCAGTTATTTTATTATCGCCCTCTCCCGACCCCGTGTTGCTGGGAAATATAATAGCGCAATCTGGCTGCAATGGAATATAGCCATCATCACCTGTTACATTTTTATGAACTAATATATTTTCATGCAATGGATTCCCAACAAATTGTTGTCCTATTATATCAAATGGGCTTGGCAAATATGTTCCAACTGGATGGCCATTTGTTAGCGCAAGCGTTGTGGTAAACGAACCACCCATCTGAAAGGAGTGATTTACCTGGGTAACATAGTAGAGTAAGTTTTTATATTGAACATAAATAACATCTCCCGGCTGATAATATTCGTTTCCAACCAAAGTTATTGAACCAGAGTTTATTTTTGCTCGCTGCATTTGAAGCTGCATAAGAGCATACGGCTTACATTGAAGCTCTGCGTTGCTGGCAAAATTAAGCTTAACATCTCCGCCTTGCTTGTATCCGTACTGTCGCCATAGATCAAAGTCAGTTGCTCCGCACCAAAATGCAACACCCTGAAACGACTTTCTGTATGCATCACCATAAATTGGAGCATCACCAACAACGTTTATCCTTGTAAAATCCGGAGGTCTTTCTTTGAAATCTGCACGTATAATATTATGATTTTTTATAACAAATCTCTTCCCAGACCCCGGTCCAAGGTAGTTCCTCGTATCATCTATAATCAAGTGATCCCACAAAGTTGATTCTGTTGCGTCACCCGTCAATATATCTATGGACTGCTTTGTTACATCATATATGCCCTTTGCCACATTGAGCCATCCACTTTCGTTTGTAATAAGGGCATCTGGGTCATCTGCCTGCTCAAGCATCTGGTCAAATGGGTCCTCGTATCCGCTAGAAAGAGCCCTTTCGACCTCCTCCAGCTCTTCTTGTTTTGCAATATTTCTTTTTAACGTGGAAACCTTACTATCTCTGCCAGAAATTGCATTCTCGAGAACCTTTAGTAGTTCAAACTTTTTAGTCACCTGTATAGACTCATTCATTTGATTTTGAGCCTTCATAGAATTTGTAATTGAAGAAGACAATCTATCAACAGGTATTGCGGTATTTCCAGATGCAAAATCATCCGGCCCAATAGATCTTCCGCTCGCAAAACTCGACAATGGGTCTATTCCAGATAGCTTCTTAAATGATCTTCGTATACCCTCCACTACAGATATTCTTGCTACCGCAACAACGTTCACCTTAGATGAGGACCCGAACATTCCTCCGGTGCTCACATTGTCTGGTGGCCCGCTTACTAATTTTGTCGGAAACAACTCACCTATTATATTCCTTCCACCACCCGATATAGACATAACTTCTTGAGATATTGGATCAAAATCACCAATTAAAGTCTCTGTATCACCAAGAAGTATATCGCCCTCTGGCTCTCCACCATTAATATCCATAGAAAATCCAAGGGTACCGCTGTCATTTCCCGCATCTATAAGATTCGCACCCTTTGTTAATGCACCAAGAACCTTATCGCCAAACCCCTGACGTTCTGTATATAACGAAGCATTAACCCCGTCAAAAGAGCCGCCAGAGGAGGAGCCCGTGTCTTCTACTAAAATTCCAAAAAACTTTAATGAGTCTGGACCACTAATTGGTACACCAGGAATTATTGATTTATCTGGGAAAAAGCCCAGCAACAATGATGTTAGCGCAATTTTTACATTTAAACCATGAACCTCTCTTCTCAAAGATTGTATTCTGGTTTGAAATAAATTTTGTAAAAACTCAGGAATAATATTTTTATTTTCTGATTTTGATAATTCAAGATAATCTTTTAACACACTAAGCGGGGTTCTATTCCACTGTGGAGGTCTGAGTTCCAAATGCCCAGCTGTATTACAAAAGAATTCTAAATCAATTATAGCCGATGCCTCTACACACTTCTCATATGAGGTATAGAATTGTCCACTAAATAAATTCCAACCGCCCTTTTTTAGCTGAAAAATATACTGCTTTATCTCGGTGTTGCTATCATATTGATCAGATATCATAAAAAGATTTTGATCATTATTCATCCTAACGTCATCAACCCTTCTTTGTGCGCCGACTTGCGTCATTGCTCTAGATATATTCTGATCAGCTTCGTAATTACCAGAATTTGCCATATCTTGAGTTTCACCAAATAAATTAAAACTAGTATCGAATCCAGCGTTATTTAAGCTGTTATTATCCATATTTGCTCTTGCAAGCTGCTCTTGTATTCCAGCATCAATGGACTTTATTTCTGAAAATAAAGATGATGTAATCGAGGAGCTTTTAGATGCACCACTAGTGCTTTTTGAATTTAGCTGCCTTATCATGCTGCTAAGCTCAGCCTTTCTCTTCTGAAGTTGCTCTATCTTAGTATTTGTTTGAGTTTTTAATACACTATCTGAAGCAAGTCTTTCTGCGGAACTGGCACTTAATGTTATAACTCGGTATGGCTTAAAGTTTCCAAATTTTAAATTTTGCTTTCTAGTCGCATTAAGAACAGAAAAAAGCGGGTCTAAAGAACTAAGAGTCGAAGCATTTGTTCCAGATATACCCTGTATCTCATATGCTTGACGTATAAACGAATCAACATTGTATGGCTGACCAACAATTAACATGCTCAATATATTTGCAGTATCTAAGTTATTAAATACATCATCACCTATCGAAACACCATACCCCTCGGTATATTGACTGATATTACTCCAGTCATTAAACATAGGATTATTCGATGTAAGACCTGCGGTTGCAGTGACTATTCCACTCTTCCACCTATAAACAAATCCACTTGGAGCCTGCACTTTCATAGCACCAAAAAGTGAACCGCCAAGATTATATTGACCCTGTACTATATTTCCTTCTGATGCAAATTGCCCATTTAAAATACCAGAATTATATGTCAAAAGCCCAGTTCCAATTAAAATTTTATTTTCATATAAAAGCTCTGGTGCGTCTTCAAAAACCATTGACCCAGAAGCATCTGTTTTTATATCAAAAGGAGTGACGGGATCTTCGAGCAAACCCTGCGGATCATTTAATGCTGGCTGACCTATCACCCTGGACCACTTTAGCCACTCCATATTGTCAACACAATTAACGGTAACAGTGTTTTTGCCTCCATTAAATGAAGAAGATGTATTTGTAACAAATCCACCAAAAACATGCACCATTGACAAAGAGGACTTGTCCCTCATTCTTATATATGCATCTAAATCAAGAACATCTTCGTTCACATTTCCTGCATATAATTTCTTTTCTGCTTTAAGCATTACTTCGTCAACTGCAAACTCTGAACTATCCATAACAGATAGTGAATTTAGCGCTGCACCAGAATTAGAATAATCATCAGTCATTCTATTACCACGAATAAAAATATTTACACTATCTGCGGCATTTATAAATGGCCTTCCTAGATAAAAAGTTCTAAGCCTATCTCTCACGTAATCTATATCAAGGGTGTCATCCATACTTCCGAGCCCCATAACCTCAAGCATAGATGAGCCAATCATAGAGCCGTCTATAAGGGGCACGCTTGACTTTTGACTAGCCATGACGCCGCTTTGCCCACTCATAGCACTGAGTATCCCTATAGAGCCGCTTAGGGCCTCATTTATAGCTATCTCTATGTCATCCTCTATAATGTCTGTAATTCTGTATGGATCTTCTATTGTAAAAGAAGTTTGGCTTGGAGTTGGCGTATTTGAGCAGTTTGTAGAAAATGAATTAAAAAGCGTTAGCTCAATAACTCCAGTTCCAGGCCCGGTAGTAAAATTATCGGTATTGCTTGGGTCAACAATCCATGTTGTGAGGCCAGAGTCCGCTCCAAATGCGTTTCTTTTTAATATACTAGTTATGGCCGCAAACTCAGATACATCCATCGCGCCATAGTCTATATCGCCCATATTTCTTCTTACATTTGATACAAGCAGGTCTATTCGCCCATCAATAGAAAGGCTAAGCTGACTCTCACTTATAGCGCCTATCTCTCTCTGAAACTCATCACGCTGAGCAGCACTCCAAGCCTCAGATGGCCCGTACCTAAGCGTAAACTGTTCAATAAGATAATTAGACTGCTGGTCATTTGTACTTTCGGGTAACGCCAGCATCTTCATGTTGAAAAGAAACTCTGAAAATAATAATAAATTTACAGACCTATTCTTTTCATAATAGTCATCCAGCTTGGTCAAAGCCTCGTACGCTCTTATTTGAGTTACCTTGTAAGCAAAGAGCGTCTTGGTAGCTCTAAGTAAAAACTTTTCAGTTTTATCCATCCATTGTAAGTCGTTTGTTGATTTTAACGCAGAAAAGGCTTTTTTCTTTATTAAAATTACAGCTTCTGGAGCCATACTGACTATATTTCTAGTATTAGGTCTAATCGATTCAGATCTATTTTGATTCAAATATGTTGATACGCCATCTTCAACCAAATCAACCCTATTTGTCTTCTCACTTATGATCTTTTGGACCTCTTGCCCTACCTCCTCATAGCTAGTCTCTCCTTCATTTGACGTAACATAGTCGGAATACTGCTCTAAGCCTGCAGCGAGACGGTCTGCAATCCCGCCTGACATTGCGGAAGGGTCTGATATTGCCATAATTAATCTCCTTCTGTTATACTACTGCGTCTATCAATAGCAACCTCAACCTCAGCAGCATCAGGTATCGACTCTCCAGCAAAAGCACCTTCGGTCACTAAGCTATCAGGATTTGGATCGAACCTGACAATAGCAGTAGAATCATATGTTGGAGGATATGATAAGCCATGGTCGATGCCTCCAACCTGCTTTCCGGCAGGTATTGACGCTGGTATTGGGTCTCCGGTTGCGTCAACGGGGCTTCTATGCCATGGCATAAAGTTATTTCTCTTGCCCATTCTTTTTGTTATTATAAATTCAAAATTATATTCAAATAATCCAGGCGTGCCCGCTCTTTCACTTGAGCTAAAATTTGAAAAATATCCACGAAACCTTTCGGCTTGAAAATAAACATCCATACTTACTGCAAATGCGCCAAGAGATGGGTTCAAAACAGTTCTTTGGACAGCATCATCAGCAGTGCCTTGAAACGCACTAACCCAGGAATCAACAACGCTTTTTGACCCAGCAAGCCATTGTGAGCCAATCAAATCTGTAAAGCCACCATTATCAAATGCGCTGCTTAAGCCGCCCCAAAAACTTGTTGCTTTAGATCCAATCTCTGCAAGTCCTGTTAAATTGCCAATCATCGACTCTGTTTGATTTTCCATTTTTTCCAAAAGCTGTCTTCTAACTGCAATTTGCTCATTTCTATATACATCTCTTAATAAGTTGATACCCTCAACACCCGAGGAGCCAGTTGTTCCATTTACAGACATAACCGGAAGCTCCTCTCCCCAATACTGGATCACATATCCGCCCTTGGTTAGTTGTTTATTTATAATCTTTCTTTCACGTATGTTAATAGACTGTGGATTTATATAAATAGGAACAATATCTCTATTTTCTAGTGAGAAATTTCCAATAGCATTTTTGTTCCTTGGAACTAAAAACTTTAATGTCTTTCTATATCCTTGCATTTGTATATCCTAATGTACTATTGTTTTCTAGTAAAATATTATTTATTTCAACCGGGAAGAAATCAACATCAATAAGGCTATAGTCAACCATGTAATATCCATTATCACCAACAAGAACTGCCTCTGGGTTTGACACAAGCAGCTCTTGAGCCATAACTCCTTGATAAAGTATGCCGCCTCCAATATATCTAAATGTATAAATATTCAACCCAGACTCCGAAACTCCAATATGTGTTATATCTTCTTTCAAACGTATATCACTTCCTCCGGCGCTGCCGGGCGCCGGAACTGGGCCTAAAACAATCGGCACACCGCTGCCGGAGACCACCGCGCCAACATTAGAGCCTGCCACTAAAGTAGCGGAGCCCCAAATTGCTTTCTTAAGATCATCAAAAAAGCCCTCGAATTCCTTTCTCACATCTTCGGGCTTATATTGCACAGCCTCCTCGACAGCACTTCCAACTAACTCAATTCCAGTCTCAGTAAATGTACCTCTTGCATCCGCACCCTTGCCCTTGCCTGCGAAGGCATCACTCTTCTGGAATGCCTGATTTAGAGCATCAGCAGCATTCTTTATATATTCTGGCTTCAATCCCCCCTCGGTTGCCTTTAAATATTCATTAGCCATTTCGGTAGCTTCTGCATTCATCTGTGCGAGCATCTCGCCCCCGGCCTCATCCCTAAGCATCATCGCCTGCATTCTTGTCTGCATTTGGGCTTGAGCAAATATCCCTGCCGTATGAATATTCTGCTTTTCCATCAAAGAAATCGTATCATTCCTACCAGACTTCTGATCCGCGATCTGCTCCCTTAGCTTCTTGGCAGTCTCTGTGTCCCCAGAGGCTACGGCAGAATCAAGACCCTTAAGCATTTCCAAAGTTCTTGTTGCTTCAGACTGACTCATTGAGAATTGACTCGACAAGAGCTGTTGTTGCGTATAAAAAGCAGAAGCTTTTGTTGGGTCGTTTGCTGCATCTGTAACGGTAACTATTTCACCACCGCCAAAGCCCTCAAGCATGGTTTTCATTCCACCGGCAAGCTCCGCGCCAAGCGATTCAAAATCACCAGTTGTTTCTGCATCAAGCATTGCCTTTTGCATCCCTATTCCGGAAGATAATGCGTTACCACCCTGCCCGTAGTCAAGGCCTCCTAATTGCGAAACAAGATATGACATGCCATAATCCTCGCCAAGAGAGCCTAGCGATTTTGCTAACGCCTGTGACAATCCAACGGCATTTTCTATACCGACCCCAACCTCGCCAAGACTTTCTGCAAATCCCAATATTAATGGCTTTGCAAAATCTGCTGATAAACCAAGTTGTTGAAAATTAGATACAGCAGACTGAAGAGCTGTAGCTATCGTTGATGTGCTAAGGCCAGTCTTATCCGCAACGTCTTTAAATCCAGCAAGCTGCTTAAACGCTTCATCTGAGCTTAAGCCTGTCTTCATTATAGCACTAGATAGAAGACCCATATGCTCAGTTATACTCATACTCATTGCGTCTGCTTGCAATACGGATGTCGTAAGCAAATCCATATTTCGCCCAGCAGAAGGTATTATTTCTGACATTCTTGAAATCTGAAGATTGCTAGACTCCATTGCTTTTGCGGTGTCCAAAAGCTCCTTCCTGTTTACAAACCCAAATTCTTTTGAGCCAGATTTTTGTTGAATTTCAGTAAATAAAACAGAAAGCCTCTTGGCCTCGTTGTATGTCCCTCCAAATGAATTTGTTAAAACATGGAATTCAGAATAATTCTCCCTAACTCCAGCAGATAAAGAATCTAAAGCTCCGGTCATCTCGCCAAATATTCTTTGGATTTGCGCAAAAGCGCCGACTGACTGACTTATAAGCTTAAGTGGCTTTAGCAGCCCCCCAAATGCACCAGCAAGTTTGGATGTCCCTCCAAATAACGTTTTGGTGACCTCATCTAGTTCACCAAACGCTGCTCCAATTTTAGTTAAACCATTTAGTAATGCTTGATAATTATCACTACCTGCATTTGCGGCGTCAGAAAACCCCGTAAGACCTCTGGTGAGCTTATCGAAGGATCCCGCAACCTTCTCTAGGGACCCCGCAGCATCAGAGTCTAGGAGGGTCATAAGTTGTTTAATTTTATTTGCTGCCATTACTCATTGTCCTCTATAACCTTTCTTAATGAAGCCAGACTTCTTGGCGCCCTAAATCTGTCTGATGAAGAAGTTTTCTGGTCACTATTAGTATTAAAATTAGTATTTTCCTTAGAGATCCTGACCGCATCAAGATATTCGTTATCCTTAAACTCTCCAGTCCTAACCCGCTCATCGAACTCTTGGTCCGAGGCAAAGGTGTGCTCTTCATCCTGAGACCTTGCGTCTTGGACTGCTTTAACGGCTTCATAATTAGAGAATGATGCTAAATATTCTATATAGCTAATATCTCTTTCAGATTCGCTCTGCCTATCTAAAAGTATCATTCTTGCATACCAGGACCACTGATATTGATTAATGCCAGAAAATATTGCGTCATCGACCTTGCACTTCCAAACCTTACAAAGCTCCCAACGCAACATAGACTCTATGTCAGATGTTATTTTTTTAGCGTATTTTCCTCCACATCCGCGCTTGATTGCTTTGTAAGATCATCATATGCTAAGTATAATTTATCAACAACAGATGTTTGTAGCCCTTCAACAACGAACATCTTTCTGTCCAAATCTGTATCTAAATCATCTCCGTCATAAGCATTCTCTAGCGGAACACCATTTACATCAACTATTGCTGATGCAAGTATTGAGGTTCTAAGGACAGAAAGTCTTTCCTCCTCATCGTGCCGCATAGTCTTTGCAAGCGCAGCCTTCTGCTGCCTACCGCTTAAAGTTCTTATTTTAAACCTAAAGCCACCAATATCAACAACCTTTTCGATAGAGCCAAGAAAAATCAAGTCCCTTAGGTTTGGTGCCGATATCAATGGCAATTCAGTTTCTTTTTCAAGTTCTAACTCATCACCGTCAGACTTTATAGTAGCCTTCTTTCTAGTCATACCATCTCCAATTATTTTAATGCATTAAAAAACCACCATAGCTTGAGCTATGGTGGTTTTATTTTACTTAAAATGAATTATATTTGTTGTTAAATTATATATCAATCAGAATGCCGCTGATATAAGCCCCGGGAAGTCCAAAGAGCCTCTTCGCGTCCCGCTATCCGCCAATATCTCGACATTATCCGTCTGAGTACCGGCCAGCTGCCTTCCACCGCCAACACCTTGTGTAAGCACAACCGCCTCGCCGCCGCGAAGTGATGATATATATTCAGTCTGAACTGTAGCATCTTCAACAATAACATAGTCATCGCTACTATAGGTTTTTCCAATTCTTTCAAAAAAGCAATTATGATAAGTTGTTATAATAGCATCATTATCTGTTCCAGTAAACTGGTCTACAACTACGATATCAAACGGAATTCTTTGGGCCTGTATATTTCTAAAGCCACGAGAAAATGCTTCAGTTATAGATAGGCCATCAAAAGCAATTCTTCTTAAAGTTAATGATGTTCTTGTTGCACTTGATGGAACTAATTCAATTATACCATCAGTGCCAACCTCTGTAATTGCCTTAAGTGTTCTGTTTTGTGTTTCTTGAAAACTTTGTACCGCCCCAACAGGCTCATTATTAACCATAATAATAATTTGTGTTGATAAGGCGGTCCTTATTGTTTCATCTAAAACACTTCCTGTTTTTGGATAATCGGCCATTACTTATTTCTCCTAGATTAAATTACGCCAACTTCGATATCAACGAAGATGTAGTTTATCGGGTATGATGGCTGGAATCTGCAAAACACATTCCACTGCCTTGGGTCAACTTTGTCCCGCGCTACCCTTATATTTTCAAAAGCTGTAATAAGCTCTTGGCTAACTAACCCTGCCATTATGTTTGTAACACGAGCAGTAATGAGACCCTGAGTGTTTGGGTTCTCGACAGTTCCGAGAAAGCCCTGAAGGGACTGTCTCAGAATCTCCTTGACACGGTCTCTAATGAACATTATAGAGATCTCTTCATCCTCAACAAACCCTGAGTTACTAGTTGTTCTTGCGTGAAGAATCTTGCCCCCACCAGTAACAGGCGTAACTAATGTCCCGCCAACAGAGCCGATTGAATTTTGCATAGTCCTCGTATAATTCTTATCTCGCAATATGGAAAACCCACTCAACTTCTTATATGTTAGCGGTATAGCAACATTCTGCCTGGCAGATAGCCAGCCCGCCGCACATGCTGCCATATAAAATCCATCAATAAAGGTATTTGTTCCATTTACATTTCTAACTATCTCATCTGGGAAAAAATAAACTGCACGATTACTAGTGTAATTATCACTAAGCTTCAGATTAACCAAGTCTTCGATGTTCCCATCAAGGACCTCTTCTGGATCGTCGCCCTGAATTCCCTCTATAACTCCAATATCCTCGACAGCGAGTTCTTCCATCCCGACAAGCGCCTCTGCTGTAATGCCTCTTTGTGCACCGAACAGAGCCATTCTTTCTTTTTGTATAGCAATTGTACTCATATTTTCGCAGTGATTGACTGCCGCTCTAAATATTCCAAACCTATTTTTAGTTGGAAGAGGAATAATCATTTGAGCATCAGCAGCCTCAAGTCTTTCGAGTGCGCTAAACCAATTAACATCGAAAAAGTTTGCATCTCGCTCATCTATATATGAGACCCTAATCCCATCACCTTGCTGCAAAATCTGATTTGTAACAAGATCTGCATTTAACATAAGAGCTGCGCCACCGCCAGTTGTTGAATCATCATAAACATAAAATTGAACATCCGTTGCTTCATGTCCAGCTAAAATTGCCAAGCCCCCATTCTCTGACTGCACCACAACCGTATTGTCATCAGATATGCTCGAAACAACCAATACGGCAGTTTCAGTTGCATCACCAAAAAGATAGGTTGCAATATCCGCCTGAGTGGTTAATACAGTGTCTGTAATGTCAACCAGCGACTGCACAACGATCATTGCGGATCCCGGGTTTATATCTTCACCGTCAAAATCAAACTCTGCAGAAGAAAACTCACTGCTGGCCGATGATATGGCTCCAGAATCACCTGTCCCGAGAACGTCTCTTTCTGTATTTACAATAGTGTACGAATACGCAGTATCTGCCCCTGTTATAAATGTAGTCTGACCAACTGCGTTTTCATACTGAGAGTTATAAAACCCAATTTTATTTGGAAAGGTCTGTGTCTCTGCGCCATTTCTTATAATCATTATGTTAACTTGGGTATCTGTGTCTGGCCTGCCATCAAGAAGCCCTAAGACTGGGCGCGTCAATGGGAAGTATAAATCATCAATTTCACTTCCGCCACTAAATCCACCAACACCATCTACAGCCTCTTCCAATATATGAGAAGAAGTTCTTCTTGGAAGCGGTGGCCTGCACTGGAGGGCAAGCACTGCTGGCGCTCCATTTTCAAACGCCATTTGCGCACCAAGAGATAATGTGTTTGTAAGACTCGGAGTGCCGTGTTTATTCATTAAATCCTGAGCCGAACTAAAATATTCTGGATCTTCTAAATCTAGCTGATAAATATATCTTGTCTCAAGAGTATCGCCAAGACTAAGTGTTTTTGACTTTATATCAATATAGAATTTATCTCCAACTTCCGATGGAATGGTCTGAGCTTGAAGTCCAAATAGCAACACCCCATTTGTTTGTAATAAATAAAACTGAGTTGCGCCAAAGCCAGCAATAAAACCACCACTAACTGGAGTTCCGCCTCCCCCACTAGCAGCAGATGGGAGGCCTGCAGAGTCGTCGTCAAACGAAACAAGCCTCGCTCTTCTGGATGAATTTACGGCAGAAATATAATATCTACCTTCGGCCTCACCAGCACACACTAATACGACCTTACCGACATCAGAGCTTGTAAAGCTACCCGCGCTTCCACCATCGATAGTTCCGTCCATATGGTTGTGAACCTCTGTGCTATCATCAACCAACATATTTGTGGCATAGATGACCCAGGTGGTAGCTGCACCAGTTGCTGTTAAAACTACACTTTCAACAGTTATAGTTGTAACATCTGTTATGGCATTATAAGCGATATTACTTATTGTAACAATATCTTCGCCGGTAACCGCCAAATGATCTCCGACCATAGCCTGCCCTGCGGCTAAGAGGTTTCCTGGCACATCAAACTCATCAGTTAATAAATCCCCGATGGTTCTTACTACTAACGTACCATCTGGCCAAAAATCTGCAGAAGAAAGGCTGCCGTCTGCTGACGTAGTATCTCCTTGAGCAACAACAACACCTTCGTCCGGAGTTGCAGACCCGGATAATGCACCAGCCGCAGACATATATGCATTGCTATCCCAAAAATACGGCGAGCCGGCCCTATCTCTTACTAATCCAGACGATGATCCGGAGACTGTAAAGGTCGCTCTTCCGGCAATTGGGTCGCCATTTGAATCCCTAGCGACACTAACGCACCTAACCGTCCAGCGCTCCTCTGGAGCGTTTGAGTCAACGGTCGATATGAGCTCACTTGTGCCGCATGTACCAGATAAAATTATTGTATCACCTATGTTTAAAGAAGACGCAGAAAACATAGCTCCGTCTTGATCCCCTATAGATGCGCCTTGAAGCTCAATTGCCCCATTTGTAATGTCAACCCTATAGTCAAACTCTCCAGAGAAGCCAGCCGAGTCCCATACACCGTTAACCCTAGTAGAGGCCTCTTGCCCATACAGGATAGACCCGTTTAGATAAAGCTCTGTTCTTCCGCTAATAACGGGAGATGAGGCAAGGCTGAAATACCTTCCATCACCGCTCCCAGTTGGGCTTATTGTGGCATTCCCATCCGCACCGGATCCTGCCGCATTAGCAACGACAAGTTCCTCGCGAATGCCCTCGCCCATAATGCATGCAATTCGTATCCCCCCAGGGATCGAAACCCCTCTTGATACAACACGATCCCTAGCAAAAACACCGGGCTGTGTGTATCCTGATATTCCTGGTATATTAGGCATCTATCATCCTCCGATTCAATACATAACTCATTTGAGTTATTATTATTAGTAGTTTGTTTTTTAAAATCATTTTCTATATTTCTGATAATTGTAATATGTCATTGTAATTCAAACTAAGCATGTCCGCCTCATCTTTTTGACCCGGTATTGGGTGCATAACGGAATCAAAATAAAACACCAATTTTTCTATCACATTATCCAGCGGAATTTCAACTCTCCACTCACTATGAGTGTTTATAGATATATTCTGACTATATATATAGTCATTAGCATATGGCTCGGCAGATTCAGCGCCAATGCTTAATCTTTTTATAAATAAACCATTTTCTCTTAAATCATTCCAAAGTGTGTACTGAAGAGCTATTGATACTATGTCCACCAACTCCTCCAGCTCAGAGTAACTTTCCGAATATATTCCGACTTCAAAATTCATATCCCAAAAGCCGGAATACACCCTGTGAGTTGGTGTGCTAACAACCCTTGTCGCACCATACTCATCCGTAACCGCCTCCCTTCTGTATCTATATGTCATATTTTGATTAAACGATAATGGCTTGTATGTGCCACCAGATGACTTTATAATTATAGCAGGAAAAAACTTTACATCATATCTATATGCGTCGGATATTAATATTTTTGTGGTGTCTTCAGAATCTATATCTCCACCTGTCAAGTCAACAGTTAGTGGATACCCATATTCATCGGCACGATATGTAAAAATATTATCATTTCTAAAAACACTTCTGAGCCCGTCTATGAGAAGGCTTTTTGGCGCAACGATTGCTGTTTGCTGAATAATATTATTATCAGAAAAGAAATCAGAATAAACTCTGTGTTCGCCACGGATACCTGTTCCTGGCAAGTTTTGAACATCTGACATTATTAACCCCTTATATTAAGCTTGCTCTCTAAAATGCAAAGGAAGATATTCAACATTCTCTATGCTTGTTGCACCATCACAAAAGCCTCTTATTTCGGAGATATAAGCATCAAGTTTCTGCCTATCTTTTAAATCATCATTATTAATAAATAATGTTTTTTTAATAACTAACTCAGTAACTATCCCATCATTTATGGGCCACTCAGAGGAGCCAAATGTAACTTCTATACAATTTTTATCAGAAATAACTTTTGTTGGTTTTTTTAATTTTGAATTTAAAATCCCAAGAATTGTTTTTAATGTCTCGTTAAAGTTACCAGATCTATTATCTATTTTATTAAAAATTTTCAAAGAAAACATCACTTTACCTCATACCTTTTCATATTGTCTTTTAATTCAAATTTACGCTTAATATCCTTATACCCTTCTATCTCATACTTAACCGAATAATCTCCCGAAGGAAGTCTTACTGACCAAAATCCATCTTTATTGCTTGATATATCTTTTATTAATTTGTTTTTTGAATCATACAGGGTTACAAATACATCACTTATTGGTTTTTTATTTCCACCTATTATATGTCCAAATACTGACACATTTCCGAGAATCAGCCCATTGGGCCCTGCTTCGTCATCTACAATTACATTATCAGAATTATTTTTGAAATCTCTGTCTACATTCAAAGCAAGAGGTCTTCCCTGCTCTTGCTTTGATAGTTTTGAAACTTTATTGTTTAATAATTTTAAATTTGAGTCAATAACCGTTAGTTTTTTATCTAAAAGCTCAATCTGACTCGATAAGTTAAAAATCATATCAATTGCAGATTCAGCTCTATTATTATCTGACATTAGAACCTCTATTGTTTATAGACATATCAGCCTACACATAGTCAATAACGTTGGAGACTTCTTGCACACCAGATGTGGTTATGCCTGCAGCTGATGTTATAATCATACCAAATGCAGGGTCGATTGTCCTTCTTGAAATATTACCAACAACATTTATATTTCTATAATCATTATCAGAGTTCAAATACACAACTCCCTCCATATAGCCCATACCATCAAAATAACAGCCTTCTATTAGAATATTTTCAAAGCTACCAGAATCATCTGCGCCAATATGAATTGGCATTTCGTTTGGAACGCTTACCAGTGGGTCTAGGTCTAGCAGATAATCATCTGCTGCAATAAATCGAATTCCTTTAATAACAAAAAAGTGACTATCGGAATTAACAGTCGTATCATGCCTAATTTGTATCGTGCAATCTCCTCCAGTCTCTCCAGATAGGCCATAATAAGAGAAATCTTGCAGGGTTATTCCGCCTGCGATGTCATCTGCCGCATGAGATCCGGAGCTATCATACTTTGCTCCAAGCACAATAACTTCATTTGCAGCCCATTCCGGGGAAGAGCCGAGGAGTCCAAAATCAGCAGATCTTTTTAGTATAGTCTGAGGTCCTGCTCCACGAAAAGTTAAGTCAAAATCTAAAAAGATCGTCTCCTCTACCTCGTACTCTCCTTCTTTTACAAAAATAGTTGGGGTGCCCATGTCTGGAAATATTTTAGAAAACATCCTGGCGTAATCTACAGCTTTGTGTATATTTGTAAAGTGGCTAAACCTCTGGTCATTTGAAACAGTAACATCTCCAAGATACTTATAATCAATATGGTCAACAAATAATCTTAAGTCTGTAGCTAAAAATTCAGAAATATCTACATGCGCTAAAAGTGCAACATTTACATCTTTAAATGGAAATTTTACAGGTGCGGGTGGTGTCGGAGGTGCATATATTATACATCCATATGCATCCATCGCGATATAAAAGTCATCAGTTAAATTTACCCTATAACTATTTGCACCAACAAACTCAATTCTTATTCCATTAACAACTGCAACTCCAGCAGATATATCAACAGTCTGATATGAATCGACAGTAACGCCGTCATCAAGCAAATCTGCATGACTAGTATGATTTGTTATCTCAAGGCCCCTTATAACTCCAGATCCACGAAGCTCGTTTCTTGGCCCCTGTATATATCTTTCTAATATATTTTCACTTATAATCGTGTCATCAACAGTGCCCGTAGCCCTCTTGTCTATAACGGTCGGCACCCACTGGTCTCCATCAACATGGCCGATAACATACCCCAAGGAATTAGAGAACATACCTCTGCAAAGCCAAAGAGCACCACCCATGATCTCGTCAAACCCATGAAGAGTCACTGTCATTTCGACAGGAGGTGCACTGGTCGTATGGACATGAACAACTATATATGACAATCCATCAGCGGAATATACCTTGTACTCCCCGCTACTACCGGCGAATACCTTTGGCCCGCGCATGCCAAGCGGGCCCTCAAGATCCATGGTGCTATCAGGATAAACTTTTAACGTTGCTTCTTCATCAGCTTTTATAAAGTTTCTTGACACATCAACTACACCAACAACAAACCCTGTTACGACCAAGTCCCCATCAACCTCCATTCTCTTTTTGAAAAATACGTTCTTTTCTTCATCCAAAAATCCATCAAAAAGGATTGTTCCATCCGGAAGAACGGCCTCTGTAAATGTCATTTCTCCAACGGGAATTGTGCACCGTATTATATATACAACAGAAGTATCACGCTCTAATTCACCTGAAAATGCAACAGAACTATCATCAACATATATAGATGATTCATTTAAAGTCTTTATTCTATAGGTTCCATCATCTGATGATTCAGAAGATCCATCTATAACTAAAATATCTCCGACCCTTACATCGTATTCCAGAGCGCCAGCCTCAGACACAAAAGCAAGCCTCGTAGTTCCTGTTGTCATCGTTAAGTCATCTGATGTGAGGAACTGTATTCTTCCAAAATCTGAATGTATGTATCCATTTATGTGATACGCATTAGACGCCCTACCAACATGCTCAACCTCATTTAGCCCAAACATACCAAGAACGGCTAACCCATCAAGAGAGTCTGCAGATTTTACAGTTATAATCCTCCTCTTAAGATCACTGCCCATGTTTGGAATATTATGAGATATCGCAAGCTCATAGCACATGCCAACCCTGAGCCTATATGCGAGGCAATTCAAATGCATGCTTACAAACTGAGTATTTATTTTATGTATAACAGAAGATAAAGTTTGCTCACTTGCTGTTTCGTCATAGGTTTCTATATCTATAAAATCTCCAGAATCAATAGATATGGAAAATACATGATTGTCCACCGTGAGCGACTGTGGAGATATTCTTGATGAAATAACTGTAGCAGAGTTTGGGTTTGCGACTTGAACGTCCGGGGTGTTCGTCTTTAGTGACCTCGGCCTAACAGCACAGTTTAGCCCATTCTCATTATATGGAGAATAAATATTTTTTGTAACAACACCTATCGTGCCAGATTCTGAATCAGAATTTAAAATTCCATAAATCTCTATATTTGTAACCTCAAGTGATGCATTGATGGTTACAGATTTTATTTTATAATTTCCGTCATCATCAGAATTTGTCGCATTAGATATAGTAAGAACATCAAATTCTGATATACTTTCGTTTGGAATTGGATGTTCCGGAATCATAATACTTGTCGTAGAATCAAAATTATAAAAATATGTTATAGGAGTTTCGTCAATTATAACTTCGCCAAGGTCACTCTGTAAGTATTGATTTGAAACAGAACCTGCTCTAACAATCCCATTTGAGCTTAAATTTAAGACAAAGTCCCTTATTCCCTGCGCGCCGAGCAGAGATAGGCTTGTAATCGCTGACTGAACGTCGAGGTCTGACAGAATGCCTTTTGTATCTTCATTATTATAATAAACTTGATTTGCAAGATGTGAGTTATTTGTCTCACTTATATTCAAGCCTGTATAATTTATATGATTATCATACAATGTCTTTAAAGCTTCCTGCAGATCATTCGTACCAAGAGAGTTTGTTGAAGTGTCACTAGGATTATTGGGACTCGACTCTACGGATATCGCTGATGCTTTATGACTACCTATTGCATCAGGATGAATGTGTGTAGCTATTATTGCATTTAGCTCTTGTATCTTATTTATAATATCATCTATTTGCGAATTAATATATGATATTTCATCTTGCAATAGTTGAGTTGGAAAATTTAAATTTAACTTAGATTCTTTTATTGCTGCCGTAAGAGATACGTCAGAATCTGATAATGGACCAGAAAGCACATTTGCGCGGTCAAGAGCTTCTTTTTTTATATTTCCAGTGTCATCAAGAGACCTTGATATCCTTGATGATACAGTTCCACCAACGGCACCATGCGGGTTTATGCCAAGAGCTCTCTCTATATTAAATATAGCAGACCTTAAGCTATTAAGAACGTCAGAGCCAATCTCCGTTATATTATCACGCACAACCGGTATCTCTACCGAAGTGTCTAGCTTATTTGGATAATTTGATTTTGGCATTCTAGTTCCTCTTTAACCGCAATGAAAGGTTGCGCAGGTAAGATGTTTTTTATATAGCTTACCCTCATACTCTATAGTGTCTGTAATAGAATTCCAGTCTATGCTCTCAGTGCACTTCGCCACAGTTCTTGATCTCATTATGTCATCATCCTGAAGCCTTCCATGGCCAGGGATAACCGATGACTCTATATAGTCACCATTTTGTATCTCGCCATTAATATTTGTAACCCAAACAACCCCCTCTCCCAGGGCCATAACAGATATGTGCATTTCGTTATCTTTTACACCAAAATTTTTAGCATAACCAGAAAAGCATCCTCGCAGCGCTTTGCCGAAGTTTGGATTCGGAACAGATTTATATAACTCAGCAGCATCAGAATCATCTTCAGCAAGAACGCTCTCCTTTGGATCAACACCTGTGACTCCAAAAACTGTTCTTGAGCCATTTGTTTTTGAAATTCTAGTTTTTGGAAGCCCCACGTCATACCGTCCGCCACCAGAACCTGTTGCTAACTTACCCCAAACCTCTCCGGTTGACTCCACTATAAGGCCTGATGAAAGTCCCCTCTTTGGGCATACTGTATCATGAGAGCCGGTAAAAGAATTTGTTACACTATATCCGCCAAGACCATCACCACTTACTCTATAAAAAATATCACCATACTTACCCGTTCCAACGATGAGGTTCATTCCATCATCAGGCCAGCGCTCTCCGAGAAACTGGCCCCATATCAATGCCTGTACGAGTCCGGTGGCAGTAATTGCTGAGGTTTGTATATCATCAGAAAGAGTGAGGGCTGGTTGATATGCAATAATCGCTGTAGTGCCCGTTTGAATGTGTGCATTTCCATGATCGGTGCATCCAAGAAACCCAACGCATGGTGATATATAGCTAGTATTGGTGACGACCATATCCTGGTCACCCGAGTTATCAGCTATAAAGAGTCTACTGTGTGAATCCCCATTCTCGCCAGCGGCCATATTGATACTGCGTAGATCGCTCACCCCACCAACACCAGCAATTGAATTACTATAAAAAACAGTTGACCTTGTGGTGCCTTTATCAACATCTAGCGCGCGCGTAGGAGCAGTTGTATCGACTCCAACACTATCGTTTGTCACAGTAAGGACCATGCTATTACTAGCACCAATCTGGACTTTATTATCAGAACCACCAGTTTTGTTTATGCATAATGCATTTTGATATGAGCCGGTATACGTTGCACCAGTTGCGCCCTCAAGCCTCACCTCACCCGTAGTATTGCCCCCATCTTGTTCAAATATTACTCCTACATTTAAAGCCTCACCAGCAGGATCGTCATCCGGGTCTGCACTTAATTTTATAAACGCAGACCCAGTCTCTGAGTGCACATGCAAAAGCTCATCCGGAGTAGATGTTCCAATCCCAACACTTCCGCCGACAATAAAGTTTCTGCTCACCCTATCACCCCAAGGGTGAACTCCTCCTGAATCAATATAAGGCGTGGTCAAACCATGATTATCAGCAATAACATTTCCTATGAAGTATATATTATTTTCTGCTGCGACATCTGCGCAATCAAAAATATGGCCAGCTCCTGCTACGTAAACAGCATAATGGTCTTCGCCATCTTCCGCCCCGTCTCCAGATCCTCTAAAGGTATTGTTTAAAATACTTATATTTCTATGATCAGCGGCGTCCCAATTGTTAGTATGTATGTGTGAGTTTAAAAATTCGCAATTTGATATCGCTATATTGCCAGACCCTATGGTGGACGACGCCGTATCTACATGGGTTAACGCTACTCCTCGATTATATTGTCCCCAACCGGACTTTTCCGATTGATCAAATATTACATTATCAACTTTAACTCCCCAGTTAAGCTTATTCCCATCGCCATCTTTGACGCTTGGATCTAGAAGAAGCAACGCACAGAGTCTCATTCTAAAGTTGCTTAGAGTTACAAAGCCACTGCTTAGCACATCAGAATTTCCATCTGGCGTAGAAGTTAATCCCGGGCCGGCAATATATAAAAAAGAATCATGGTCAGGGTTGCCAGAATTAGCCCTATCATCACTCTCTTCGCCTTGGTCACTATATATCTTGATCATATCCAAGACCGTTGAGTGCCCCTCTCCGGTTATATTTACGGGAAAATTTATCCAAGCTCCATAATCTGATGATGCCTGTTTGCTATCAGCAGAAGTATGGTCAGCCAGATTAACCCCCGTATCTATAACAACCTTGTGAACTCCAGATTTTAAATGAACCGTTGGAACACCGGCATTTGGAAATATCTCAGAGAATCTCTTTGCATATTTTATAGCAGGACCAATTTCGCTAAAGTGCCCCATGCCTGGCTGCGGACTTACGGTGATTGAGTTAAGAACTTTTAAGTCTAAGTCATTAATAAATAATCTCAAGTCTATTGCGGTTGCAGTTACTCCGTCATCTTCCATTACCGCAAGTATGCAAACTTCAGAATCACCTGTTGGCGAACTACACGCGGGATCTGCCTTTTCAAACCTTACATTTCCATACTCATCTATAAATATAAAAAATTTATCAACCGAGCCATCAGACGGTATGTCTGTTATAATTGTTGCAGATTCCAACTCAAACCTTTCACCCATAACATATGCCACCCCTCTTTCGAGGTCAAATGTATAAAAGTGAAAGCCATCAGCGGTTGTTTTTTGTATGTTGCTAACCCCAAGGCCATGTATAACGCCATTGGACCTTATATCATATATTGGCTGCTCCAGCAGCTTGTGTTTTACAGATGTGCCAATATCTTTAACGCCGACTGTTCCGCGTTCTAATTTTGATATAGACCGTGTTGAATTTGCACCATGCCCACCGATGACCCTTCCTTTGAAGTTACCAAATGCAACTCTGGACAAAAGAAGATTGTAGTCAATATTTATTGGGGAATAACAAAAAATATCTGTAGATATGTCGCCATTTGCAGCTATATATGCATTAATTAAGTCTTCATCTTTAAATAAAATCTTTAATTTAATGTTTCTTGCTCCTGATAATAAATAAACATCGCTATTCATACCAGTTATTCTAATTGAATCACCACCATCAAGACTTGCGTATAACTCTCCATCAATCGGGTCGCTATAAACACTTAGGCTCATAGAGTCATCATTTCTAAGCTCACCATCAAAATCAACTATTTCAATCAAGGATTGAGATGAAAAATTAACAACACTGTATTCTAGCCTTTTTGCGGCAAAAATGTGCTGGTCTATGTTCATAAAAACATCAAAAAGCATTGCGCCAAATGTTGTAGATATTGCATCAAAATTAAAATTAACTAAAGATAAGTTATTATCATAGCAAAATAAATAAGTCTCTCCAAGAGAGCTTGGCGATGTAAAGCCGCTAGGCAGCTGTCCAATATCTAGCTCAATCTGGTTTTCACGCACACCGGTCACCATGTACGAGCCATCATCATCAGAAGATCCGCTTATAGTTACTGTATCACCAGCAGACAATCCGGACTCTTCAAAGTTGACCGCAGAGCTTCCGGCATAAATAATTCTTTCGCCAGTAGTAAAGCTTATATCAAAAGTAAGAACCTTTTCTCTAAGACCATTATAAGATCTTCCTTGTATATAATAGTCTGTTCCAAATTCTGCAACAATCTCTTTATCTTCTATATATACAAAACCAGCACTGTCTATGGCATTATCAAGCGGAGATCTCTTTACCTTTAGCGTGTGACTAAAGGTATCGGTATCCGGAAGGTTATGAACTATTGCAATTTCAGAAGTTACATTTTCTATATCAACTCTGTACGCCAATATATCCCAGTGTTCCTCTACGGCCTGTTCGTTTATTCTTGCAACGACAGTGTCTATAGTCTGCCTTGCCTCACTAGCTTCATATAAGTCTACTGATATATTAACGCCGTTATCTATTGATAATGAAATATATCTAACTGAAGATGTAAATGCCTCAGGATTTAATCCAGATGATATTATTGAAACCGAATTTGGATTCGCAACACGTATGACATACGAAGATGTATCATTAGCAACCTCTCCCGCAGTACACAAGAGCCCCGAATCCTTTACTTTTTGATTTATATTTCTAACTACGCTAATTACAGCAGCATCAGTTGAATCGTCAATGAACTCACCAAAAACATTTATAGAGTCAATCTCTGAGCCATCCAAAGAAAGAGCAATAGACTCTATCTGCATCTCTTTCTCTAAATCTCCATCAGATACGCTAATGACATCTGATCTCTCAGGATTAAAGTCAACAGAATCCACCGTATCAAACATTGTAATTTTTGATATCTTATGTCCATCAAGAGTAGTCTTTATATAGCCTGCATAAATTTCAGAGTAGACCTCAACTCCATCGCCACTAAACGCCGGATCCTCAGATCTTCCAAATCTTAATATCCCATTCGAATGAAATAAGTCTTGATGATTTATTTCAAAATTAAGCATTGAGGCGGCTAAATCTTCAATCACCTCTTGCACATCACCTGCATCCGTCATTGAGGATATAGAACCGCTGGTATCAAAAAATATTTGATTTGCAAGATGAGAATTGTTCTCATCAGATATCGTGCTGCCTGTGTAATTTATATGCGCATTATAAAGCAACTCAAATATAGACTGTACGGACCCATCAACAAGTAGCCTTGTTCCCTCGTCACTTGGAATTACACCAACACCCTCTACAGATATTGCGGTTGCGGGGTGCCTATTTATGGCAAACGGATTTATATGCGCAGATAGCGTTATATTTATCTCATCAACAAGCGCTATTACTTTATCTATTTGCGAATTAATATATGATATTTCATCTTGCAATAGTTGAGTTGGAAAATTTAAATTTAATTTCGCCTCGCTTATAGCTGCTGTCTTTGAAATATCAGAATCTGATATCGGCCCAGATACTATATTGGCCCTGCTTAGCGCCTCTTTTAGTATATTTCCATTGCCGTCAACAACCTTATTAAGCCTGTCAGCAACAGTGTTTCCGACTGCACCCTGCGGGTTTATACCGAGAGTTCTTTCTATTTGAAATATAGCAGAGCGAATGCTATTCAAAGCATCAGAGCCGATTTCTAAAATATTATCCCGAACAACCGGTATCTCTATAGATGTATCGAGTTGAGTTGGATACTTGGATTTAGGCATGATTCTCCACCCATATTAATCTAATTACTTTATATACCTGACCATAAATAATAATATAAATATTAATTGGATTCCATGTGATCTGTTATAGCATCAGCGGCCAAAAAACCACCAGTTGTTAATGCCACTCCTAAGAAGAGCATCCCGTAATTTTCAAGCCACCTCCACTTCTCTCTTTTTTGAAGCCTGTCAATCTCTATTCTATTCATATGAACCATTCTGTCATACTCTGTTATTTGAAACTTATAAAGATCTATGTTCGCATTATTTAACCTGAACTTTTCTTCTTTTATAGGCTCAAGCTCAAGATAATAATTTAACTTTTCTTCTTTTATCTCAAGCTCCTCTATCCTCTTCAGAAGGTCTTTCGCCTCATCTACAGTAAAGACATACGACTCCTCCCCAAGAACAGTACCTGCTGGCATTATATCGCCAGCATAACTAACGCTACTGATAAATATTGTAACAAAACATAAGCAAAAAACTTTATATATAAAACCCATCTAATCCTCCATAAAAACCGAATCTACCTTAAGGTCTGATTGAACATAATCGGGGTCAACCAGGCCCATAAGCTCTATAAGGTCCAAGGTAATATGCTCTTTCCCACCAAGAGCATCATCATCTATGATACTTTTATCTATCTCCAAAACCTTGTCAGACAAGTTGGAGTCTATACTTTTTGCATATTTATAAATATCTAGGATCTTTTCTTTATAATTATCCTTCATACATCAAAACCCACGTTCATCAAAAAATTTATCAAGTTCTTCGTTCGTCACATCATCAGAAATAGCTTTATTATCAAGCCCCCATATCTTCTTCTTAATAGCCCCCTCTTTCTCTTCCAGCTCACGAATTCTGCTATTGTTCTCTTCAATATCTTCCGATGCTTTTTCAATTTCAATCTCACTACGAACTGTCTTTAGCTCATGCTCAAGCATCTTTAGCCGACTAGTCCTTCTATTAAAAATAACTATAAAAACAAAACCAATAGCCGCCGCTATTCCAGCCACGATAAGCTTTATCTTTGTCCCTATTTTTGAAAAAAAGGAGGCTTCTTCTTTCGGTTCATCACTCATCACTATCTTCTCCATCATCTTCTTCTTCACTATAATATTTAGCAGAAGTCCATCTTCTGGACACGTATGCTCCAAATGTTGCTCCAAGATATGCCGTAAGAGTGCTGGCCTCCATTGGAGAAAACGATATGTTCCACTCATTAAATGATAATGCATTAATTGTTGCCAATAAAACATTAAATGTAACCACAGCGAAAGCTATGCTTGCAAAAGTAAGCATAGCGTCTGGTTTTCCTGATGTATTTTTAATCCACACTTCGCACCCCCTAATCTAAAAATGGAAAAGTATAAACTATATCGGTCTTATCAAGCCTTTTGAGCTGAAGACGTTGTCTTGTATAATGCTTATACATTAACTTTTCCTTTGTAACAGTTAAAACTTCATATATATATTCTGTATCACTTGTAAAATCAAACCTAACAACGAGGTCCCTATCCTTTATCGCCGGAATAGGCAGAGTCCAGCAGCTTGGCTCATAAATAACCTCAAGGCTTTTATGAGCCTGCAGGGCGAGGTCTTCAAGCGTATCTGCAAAGCTAAGCATAACTCGCTCGTCCTCTCTTCTTAGATTTACATACCTATCAAACCCGTTCTCATACCCCGTTCCAAAACACTCTTTGCATTTTTTAACAGATGGGTGTTCCCTTCTTAACGTGGAGCAGCTACATGTTTGGCCGTCCCATATTCTTTTTAACAATATAACAGGTTCGCCAACTTGGTCCAAAAGGACCTCCTCTCTATTTAACATTCTATCAAAAAGATTCATGCCCCTAAAGCCATTAAATTCACCACCAAGATAACTTCCGCAGTCATTTTTACTTTGAAAAATTTGCTGAGGCAATGGCGTATGATATCCGCAAAAATCAAAGCCTTGAAAAAACTTTCGATCATTATCAGAGTAATCATTAACAACAACACCGATATTATCAACCTCTCTATCACTATCAACATCGCCATGGTAGGTTGGAACTGCGCCAATTATTATTTGATTTGAATCTTGACACGCAACAAACAAGGAGATCTCTTCTCCAGAAACATGCGCAGACCTAGATGTATTATTCAGCCCTCTTCCGTTATCATCAACTAAAAACGCAACCTGTGTTTCTGATATATCAGAATACCTAATAACCTCCCCCCCCACAAGTAGTAATCCGCTATCGGGGTATCCGTCCGTAGACTCAACCGGAATGAGAAAGTCTGAGTCTAAAATTGTCTGGGACAGAGTGGTTTCCGCTGGAAACTCAAAAACATGGTCTTCGATCTCCACCATACCATCTACGTCTATTGTGTTTTTATAGGTCTCGAGAGCTCTTGCCCCAAAATAAACCATATCTCCAGTCGTCAGCCCATCTATAGTTGCCTCAAGGACACTTTCTTCAACAAAATATGACGGTTCATCTTCAAACAATGTCAGTCTATCCGTGCTTTTGTATATTAACACATAAACATCACTGCCGTAATATCTTCTAGTTGGCTGCGACCACTCCAAAGTTATCGAATCTCCAATTCCAATATCAGTTGCCCTGACTACACCTTGCGGCCCAACAAACCCTGTCTGAGGAAATGCTGCAGGCAATACTGCCGCAGCAACATTTACTTCAAACTTTATGCTTCCAGATAAAACATTTCCGCTATTATCTGGCACATCATAATCAAGCTTGTAATTATCATTTCTAAACGGCTCTTCTTTGTCAATCTTTATGAAAATTCCATCTAAAATCTCATCTATATCGGAGAGTGTTCCGTTAAATCCATTTTGAAATACACTATTTATTATCACATCTAAATTATTTATTTTTATATTGATGTGATCGCTATCAATGCCATCTAGCGTGTCTATAAACTCCATATATAAAACTTGATGATATCTAACTATACCGCCATCTGAAGGTGAGGAGAGATCCAAGATGGGCTTCGCAGGAATTGTCTTGAATACATATGATGTATTAAAGTAACCTCCGTCTAAATTTTTAACCTGGATTTTTACCAGGACCACCTCTCCTTGCCCAAAGTCAGAATTCGGGTCTATAGATATAAGGTAATTATCTCCATCCGGAACTATCTCTGAGAACTCTCCGTCGAAATCATCCTCAAACCCCGAAGATTTTATTGCTAGCTGGCCGCCGATATATACAATTAAACTAGAAATATCTGTGCCAGACCCATCATCAATTATGAAAAACTCAATAATTGAATCTAAATCTACATTTTTTTCCCCTTCTGACGGAGATCTTCCTAATAAAGAAAGCATTGGCGTTCCTCCAATAAGACAACCACTTATTAATAGAGCTTAGAACTATATGTTTTCCATAAGCTCTACAGCCTTTTCTTTCTTTTCACCCCTGGGAATTTCATGATAATCAAGAAGTTCTTCAATATACTCTACAACATTTTTTTCACCACGCGCACTCTCATCAAACTCTATTTGATACTGAAACGCCTGCATTTCATCTGGACGATCCAAGTATTCATGCTCTGGATACAAGTCTTTTTTTGACTTATTATCCATATGCTGAAATACATGAACTAGCTCATGAATTATATACCTAAGCATAATATCATATCCTTCTGATATCAACTCTGTACTAACAGACATTTCGCCATCTATTGTTTTTGCAGAAACATCCAATTCATCTGAAAAAGATATTGGTATGCCAAGAAGAATATCTTTTTCAAATCCAAACTCAGCGCATACCTCAAGGGCCACCTTGTTAGTAAGCAAAAATTTTCTAATATTTGACAAATGAAATAAGCGGTCTTCTATGCTATATTTATTGTTTTTCTTTGCTAATTTAAATATCTCCATCTAACTCTTTAACCTCTTCTTCAGACTCACTTAGCACCATTGCTTCAGCCAAATATCGACTTTGCTCCAAAACAGAAATTCTCTGCTCTGCGGTTTTTATTAAACTTTTAAGACCAAGTATTTCAAAAGAAACCTCATCTGGAGTTCTTGGGTTTAAATACCCACAATAATCAACCTTACAACTCTCTGGCTCTCTCATCATCACCTTCCTCTTTATTATCTAAATTATTAGCATCAGAAGCATCCTCATCAGCTTCGTCTAAATCCACGCATAAGCATGCATATTCTGACAAGCTCAACACAGATTCCTTAATCTTTTTACGCAATAATATACATTTTTTCTTTAACTCATCTATCTCTTTAATCTCATAACCCATGCTAAAGTCTCCAAATATAACTTTATTGTAACTTATTATCCATAATAAACTTTATATGATCCAGCACAAGATTGATGTCACTCATTGTTTTGTGATAATCTTCGAGCATAACCTTCAGATCCGACACCCTCTCGTCTGCACACTCATTTAGCTCCTCAAGTCTCCGTGTGTTTATAATCTCAAGCTCTCTAATTTTTTTAGATTGCTCTTGTATTTGTGTGATAACATCTTCCTGCTTCTGCCTTGAATTTTTTCCGACATATAGTGCCCAAAAGAATGACATTGCGGCCATAAGGCCCCACACCCCGCCGTCCTCAATCAACGCTTTAAATAAAAAACTCTCCACTTATTACTCCCTAAAACTAGACTATCCTACGCTGGCGCAGGTGGCGTAATCGTATGAAGGCCGGGGCCCCGCTCGCCACATTCGTATATGTGCCGAAGCCACGAGGTCCGGGTCTGATGCTATTTTTAATAAATTTTAACCGTTCCCTATACGCAGTTAGCCACTGACTATAGTGTGTCGATAAAAAGTCACCAAGCTGTGGCGGCTGATATGATATTCCGCCGTCAGATATAGTGAAGTCTCTGCCCTTCTCTATCAACGATTGTGACGCCAATCCAATAACATACGCGCCCTCTACTATCGCAGAAGAAAACAGAGTTCTGATGATGGAGTCTGAAAACAAATAAGACGTGAAAAACGGCACCATATTAAACTCAGAAAGGGCTTGGCACAAAAAGCAAGCAAGTATTTCATCTGTAAAAACTGGGCAATCTTCCATTTCCAACTCGCCATATCCATCTGTAACAAACGCTCCAAATTCATCTCTTACGGGCTTCTGACCTTCAGATCTTAACCTGCACTTTAAAAATTTTAACAAAACATTCAGACCCTCTAATTCTTCATCAGAAAAGTCAAAATTAACTTCATCACCAAGCGTTACAGTTCCGGCTGTAGCCGACGCCTCATCTACGACTAGGAATTTAAACTCATTTATAAGCTGTACACCATCAACTGATGCAGACCATAGATCTGTCCACAAGCCCTTATCAACACCACTGCCAATATCATACGTGTAGGTGTAGAGGCCGAGCCCTGCCCTTTCAACATCATCAGATGTAGATGCAACAACAATGTTTCCATCTATATCTGTTATTCGTATCTGGGGGGTAGAGTCTGCATCCATCGGAAGCCCATCTGGGCCAAAGAACTGAATGCTCAGCTCTAGTTCTTCTCCGCGAATTGCTTTATTTCTATTATTAGCCATTATCTTGCCTCTGCTCTTGGTGCCGCTCTCGATGCAGATTTAACTGTAAAGTTTTCAAGAGTAGCATACTCTTGCGCCCCTACTGTATATGAAATGATTACTACATAATCGCCCTCAGATTCGGGCGAATAATCGTAATAGTATGTTCCATAATGATGATCAATCTCACTCATTGAATCAGGAAACCCAGATTCAGATGTTCCATCTGGCTTAATTATTGAGGTTATTGTAGGAGAAATATCGCTTGTTTCCGCTATTCCTCCAGCCGTCACCTGAAGCGGAATCCTAACCGATGTTCCTAATGTATAACTTCCCATTGCCATAATATTATCCTATTCCTCAATAAAAAATATAGAAAATTCGCTGCCATGAAAACCTGCCTCTGGATACTCTGGAGCAAACTCAAGAGATATAACGCCCGTTTCAGCATCAGCCGTTTTTGTTATATCTGGATTTATAAGAAGTCCGTTGAAATATAAATTAATTGTATCAATATCTACATTCAAATCAGCACCTATTTCATATATGTATTTTCCATTTTCTAACAGGTGTGATAAATTAACCCACTGGAATTTAACCGAGCTTGACGGTATGTCTATATGTCCGTTTGCAATGTCTTCATTAACCTTATTTATAATAGAAGAAATTGACGAATCAGGCGTTACATCTTCTATAAGCTCTAGAGCCTTTGTAAAAGATCCGTCTGTATTTTTTCTAATATAAGACCGCGTAACCTGAAGCTCTCCAGTTGATCCTACAATTGTTATTCCTGGTGGTGTATAGCTTGTGGTTCCCATGTCTTCCTAACCCTATTGGGTGTGATCATAATAGTAAAGATTAATTAGTATGCAAAATTAGATATTCAATATCAAAATAAGGGGGGAGGAACTCCTCCCCCCTTCAAAATTATTCAAAAATTAATATACAACCAAGTTTTCAATAATATTCAAGAACTACTAGTTGCTCTTAAAGTAGGCAGCATGGATAACATCACCAGCAACACATGCGTTCGCGAATGTAATGGTATTGTTATCAGTACGTACATAGTCGTCACCAGCACCTTCCTCCTGCAATATGCCATTTAGGAATAACAGCATGTCACTAGCAGCGCCATGCTGTTGCGCCAAATCAAAGACTGTAGTAGAACTACCAGGTCCGCCATTATAAGCGTATGTCTCTCTTATAAAGTTTATGCCGAGGGGGCTATTTGCACCACCGACTAAGCCCACGCCTGCAACAGAAGCGTTCAGATGAGCTTCGGTCACACCAGTATCGTTAATTTTAACACCAGAACCACCAAGAGCCAGCGAAGCGCCATCTAGATCAAGAGACAGTACGGCACCAGCACCACCAGTAAGACCGTTACCTTGCGCAGAAAGCCTCAAGTTGTTGCTATCTTCTTCAAGACCATGGTCTGCGACGAAAAGGTCAGAAACATCAACGGTTATCAGACCTGCACCAGATTGATCCAGACCGTCTCCATAGGTAGCAACACCAGCATAGGAAAACTGAGCAAAGTCAACATCGTTGGTACCCACTGTTTGTGGGGTCACATTACAAATCCAGCCTTGTCCCGCATGGACCGCACCTGACTCAATGAATACAAACGCACCGGGGAAGTCCTGGGCCTGATCGAGACCTGGGACCCTAGTTAGTACGAACGGTTCGTCAACGGGACCGATGACGGTAACCTCATATATACCATTTTGCAACTCAGCGGCTTGGTTTTTGACAAGCAGCCTATCACCTACAGCCGAAGCAGACCCGTCAATATCTGCCAAAGCGCCATTGGCAGTGGCAGTTAAGGTTGCCCCTACTCCAGCGGTTCCATTAGCGTAATTACAACCAGGAAGCGCTTGAGTCGTCGCGCGCTTAACAGACTGCTTTGTGTCTATGCCTTCAATGTGTGCATCAATCTGATCATCAACATAAGACTTAATGGAAGCCTGGGTAGCAAGCTTTACAGCAGAGTTAGACGCCATGTTGGCCTCATTTTTGATACCAGTAACAACAGCACCGTCAGCAGCAATTGCCAAGCTTGTGCTTGGAGCGGCTGTGGTACAAACAAGAGCTTGAAAGGTACCAGCAAGAGCACCAGAAGCTCCAATTACAGTTGCGTCAATGTTACCACCATTAATATCAGCAGTTGTAGCTGTTAAATTTCCTATGGTTACACCACCACCATCAACTATGGTAATAGCATCATCACCATCGGTGAATTCAATAAGAGGGGTTCGTACCGAAGTATTACCCTTCAATATAGTACCAGTAACAGCGGCCGGAGTGCCGGAGCCAAGATCAGCTGGAGCCGCCCAATCAGCGCCATCAAGTTTATCAACGTTAAGGTTAACAACCTTAGTTGTCGAAGTAACAAGCATCGGGGCAAGACCATCGCCAACGTCCAAGGTCAGCTGTTGAGCAGTCAACCTAAAGCCCTGAATATCAATGTCACCAAGGTTTTTTGTGAAATCCATCTGATGTGGATGTATTTTTGTTTTAGCCATAATAATTTCTCCTTATATTATGTTTTGTTTAAAAACTTAAAACAACTTAAATATAACTAATAAAATTAAAAAACTCTAACCAAACCAAACTTAACTTACTTATTCGTAAAAATCTATTTTTTCCTGAAACAAACCTGCTTTATTTTTAATAAAGTAGATTTTAATTTCTTTTTTATACCTTCGATCATTGATGTAGTTGCATTGTAAATATTTAAAAGCTTTGCTTTAGAAAGTGCAACTATATGCTTTACCTTGTTCGGTAAATTATTTTTAAATATTATAAAATTATTTAAAAGATAAAAATATCTAGAAACTGGATATATAAGTGTGCCGTCTCTAATTAGCCTGGCATCTTCTAAGGACCACTCTTCATCCTGATCATATGTAATTGTAAGCACTGAAGTTGAACGACCCTTTCTCGCTAAGACCATCTGAACCCCTGTAGATGCCCTAATGTCAAACGAAACACCTCCATCACTTCCAGCTTCTGCTTCTACATGTAAAACAATATTTCTCTCTCCATTCTGATACTCTACTATATCACCAACAGCTGGAATGACATAAAAACTTCCAGGACCTTCTTTCATGAACCAATACTTTCCATTATGTATAAATATATAATCATATAGACCAGGATATTTTTCTATTAAATGCTTAGTCGGCTTCATTACGTTGCTCCCTGTTTATTGAATCAATAAATGTTTCAATAATAGACTTTCTTTTATTAAAATTATCTTCTTCGCCCCATATAAATGGATAAGTATTTTTTAAAGCCTTTATGTTGTCTTCAAGAAATAAACATTTTTCCTTTATTATTTTAATCTCTTCATCACTAAGTTTTGGCAAATCGATATATAGCTCAGATGCTGCATCTAATACGGAAAATACATCGCCATCGTTCATGGCCATTGTGCTTTTATTGTAAATCTCAATCATCTCTTTCTTTTTGTCCTCTGATATATGCTTTGGATGTCTATCTGGATGTGCTATCATCGCTATCTTTCTATATAATTTTTTTAACTCTTCTGATGCTATATTCTTAAAATCTTCGTCAGCATTCTCTGTCTCTGATTCGGGCTTATCATTTACAGCTTCAGCCACCGCAGACTCCTTACTTTCATCAGGAAGCAGAACATTTAATCCTTCAATATTATTTTCCTTTATGAAAACATCCAAAGCTTTAAAAAACTCCATATAGTATTTGTCAAACAGCTCCTTCGCCTCCCGATACTCTTCGTTTAAATATCTTGCCTTTAAAAATGAACTTTTTATATTCCTTTTCATAATAATCGCTCATGCTAATCTGAGTAGAGTAATTTTTTTAATGCCCTTACCTTGTTATCAAATTGACAAAAATCGCTGCCAACATACTCTATCGCTAAAGATTGAGCGTTCTCATCCGGATCTTCTATTTCAAAGTTAAAATTACCACTTGGCAATTTTGACGCAGATACAAGCTTTAGTCCCTTCATAGTTATATATGCAGCTAAAGCTAAATCTGATGTTTTATATATATTCATTATTTGCTGATTCCCCTTAAACCTATGCCATCTATTTTATATTAAATCTTTTAAAATATAGGGTGGCCATAATTTTTTTTATTTAAATATTATAATGCTTACTTATGGTCGTGTAATTGCGATACTCCATTGGCGACCAATACGTCTGCCTTTTTCATGACCAACTTCAATATATTAGCAATATTATTTTATTAAAAAAATGACAGCATATATAAAATATCTGTATATCAATAACTTCTAAGATCTTTAATTATTTAACATTTTTTTATGAATTGAGCATATTGTGCTATTTTTTGGAGCCTGGCGCTTGCACTGCCTCTTGCTCTTCATTACGTACGCGCACCTTACAAACTCGAACCCAACAACGTCATCATACTTTCTTTTTTCATCAGAAGAGTGTTCCTTGGGTGCCGCTACTTCTTTGGAAATATCCAGGCTAACAGGTGCCCCTTCCGCCTTTTTATAAACAGGTCTCATTATAACTGGCGTCACATCCTCTCCGTGCAGAATATGGCCGTCCCCTCCGTGTTGTGCTGTTGGGACAAATCTATTCGCACCTGCATCATCCCGCTGCATTGAAATTCCCGCATCAGCTACTTCGTCTGGTGTTGCGGGCCTAGCCGTATACGCGCCATTGCCCTTGGTATAATCATTGCTTTCCTCCATAACCATACTGTCATTAGAAGATACTTCTATTTGTTCATTTGATGGCTTTAAGCCTGATAGCTCATCTTCATAGTCAAAAAATGTATCAAACTCTATATTCTCGACAGACGGAGTGTCAACAAAATTTGCGTCTCTTCTCTGATATTTTACCACAGAAAGCCTATTCTCAAGCGGCCTTCCTTTGACATAAATCTGCCTCTTCCTTATATCATTTGGATTCATCACAACCTCCACTTACTACAAATATAATACTATAAATAAAAAAGATAAAAAAAGACCCCGGAGAAAACTCCGAGGTCTTTAATATTTTTAGCCAACTATGGCTATCGACAAATTAGGCAGTTACCTGACCAACAGCGACACCACGTGGGTTAACGATACCAATACCGATGATTTCGCTAACAACCCAACCAAGCTTAAGTTGCTTGGGCTCATCTGCAGGAAGAACCTCAATATCCTGTCTGACCGGCATGACACCGACAAACTCAGGATCTGCAACAGCGAAAACGCTACGTGCAGGAACAACCTTGGATACGACAATGTCGGCACCAAAAATGTGTCCATAAAGTCCAGTCTGAAGAATCTCTCTCTGCGTTACAGGATCAACCTGTGACGCACCAGCACCACCAGCAGCTTCCCAGTTCAGCATATCAGTGAATTCATTGATATTCATGAAGTACTTAGAAGTTACAAGGTCCCAGCGATCAACAGAGCGCTTCAGCTCAACCAGGCCAGCCTTTGATAGCATGGTCGTGTTAGTTGGTGTTGCACCACCAGCAGCAGCAGCAATCATCGCACCAGGAGCAGCATTATAGTCAAGGTTGACAAGCGCGTTTTCACCACCAGCGGCAGCAGTACAGAAACCAAGTGCTCCGAATACGTTAGCATCCTCTTGAGCCTGGATCTCCTGCCTTGCCTTCTGCTGAGCACGATCGATTACATTGAAACGACGGCGCTTAACTTCTGCAATACGGACAGTTGGATTTGAAACAACTTCAAACTCAGGAACAGTCACACGGTCACCGAAGACACGAGACTCTGGAGCAGAACCGTTGCTAGAAACAACGACAGCTGCAACATCAATATCTCGGTCATACACTGGAAGCGCACCCTGTGGGAGAGGATCAACGACGAGGGCCTTGCGACCTACACCTTGATAATCCAAGTTCCTACGGATTGGGTTCGCCATTGCCTGACCAAGAGCAATCTTGCCCTCTTGTGTCATAAGCGCCTGCTTAATCATATCATCTCTCTGAGAATCATTCAGAGAAGGCGCTGCAGAAGCAACATCATTGGCAGACTGAAGCTCTTCAACAATAGAAGCATACTTCACGATCTGACTTAATGCATCCTTTACGTTACCAGCATTAAGCTCACCATTTGTATTAAATATGTTACTCATCTTGCACCTCCATTACCAAAAAAGTAAATTGCATGTGTTTCAGTTACAGCAGCAACACCGGCCGCAACATTTGACGTAGATACCAGGGATGAATCCGCGAGGGTTCCAACAAATAATCCAACAGCCTGTATGGCTTCGTTGTCAGTTGTTATCATTCCCGCAACACAACCTGCGGTATCTACGTTAGAGCAAAGCTCACCAGCAGTAGCTCCCGTGACTACGGCCAAGGCAGTAGCTGAGGTAGCGGTAACAGCATAAATAGCAGAGTTCAAAACTGCACCATCAGCTCCAGCAGCAGCAAGACCAACCCATGCAGGCTGGCTTGCACCATAAAGGCCCGGCTTATCCCAAAGGGTTGCCTTGCCAGAACCAAGATTAGTATTTGGTCCTACAACGACAACACCGACTCCCGGTGTGCCGCCCAGACCAGTTCCCTGACCTGCAGTACCGCCAATTACGGTACCAAACAGTGTGCCATAACCAGTTGCACCTTCATCGACAAGTCCATGAAGTTCGGGCATCGGTAGAGCCCCCGCGACAGCAGCAGTGGTACTGTCAAGCAAAGCTGTACCCGCGTTGAGACCCAATGTAGGGGCTACATCTAGTGGCCCGTCAAGGATCAGGGTTGTTAAACCTGCCCAATCGTCAGCCGTAGATGTACCTGCGGCTGCACCAAACGTGGCGCACTCGCCACCAACTGGGGTGACGCCATCAGCCAGGTCAAATTGACCAAGAGGCTCCATGCCCGGCTGTAAAAGTGTTAATGCCATAATAATTTCTCCTTAAAACATTAATTAATAGAATGTGAATAAAGTTAAAAATTAAACCTTATTCCCTTTTAAATTTGCGAATTGCAATATTTATTTTTTTCATAGACTGCCGGTCACCACTAAGGCCTGCAAATTTTGCTAGTTTATTTAATCTCTCAGCAATACCTGCGTGCTTTGATCTGTAGTTACCTGATGGCGTATTCCTTGCAATCTCCGCCATTCTATTGCCACTTTCAACTGCATTTTCTACCAATCCGCCATTACCCATAGCATCTGCTAAGTTTATTGACTTTGGATGAGCAGAACCAATTAAATCTGCACCAGTTTCGTCATGAACGTTGTAATAAGAGCTATATTTATCCTCTTCAGCATTATCGTTTAATTTATACGTGCCATCCAGCCCCGTATAAAAAGAACCAGCATACTCCTTGGACAGACCCTGTAAGGCGTCGTCCAAATAAGTATTTAAAAAATCATCTGCATACTTTTTCATAATATCATCATAAAAATTAGTAGTTTTTGTGTTATTACGTTTTAATTCATTATCATTAGTAGAATGATTAAAGTTATTTAATGCAATCTTACTAAGTTGAATCTCTCTAATGGCCATATCCTCATCTAGTTTTTTGGAATTTGACTTAATTATTTTATATTTTAAATATTCAGGATCATTCGTCATAATCCTATCATAAATTGGAGCAGAGCTATTTTTTATTATTGCTTGGCGCGAATCTATAAGGCTACCGCCCTTTCTCCACGAAACAAACTTGGAGCTAATCTCGCTCTCCCAATCCTTTCTCATTTCCTCGACCGCCCTATCTATGGTTGGCTGGCCACCAAAAGTCCCGCGACCATACGGTTTACCATTTGGTCTTGTTGGCCAATCTGGATTCAGAATCTTCTTGCTACCATCTCTAATAAGATATGGGGTGTCCTTCAGCCATTGCTCCACATAAGGAATTGCCTGATCAATTAAAGCGGTCCAAGGAATGCCGTCGCTGCCGCACCACCTTCTTACGGCCGCCCCAAACTCAGAAGCGCCCTGGCCCTTTAGCTTATAATCATAATACCACAAAAGAATTGTTGGCAAAAACAAGCCATTAATTTCTCCAACTTGATCTGCGTTAAATAATACATTTAAAAGCTCATTATACCTAGTTATGACTTTTCCGTATGCACTATCATATTCAGCAGTGCCTGCGTGATCCGGGCCCAAGCTACGAGAGCCTGTTACCCCACCACTTAAATAAACATACCTAACTTCATTAACACCCTTGTTATCTTCTACAATTACCGCTTCCCCTGGGTCAAATATTGCATTCATTATGCAAGATCCTGGATACCCCACATTAAATGCATCTCCTATTTTGCTCGCAAAAGACCTTGCGTTATGCTCTCGGCTCCCTCCTTTTCCAAGAAGAAAGCTTTTTATGGGAATCTGTATGCTTTCCAGGCCGGGCCCGAAAGAAACATTGACCATGGTATCGTCCGAATATAACGGCCTGTCTCCCTGTGGCCTGGTGGAATAATCCCCATGCCATTGGTCATACCCACTAAGCCCAGGCTCATATTTAGTCCTCTCTTCCTTCTTAACTTCTCCGCCAGTCTCAATGTTAGTTGCTGTTTTTTTACCATACGTGGCAGAGCCGGTGGGATCGCTTCCTGCCGCTCCCAACACCCAATCGGCATCAACCCTACCAATCTGGCACCCATAAGCAACGCCAACGGCGTATGCATCTTTTAATAATTTTTTAAATTCAATATAATCTGCACTTTTCACTGCCGTATCAAACTCGCCCTGTTCTAATGCGCAAGTAGTTGGATCATTAGCTCCTCCTTGAGCATTTGCCTTGCACGTGGCAAGGGCCTTTTGGGTGGCCTTCACTTTTTCAGAAGAGCTATTTAGCTTATTATACTCACCGAACCAGTCTTCGTAGCTCATCCATGATGTATCAAGCTCTTCTGTGTTACCACTCATCCATGCCGTATTTATCGCAAGATACTCTTTAACAGCACCACAATCCTCAGAGTCTTTTGGAGGAATAATATACCATGAATCATCAGCATGCCACACCTTATCCTCATTTGTTATTGGCACATAAGCTTTATCATTCATACTATATGTGCCACCGGGGACAACCTTATCTTCTTCTTTAAGTTCTTCAAGATTATCGTCGCCGCCCAGAACGGGCGTGGGCTCGGACCGCTCGGGCTCGGGCGCAGGCGCAGGCTCGGGCGCAGGCTCGGGCTGCTCGGCCTTGGGGGGCTCGTCCTCGGCGGGCCCGTCCTCGGCAGTGGTAGTGCATCCGATTATGCCTGCGACTTGACCATCAGTTAGATTTGTAAACCAATTATCTTTGTAATAATTAATAAATCTTTCATTAATTGAGGTTCCATCTGAGGTATAGTCGGGACCCAAAAATAAAAAGTTTATCTTTTTAAACTTATCGGCATGTCGATGCTTCATCACGCTTATATGTTCTTCTGCGGTGCTATTTATATTTATTTCAGGAATATCTTTTGTATCGTAACGATCATGAATAGTTACGGTGGCCGATGTTCCATCGGCCAATTCGTCAAAAAATAAAGCCCCTTTAGAATCCGAATTAAGTTTGGAGCTTGTAAAAAGGCTAATAATCGAAGCACGGCTTCTAACATCTCCGAAGACATAGTTGGTTCCGGCAGTGTCATACCCGTCCTCTCCGGGAAATATATATGTAAATTCGCCATCAACTGTTTTGTGTTTTGTGGCCAACCAATGTTTGTTCTGTTCAGCTTTGAAAAAACTTGATGCTGTACCTAATTGATTGGTTATTAATTTTTTAACAAGTTTAGTTTTTAATGCATCTTTAACAACAGTACTTCCTGAGGCGCCTGCAGCTTCGGGGAGTGCTGACCCTCCGGTATAAGTCAGCCATGTCGTGCCACCGGTATTAATACTAACACTACGACACCACTCCTCAATAGAGTCGCCTGCGTGCTTCACTATCTTGTGAAAACCTGACTTATACAGATATTCCTCTATTTCTTTGGCTATCTCTGTATTTCTATTGTGCTTAAGTATCAAAGCATTCTCCTAGCTTACTCATAATAAATATTAATTAACAGAATAAATAAATCAAACCTATGGTCTTTGGATGTTGGAATTAGGATCTAGCGGCTCAATTGTCTTTTGCTCACTGACTGGTATACGATTATCGGCATCATCCGAAGAGTCATCATCGTCGTCGGCGGCAGGGGTGGCGCTATCAGGGTCTTTAAAATCAAACTCCCAACTTCCATACCACAAGTCATCCTTCAGAGCTCTATCCTTTACGCTACCCGAATCATGACTCGCAATGAGGTCCCATGTTACATTTTTAAATGTTTCAAAAAGATCTCCATCTGTATACCTTGCGGCCAGACCCCTGTTATCGTCAAACTGCTTATCGTATTCTTTGACCAAACTATCCAATCCTGCTGCTAGTACATCAATCTGTATCATCAACTCATCATGTGCAGTTGTAGTAAGCCCGGTTGGATGGCTCTCATTACCTTCTTCGCCCTTATCACTTTCTTCGGCTTGGAAATGATAGTATAAAGTTGTACTCTCATCACCCTGACATTCTGTAGATGGATTAAACGTTCCAGTCCCAGTTTCTTCATGCCTAATCCTCTTCGCATCGCATTGACTTAATTTATTATTAAAGGTACCATCTGGATTCTCAATGCCCGCCCTATATCTAGCCATCTCGCTATGCCAACCCGCAATATCTTCATCATATACCACCAGGCCCTCCTCTCCCATCTGCGACCATGTTCCTTCTTCGCCATATGCCTTTCTAATTGTATCTGCTAACAATGCATCAGAAATAAACTCAACAATCTCATCTTCTGTTGGAGCGCCTCCGACAGAATCCTCCATCCACCATTCCGTCTCCTCCCTCATCCCCCTGTGAAGATCTAAGTTTGGAGCAAAACCAGTTGAGGAGAGGAGCAATGATGTCAAGCCTTCTTCTGCCCAATTCGTACCAGACGATATATGTGAAAAATAACATTTATCCGGATCGGACTGCCTTCCTCCCTTATCGGTATGTATGCCCTTCATAACAAAGTCATGAACCAGTTGGTGAATCTGTTTAGTAAACTCTGGGTCACCAGACATCATTTCCTTCTGCCTGTGTATGTTCTTTAATACAATATCATTACTGGCCCATTGAAATACGTCATTTGCACAAACCGGCATAGACTCTATATATTTTTTATAAAATTCATATAAATCTCCAACAGGTAAAGTGCCCTCAGTCTTTAGCCCACCACCCTCTGTATGAGTCATGTGGTGTAAAGTACGAAAAGGAGTTCCTGCGTGCCCGGGGATTATATTATGCCCCGTTGTGCCTTCGATGACATGGTCTAACAGGTCAACAAAGCATAAAAGCCCCCACAAACCTCCTGCTCCTTTAAGAAGCTTAAGTGCACCCTTCTCGTTGCCCACTTCCCAAAACTTGTAAATTGACTTGGCGGATGAGTGGTTAATCCAAAATCCTCCACCACGCACAATAACAGCCGACATTGCTGATGTAAAATTCGCAATAACATTATGAACAAGCCCGGTGATAATCATGATCGACTGCTTGGCCCTGCCGGCATTCCAATAGAGGTCATCCCACCCCTTGAGGCTCAAAGCACCTTCGTCCATCGCGCCAATAAGCCTTATAAATCGAGATTTAGCAAGACCATCAGACGTTGTAAATATTTTTCTTTTTGGACCAAACGCCAATCGTGGCACCCCAGCTGCCACTCCTTCGCCGGCCGGGCCTCCTCCCATCCACCAGCGGCTTTTTCCAAGATCATTTACCCTATCAACACTCGCTCCAGGATATCTCATTAGTGATGGTAGCCCCACAAGAGCCCATGGGCTAAAGGGCCCTCCCAGGTGGAAAGGGGCTCCTACCTCTGGAGGCATTCCAGATCCGGCAAGTTCACTCATGACCGGTATTTTTAAATCATCCATCATCCATCTATGAGTACCATTTCTAATATGATCCATAAAAAAGTACGAAGCCTTTATTGGCTTATTCGCCAAGCTAGTCCATTCACCTTGGAGTTGCGGGACACCCTCATCGGTTCTGCCACCTCTTTGTGCAGCCTGAATGCGAGCCGAAAAACCCGGCACTGGAGAGTCAAGATCGGTGTGATATTTTAAATTTCCTGAGAGTAAACGGCTACGCTCTTTTGCAGCCTTCTTTGCAGCCTCCTGATAGTTTTTCCCGAGCCCAGACTTCGTTTCTGGCTTTAGATGTGTATTGTGCAATAAAAATTCTCTTGCAAGAACATTACCCGGGTCATCTCCAGAAACCATCTTTCTGAGTGACTTACCTGCTGCCCTTAAAACTTCATCCTTTATTCTATTTGAAATTTCTCTATCCAAATCAAGGGCTAAGTTCCTCATAGCTACATAAGCCTGCTCAAAATCCGTTATTCCGTCCACATACGCCTCAGTACTCTTGACTTTACTCATAGGCTGAAAATTAAGTGGGTTGCCAGGGTCAACTGGGGGGTTTAAAGCCCTTGTTCCAAACATTCCTTCCTTTGAAAATAACGTTGCAATATTGTCTCTATGATCCAACCCGGCCTGCCACCCAGGCTCTCTTCCTTTGGGCGTATACAATTCGGTTAGAGATTCACCAAGCCTTTGAATTGCTAAAAATTCAGTCTGGAATGTCATTCCGTAATTATTAGAAGATGGATGATAGCCTATCTCTTGCAACAAAGCAATAAAGCCAGGTCCTCCGCTCTCTCCTCTTTTGGCGTAAATCATCTTCCATACGGCCTCCTCTTTTGTTGCAAATGGAGCAGAATCAATAGATGACGGCCTTTTTGGAAGTTTATTATAGCCAACATCTCTTACGCCCGGGAGTTTGGCCAGATTAGGGTCTATATCTAAATAGGCCTCGCCCTTTCTCGCTACGCGCTGCTGTAACAAGTTAGCTAATGCAGCAACCTGCTTAATCTTCTGCTCTGCTTCAGCAAGTCTCTGGTTTTTAAATTGAAGCAGATCTAATACCATTGCCATAGTTTGGTCATAATAATCTATATTTTTGCCCAAAGAGTCCATTCTTGGCAGGCCAAGATTTATCACTAACTCTACGGCATCATTGGAGTTGGTATTTCTTAGCGCACCTGTTTCATTATCAAAATAAATTTTAATCCTTTTATTATCCACAGGCCTTATGCCAAGATCTTGGTATCTCTTAAAAACGTCTGTTACTTGGTCAATAAACGCGCCTACAGCCTGGGCCTGAGTCCCATCCGCTGTAACCAGCGCCTTTAATACGTCCATGCCGGTGTCCCTGCCCCTAAGGACCTCTACTGGAATATGCTCTGTAATATAGTCTTTTGTGTTTCCACCACTATCAATCACGCCTTCGAGCGGCCTTCTAAAGGAAATTGACACTATATACTGCTTGCTGGGGTCGTACCTTACTTCTTCAACTGTACCATATCCAGGTATATAGGTGCCCTTTTTGCAGTCTACACACATCGCAGCTAACTCTTCTGACAAAAGATCAAGCTGCCTTCTGGTTGGAGCTTGCGGCCATACAAAATCAACATAGGGGGCGGGCACGCCTACAGACTCCGATGGGCCTTGCGAAATACTAGATACATATTCAGATACCAAGCGGCCATCTTTACCATACCTAGTCCTATGCATCAGGCCTTGACCATTGTTAATATAAAACGGATTAGGCCCATGACCCTCTGGAAGGTTGTCAAAAAATTCACTTACAAAATCAACGTGGCCCTTTACCCCTCCACCTGCAATTCCACCAACAACATATGTATTCTTTGGCCCAATTAGCGCGGCCTCGTCTGTCCAATCTGCTCCCGCCCTAGAACCCTGATACCAGTAGTTTATATCTCCAGCTGCCGCGCCCCTCTGATTTGTTATAAATATTGCATCTATATTCATATGAGATCTTACTGATGACGTTCTATATCTTATAACGTCTCCAGACCCCAGTCTTGGCGGAACTCCAAGAACAGAACTGTCCCCAATTGCCCTACCGAGTATTGCTGCAGGAGTCCCCTCTAAGGTCTCACTATCACCACTACCCAATATTTTGTAAACATATACCTGCCCTGCTTCTACCACCTCAACCTGTATAGTGTTGTTATTGGGATTGGTTATTATTGAGCGAACATTACCCGGAGTAGATACTACTCCAAGATACTGCGCTTGATTACGAGCAACATGAGCAGTTGAAGGCGTTGCTCCAAACCCCTTTAGACTTTTTAGCGCAGATATGTCAACAGCAGCACTTAAATTTTCAAAATTTACTCCATCAGTTGATGTTTGAAATCCATAAATCCTATATCCACCGTCAGACATGACTTCTACGCCAACCTTGATATACTTATTCTTACCAGCTCTGATGACTAATGAGCTAAGACCCCTTGTTTCCTCAACAACCTCTATAGAGCCAATCGTATCTTCCAAAGACTTCTTGGCCAATGCTGTATTTTTTAAAGAGTTATCATCAATATAGCTGCTTAATGTTGCAAATCTTTTACTCGTAGCCTTATCGAATAATTTTTTAAAGAAAGGATCATTTATTCTTACAGCATCATTCCCGGCCAATTGATCTTTTATCGTTATTAAAATACTACAAAGCTCTTTGAGCTTATCCGCATCTGGATCTTCTAAGTGAGGAAAGATGTTATCGGTAGCCCTCAAGACATTGCTTGCAGTGCTATAATCTTTAATATATTTATTACGAATTATCCTCACCACCTCGTCACCATCCGCATCAAGCTCAGATGTTTTGAGAAAAGCCCTATATCCACCATCAGTATCGAGAGGCTCTATACCGTAAAAAACTCCGTCTAAATAAGAAACCTTACCCAACTTATCTGGACCCAATGAGGTTCCGTCATAACTATGAGTATAGCGCCTTGGAGGCTCATATGGCTCATTAAATGTTACCCTAACCTCTTCACCCTGCGCGGGCTTCCTGCCAACTATAGACGTATGCTTCTTTACGCCATCTGCACTATCAGTTGCGGAATCTAAAAAGTCAGCTAATCCTTTGATATTTCTAACTGTAGTTACGCCCTCTGGAGTAGCATCAGGGCTGGCTATTATTACAGGCTGGCCCTCATCCCAGTAGGACAAAGGCTCATCCCATTTAGATGGCGCTGCACGCAACTCAGCTGTTGACAAATCAATCTCTCCAATTCCGCGATGCACAGGGGTTCTTGCGTTCCATACAAATGTGAATTGTCTTGAGTGACTAGAACGGGGATGGGTTGTAAACTTTATACCATCAACAGCAACTATAAGGTGACCATCCTCCAAATCCAACAATTCTGACCATAAATCGAATACCTGTCCGTTCGGGGCTACTCCAAGCTCAGAATCTCTAATCAAAAGCATTCTAATCTTGCCGTCACTAACGCCATTACTTCTTAATGTGGCCACACTCTGCTCGAGCCCCAAAGCTTTTGCCTGCTCCAATACCGCTCTTTGTGTCTCATGATTAAGATTTCTAAGCCTAACCAAGCTTCCCTCTTCTGCGTCTGCTATATACTGATTTTTTGCAGCCATAGTAAAAGTTCTAAATGGGTCATCCTCTCCGCTAGCAAGAGGCCTTAATGTGGCGGCCACGCCATCAACCCGACTTACAGCGGGACCTCGGGTCCCCATGCCCGTCATAAATAAATCTAACTCATAAGAATTTCCGTCCCTTCCCTCTGGAGTTATAGCCTGCAATTCAATTCCCGTACGACGCTTCACCGTGGCTTCCGGCGCAGTCTCTGATTTTGCAAACCTAATGTCTGTATCAGCCGTTCCTTCTGAAACAATACGAAGCGGGCTTCTGTAGTCTCCATCATGTGGGTCCAAACCATTTGAACCCTCAGTCTTGCGGAGAACGAACATAGCTGGTAGCGGGCCATCATCAATCCAGACGGCAACCACAGACTCGCCCGAATACTTACTTCCAAAAATCTCTTCATCCTGAAGATGCGGAATTAGTCTCGGGAACCTATCAGTACCCGGCGTACCCTCAAAGCCTGCATTCTTTAATATATTCGGGCGAAGAAGCAGCGTGCCTTCTGACTCATCAAACAAGCCTGTATTAAAAGTTATTGTTGTTGTTAAGCGATAATTATCAACTATATTTTGATAATCAGCAGTACTTCTATGTCTAAGCAAATCCGGAACAGACTCATCTACAGCGGTCCTTACTTCCGATTCACCTTTAAACTTTAGCGAAGAAACATCATCAATAATCTTTTGAGTGCCATCTTCATACCGAACGGCAAGCTGCTGACCTGGAGAGCCTTTCCCGCCATGAACCTTTATAACTACAGCTTTTTTACCATCCGAATCAACAACTTCGTCTCCCAACCTATATTTTGAAATTGCGGCTCCGCCCTCTGATGCTTTCGCATGCGCACGCTCAGCCTCAATTGAGTCATCTAACAAGCCTTCCCAATGGCTCTTTACAAAGCGCATGCTATCATCAAATGCCTCCCCAGCTTCCGCTCCAACTTTTGGCTTACCCAAAAGCTTATGCGCAAAAGCATCAATAGCATCTGCAGGAAGATTTCCAAGATCAATAAGAACTTCTTCCCCACCCTCACGTACGAAAAACACTATATCAAAACTTTCAAGATTATCTTCTCCATTATATATCGCGTTCTTTCTCGCAACATGAATATCAGGGTTTAGCCTGAGCAGCTCGTCCAATACTCCTGCACTAATATTATCTAAAGTTCCTCTATCAATATTTTTTAGCGGGATAGGAAGTGATACTTGCGTAGATCCTACAGGCCTGCTGGACTCATCCAGCACTCCGGAGAGAAGATCACTGAACCTAACATTGCCTGTGTTAGATAATGGAGAAAAGTCATCCGCAGAAGAACCTGCCTTTCCAGACACCTGCAGGTTTCCATCAGTAATTCTAAAATGAATGTTGTCCAAAGCGCTCGCAATACCCCGAAGGTTCTCAAGCCCTCCGGCTTCCGCTCCAACAACGATTATTGGTCCATTATCATATTGCACATAATACAACCCATCTGAAGATTTAAATAAGCCGGCCTCTCCCCCTGCATCGCCAGTTATTCCCTTCAGAACCTTATAATATGTTTTTTGCCCATCAGTCATTCCGGATGCATCCAGCAAGCCATCATCTATATGCTCTACCAACTTATTCAAACTAACAACCCTTTCTGATGCAAGCGTATGTAGCGAAACCACCATTCCTTCGGCAGGCGGCTCTGGAACGTCCGGCTCCGGAATTCTAGCCGAGCTTATCCCCGCATCAGCAAGAGCATTATCAACACCTTTATATGGGCCCGAAAAATTTTCATGAGAAAGGGTTTTTAAAAATGAATCAAGGTCGCCCCCCCCCAGGCTCTCTGGTGCATATCTATTTGTTGGTGCGTCTTTCCAATAGACCCTAACCATTTTGGGGTCCGGAGCAGCTTCGGTGGGCTTACTTCCCGAATATATAGCCACCCGCACCCTACTAGGACCAACCTCTTTAAAGTCAATGATTAGCGGACCAGCCAATACTCTATCGGCATATGCTTCTCGTATATTTTCTGGAGGGACAACGCTGTACCAAATTAGTTTATCACCAAGGGGGTTATTTCCGAATAAAACATACGCGCCCTCAAACCCTTTGGGGTCTGGGTAATCAAGAAAACTTGGTAATTGGGCGCTTGACTTACTATAAGCAGCCCCCTCGGCCGTCAATCTCCCATGCATTGGGTCGCTAGGATCATCAGCATTTCTCGTAGGTGTTCTAGGGTTAGGAGCATCAGGTGGATTAAGCCACTCTACGGGGGTTGGTGTCGGCTCACCAAGATCATCAGTAACACGAACTAAATCATCAATATCACCACCAGGCTCGCCCGATCTAGCGCCCCTGGTGCGTTCTGAAAAAAGATCATTAGTCTTTCGAGCTTCATTAATCTCGGTGCTCAACCCTGTATACCCGCCGCGGTCCCTTCCTTTGACACCTGCAAAGTCTAGATCAGCGCCGCCATTCTTTACTTTGCCCAAGAAGATGCCTCTTTCCCAATAACCCCCTCTCGCCAGCTCCTCTTTAGATATTATGCCAGCTATCTCCTCTGGAGTTATAGCAAAAAGACTCCCGAGCTTGCCGGTATCATCAAGCACTTTAACCTCGGGAGGTATATGAACGCCCACCTTCTCCAGCCTAACTATATTATTTGAGAAAATATATACTTCATCAAGATAGAATAGGTATTGATTTTTTGATATATATCCATGGTCATATAACCATCTAAAATGTTTAGATGATTCAGATATTAATTTAAAAAGTCCCGTTAATTCATCAGCTATGCTCGCGGGCGGCGCTTCGATTGTCTCGTCGCCGTTCATGATGGCGTGGTTCCAGTCAAACAAAATACGTTGGATCTTCCCCATCTTCCTGTTTATTTCTATATGAGTCCTAAGAAAGTAGCTCTGATGCCCATCATACAGCACTACACCATCATTGGCAATATGAAATTGAAACGTACGGTCTATAAGCATGACGACGCCGTGCCGATCATCAGCAATCTTTTCTTCATAGGCATCATCTATAAATCGTAGGGCCCTATACTCTATCAGCTCAAAATTTCCCCAAACAGCCCACTGTTCTCCTGAGTTGCCGTAAAGCCCACTTAAGTCCATAATTCGACTATCCGTACCATGCCCACCGATGTCCAGATCCTCGGCAATCGAGCCATCCTGGTTTTTAATTACAGGACGTGCCGGCGTAGGCTGACCTGAGTTTCCAGTAAATGCAGTTTCCGAAAAATTATCTCTAATATACTTTTGATGCCCACTTGCCCAGTTATAAGACTCATGCTCACCTAACTCCAAGTATTTCCATGAACCATTTTTAAATAACAGCACAGGCTCTGCATAGGCATCAGAAGGCGGAGCCATATGCGCTTTTCCGAGCAAGCCCCTGATTGAATCAAACAAATTGTCAACATGCCCAGATTCTGCAGCAGCCCCAAGACGCGCTGTTTCTAACAATTCTTTAAGGTCTGCCAGGGCGGCCTCCTTTGCCTCTGCGGGCAACCTATCAAGCCTTGAGGTAAACATGGCGATAAAATTATCAATAAAATTATTCCTAAGCTTACCAAGAGTGCCTGGCCCCATCATATCCAGCACAACTTTTCTAGATTCGGCCTCGTTCATCCAGCGGCCGGCGGGCGTCACAACATTAAGCACCTCTTCCGGGCCATGTACTCTTGTCAGCATAGACATCGAAATAAGAAAATCTTCAAAGTGACCATCGTGCGGATTACCTAAGAAAAACCGCGAAACTGCGATCCTTATTCTTTCATAAAATACAACCTCTAACGACAAAAACCAGTCAACACTTTCGCTAGGTGTGCCACCAGCCAAGCTTCCGCGATTTGCCTTTACACCAAGTTGGCCACCGGTTTCACCTATTTGAGAATAAGGACTGTCATAACCCATGTCATCTGTCAATCCATGCGCATTCCCACGACCATTAAAAATCGGATTAGTCTTTGAGTGTTCGAGCAAGCTACCAAGACGCTCCTCTTTGGGCAATAATTTGCCATCAGCATCAACTTGCTTTAGAAAGCCATCAGCATTGTCAATCTCCCTGCCAACAGAAGTTAGTTTATATTCTATATCAGAAGAAATTCCGAGGCCAAACGAAACTCTTTTTGCGCCAGAAACTCGAAGCACTGCGAGCATATACGCCGTCTCTCTAGCCATAATATATATTGATTTGACCTCCTCTAAAGATGTAAATTGCTCATTAAAGCCCTCCTCAGTGGTTGCTTTATAGAACACTCTCTCTAGCTCGTCAATATAATGTCTAAAGCCAATGAAGTCTTCGGCAGTTAAACTATCAATGCGAGCACCGATAGAGCCCTCGCTTTCCGCTGTGCCCAAAATAACTTTAAATATGCTTTCCAACGTGGCGTTCCAGGAGACGTGAGCAAGGTCATTGGGAATCCACCCTTGGTTGTTGGAGAAAAACTTAGAATGCTGAAGACCTGAGGGGCGAATGTTTCCATGATCTTTCAGGGCTTG